ATGAAGCTTCAAGCCTTCGATTTCCAGGGGCGGCGGGTCCGCACCGCCGGTACCCATGACGCGCCGCTGTTCTGCGCGGCGGACGTGTGCGCCGTGCTGGGGATCGCCGATGTCTCCAACGCCTGCGAGCGTCTGGACGGCGACGAGCTCCACGCCGTCTCTGTTCCAGCCAAAAATAGCCATACAGGCATTCAAACCCGCCTCTACAAGACGACCTTCGTCACGGAGTCGGGGCTTTTCGCTCTCATCCTTGGGAGTCGTAAGCCCGAGGCGAAAGCATTCCGGAAGTGGGTCACCTCCGAGGTCCTCCCCGCGATCCGTCGGCACGGCTTCTACGACGCCGTCCGGGTCGAACAGGAGAAGCAAACGGAGCGCCTCCTTGCCGAGTGCTTCCCCAACCTCCCAAGCAAGTCAGCCCCCATCTTCCGGGACCTGATCGCCGCGCTCGTGCGGCTCCGCCGGGACCGCTCGGTCGGCAACCCGCCCTGGGCGCGCAGGCTCGCGAGCATGGTCTACGAGTGGGCGATCCACGTCGAAGGGCAGCAGGTTGCTCGGCGTAGGCGGAACCCAAAGCCCTCGGGGTCCCGGGTGGACCACTCGATGCTCTCCGAGGTTGCCGCGGACGCCGTTAAGCGAGTCGTCCAGACGGGAACCGACTTCGCGCGGGTCGCATCGAGCTACGAGCACTGGAAGTCCCAGATGGAGCTCGCCTTCGGGAAGAAGTCTCTTCAGCTGCCAATCCTGGTGCCACTCGCCCAGCTGCCTCCCCGCACCCCGGAGGGACCCCGTGCCTGAGTGGGTCAAATTCGCGTCAATCGGCTTCGCGGCGTTCCTCGTCGGGCTCGTCATCGGAGCTGCCCTCGGGGAGCGAGAGGCGCGCGCGAAGGCGAAGCTCGAATGGGAGGGCCGATACCTTCGGCTCCGCGCCGAGGCCCAGCGCCTCGCCCGGCAGAACACGATGCTTCACGCCTTGCTCGGCAAGGTGACGTCGCGGCCCGACATCGCCGATGCCGATACCTGGACAGATCCGGAGGCGCGCGGTGGCTGAGCGCAAGCGTGCACTCGCATGGAGGCGCTCGCCCCACGGACACCTCATCAGGGTCGACGAGCACGGCGACGTCGTTGCCTGCGTCTACCTCACGGAAGACGGCGACTACGGCTACTGGACCGGGCCCGGTTCGGAGCTGGACATCAGCTGGGAGGCGAGCGCGTGGGACGGGGGTGCGCAGCGCCTCGCTGACGAGGACCTGCGAGCGCTGGGCTACGACCTCGAGGCGGGACCCCTCGACCCGGGGCCGCCTGCGGTGTCGGCGAGCGAACCTCCAATGGAGTGGGGCCAGCTGCCCGCCCGTGGCGAGATCGGCGCCTACCTCGTCCACCTCGGCATCCCCCTCGCGATGGGGGGACTGTGGCTCCTGCTGCGGGCGCTGGGGGTGTGCACCGCGCTTCTGGCGGTGACGGGGTGCGCGGACACGAACCCCTGGCGCGTTGTCGACACCTCTGCCGGCGCGTTCGCCTGCCGCGACAATAGCTTCGAGGAGAGGGACTGCTTCCCCTGCGCAACGACGTTGCACGTCAAGGCGCGGGTCACGTGCGACGCGGCGGGGCAGTACCACTACCGCAGCGTCAGAGACGAATCGTGGGCCACCAAAGCGGGGGCGATGTGAAGCGCGTCTGGCGTCGATTCCTTCCGCGGCTTTCGAAGGAGCGGCTCTGCTACGCCCACTTCCGCACCGAGGAAGCTGTCACCCGGGCCGCGGCCAACTCCATGGGCTTGGCCGCCATCCTGGCGCTGTTTGCGGCGAACCACTTCGCCCAATCGGCCTACGTCGCAGTTCTCGATGAGCGACTGGCCATGGTCGTCGTATGCGGTCTCGGCTGTCTGATGTACCTCGGAATTGCGGCCCAGCAGGGACGCCGTTGGGCCACCTTCCGGCGCTTCGAGGTGATGACCGAGGAACAGCGTCGCGCCTGGCGCGAGGCTCACGCCAACGAGCGAGGGCTCCAGTGAGCTGGACGGACGAACAACGTCGCGCTCTGCGCATGATCGTCGAGAACCCGGGGCCCTACCCGGCGGGCGTCTCGAACGTCGACCTGCTTGAGCTCGAGGGCCGCGGACTCGTCCGGACGAAGTGGATTCGCACGGCGGAAGAGCGGAGAGCTAGCCTCGCGGTCGCTGCAGGCGGAGGTGATCGATGAAGACCATTGGCACAACCGGAACCCAGCTCCACCGGTACGAGCTCATGAGCTTGCTCTACGAGAAGCTCAACACCATCCACGACATTGCCGAGGAGCTACGCAGCAACGAGGACGCTGTCCTGACTCGCTCACTTGCGCAGGTTCGCCACGAGCTTGGCCAGATCGCTCAGACGGCCCAGCGGGCTCAGAAGCTCATCAGCGACTTCGAGCCGTGCGAGGACGAGGAGATCGTCAGAGCTGGAGGCGACCGTGGCTGACGCGCCGTTGTTGTTTGGGAAGGCGGGAAGGCTACTCGGTCCGGATGTCAGGTTCCGTGAGGGGCATTGGCACTGGCGTCATGGCGTCGTCGAGGTCGAGCTCGAGCCTGAAGATGGTCGCTGGTACGGATACGGGTACTTCGACGGCGAGAAGTTCTTCACCGTCTCGAGGGCCCGTCGTGCCCCTTGTCTCCGCGCAATCGAACGCGAACTCACCCGCCTAGCCGCCGGCCTCGACGCGATGGGGGTGCCGCGTGGCTGACCGTTCGACGCTTCGGCGGAACCACGAGACGTTTCGCGCCTACGCGAAGCGCCTTGCGAGCGCCGGGCTTGACCGCTTCGAGGCGGCAAGGCGCCTCGCGGATGCTGTCGAGGAGGACTTCGTGGGCACCGGCAGTGGCGCGCGGAACCACTTCCAGGTCGAGCTCCGAGGCGAGGACATCGCGGTGGTCTGCCTCTCCGACCGCGCAGAGAGTTGGCTTCGCAAGCGCCTACAGCGCGGCAAGAGCGAGGTGCTGAATCCATTCGCCGGCAGGTCGGTGGCCCTGGAACGGCCGACTTGCACGACCGAGCTCCGTCTCGAGACCACCGGCACGTCCGTAGCGGCTGGGCCTCGCCGCGCGAAGCTCCCGCCGCCCCCGCCCGACATGGACGTGTCCACCTGCTCGTATTGCGGACGGAAGGCGAAACCGGTCCTCGTTGCCGGCGAGCCGCGTTGCGACGTGCACTACACGTGCGGCCCCGACGGGCGACTTCCGGCACACGTCCGCCGCTCCGCCCGCTCGCGAGGAGACCGCGCGTGACCCACGAGGCCTTTCCCGCGTCGAGCCCGCGCGCCGAGCTCGCGTCCAAGTGCGGCGGTTCGCTCGTCTCGCTCAAGGCGCTCTACGTGCTCATGAGCCGCGCCGAGGACAACGAGCTCGATCGCTGGCGGGACCGGAAGCTCTGGAGCGATCTCGCGCGCCGCTGGCACTCCGAGGACCCGGAGCGGCGAACAGAGACCCGCGCAAACGAGCTCTTCCTCGCCGTCTGCAAGGGGCTGGGGCTGCGTCAGCACAACGGGGGCGCCCGTGGCTGACCTCGACCGACTCACCTCCGAGCCGTCGGGCTCGGAACTCGACGACTACTACGAAAGGAACGGGATGCTCTCACCTCGCTGCTGGGCAGCTGTTGCAGTTCTTGTGTTTGCCCAAGCCGTCGCTGCCCTCGGGGTAATCGGCATCGCCCGAGCCTCGGGCTCGAGTGTCACTCTGCGCCTGCTCCAGCAGGCACCGCGTGAGGTGTCGGACCTCGACGAAGACGATGCGGTGCGCGCAGCGCGCATGGAGGAGCTTGCCGAAGCCATCGACGCGGCAACTCCGCACCTCCACGAGCGCGCCCTGCTGTACACCCAAGGCTCGCACGAGTCGCAGTGGGCGGCCTTCGTTCACTTGGACCTACCCCGCTGCTCCGAAGGCCACAAGGGATGGTGCGATTCGGGCCGAGCGTTCTCCCCGTGGCAGCTCCACGGAACGACGCGGACCGAGGACATGGCCTGGGCTGCCGCCAAGGCCCTCGCCCACCTCCGCTACCAGGCGAAGAGGTGTAAGCGCCCTGACCTCACAACCGACGCGGGCGTGCGCGCGGCAATCTCCGGCTACGCCACTGGCGGCAAGATGTGCTCGTGGAAGGGCGCCGGTGAGCGGGTCCAGACGTGGAGACGCGTCCTCGCGGCGATGGGGAGAGGTGCTTGAACGCGAACCTCGAAACGTCTGCTGCGGCTGAGTACCCCCTCAGCCGCGGGCGCGGCGCCCCGCAACGGCGCTACGTCAACGAGCTCCTGCGCCTGAAGTGCGGGCCGATGCTCCTTGCGCTGCAGGTGTTTCCCAACGTGAAGGAACTCACCGAGAGCTTCGGCGCGTACCACGCTGTGCTGAACCACCTGGTCCCGCACGGCTGGGACCTGAACGATCGCGGAACGGTAGCCATCTTCCCCGGCGACGGAGGGACTCCGCGCACCGCGGCAACCTTCGCACTCCGCACCCAGTGGCAGTGCTACAGCATCGACCCGCGGCTTCGTCAGCGCCCCATCTACGCGATGGTGGATCGCCTGGAGCTCTACCAGCGCAGGGCGGACAAGGCGCGCTTCAACGCGCGGCAGGTCGTCGTGGTCGCGGTCCACTCCCACGCTCGGCTCGAGGAGTCGCTGCGCGGAATCGTGGCCGACCGGGTCGCGATCGTGGCCATGCCCTGCTGCGTGCACCTCACCATGCCGAGCCCCCCGGACGTGGAGTACCGCGATCCGGCGGTGCTCTCGCCGCAAAACCTCATTCGGGTGTGGAGGGACGTGCCGCGTGTCTGAGCTTGTCAAGTGCCAGTGTGGGGCGGGGCCGATCCGATACGGGCTCCACACGGCAGGGCACCAGGCGGTCGGGTGTCTCTGCGGTATCCTTGTGGAGCGCCTGACGCTCGCGGAGGCCATCGCCGCCTGGAACGCCCTCATGCGCCCGCGACCGGTGGCGGAGTGGCAAAAAAGGAACTGGGGCCGGTGTGACGACCTGCGCGTTGGGGCCCTTCAGCTCGGGTGGATCGCTGGCGACTACGCCGGGTTCCAAGCGCACGACTGCCTGCGCGATGAGAGGTCGCCACTGTTCCCCGACCTCCCCTCCGCCCGCGCTTGGCTGGAGGAGCGGGTTCGCGCCGCTGGCATCGACGTGAAGGAGGAGCCCCGTGGGTGACCAGCTCGACCTCTTCGGTGGTGGCCCCGCTGCAGACCCGCAGGTCTACGCTCCGCGCGCCGAAGTCCCTGGTGTCCGGCAGGTCTACTACGCCGCGCCCGGGAAGCTCGACACCCCGGGCCCGCTACCGGTACCGGCTGCGGACGCAGGGGCGGCAGAGGAACTCTTCTGCGCCGCCTACCCCGGCACGGATGCGGAGCGCTGCCTGGTACTCCCTGTGCGCGATGGGGATCTGGGCGACTGGCTGTTCGACGCGCTGGAGGAGATGAACCTCGGCGCAGATCGGGACCTCCTGAAACTTCGGACCATGCACGCGAAGCTCCTGGGGTGCACGTTGGACGAGCTCGACGAGAAGCTGGCCGCGCAACGCGCCGAAGAGGCTGCTCGCAAGGAAGAGCTCCGCCAGGGGCGGCCGAAGGCTGCGAGCGCCCGCGTGACGAAGGCAAAGGTCGAGTCTCCCGAGGACATCGGCAAGCGCCGCCTCTCCGACCGCGAGCGCGAACTCCTGCGGAACCTGCGCGTCGAGAGCAACTTCGCCGTCTACGTCCCGGAGGAGTTCATCGAGGACTGGGCTCTCCTGAAGGCCATCATGCAGGCCCTCGGGGGCTCCTGGCAGCGCAAGACGAAGAAGCGCCCGGGCGGGTTCGCCTTCCCCGACGACGCGGACGCCCAAGAGCTCGTGAGGCTCGCGCTCGAGACGGGGGAGATCCTCGACGCGCGTGCCGCGGAGTTCTTCGAGACGGGCTCGGAGCTCGCCGACGAGCTTGCCAGGTGGCTCGACCCGAAGCCGGGCGAGCGCTTCCTGGAGCCGTCCGCCGGGAAAGGAGCGCTCGTGCGGGCGCTGCTCCGCGTGTGCCCGGACGTGGACGTGACCTGCGTGGAGGCGTTCCGGGAGAACCGCGACGCCCTGTTCGACGCTGGGTTCAAGCTCTGGCAGCAGTGGGACTTCCTCCAGGCTCCCCACGATCTCCTGCCACCGTTCGATGGCGTGGCCATGAACCCGCCGTTCTCGAAGCGCCAGGACATCCTCCACATCACCCACGCCCTGCGCTTCCTCCGCCCAGGCGGGCGGCTCGCTGCGATCGCGAGCGCGGGAGTGCTCTACCGAGACGACAAGATGGGTCGCGAGTTCCGCGCGCTCGTCGAGCAGCACGACGGAACGATCACCAAGAATCCCAAGGGGAGCTTTGCCCATGCTGGGACGATGGTGGAGACCGTGCTCGTGCGCCTCACACGTTCGAATTGCCTTGTTGTGTAGTGCTGCCATATGGCAGCATTCACCTCCCCCACCCGAGGCCCCCAATTCATGGCTGGACGTGTCATTTCGATCGCCCCCTACCTCAAGGAGAGGCGCGCCGTTCGTGTGGAGAGCGACGGGCGCTGGACGAAGTTCTTCTGCGGCAGGCAGGAGGTGGCTCTCGGGCCTCGCCAGGTCGCCTCCGTGCTGGATGCGTTGCGCGACGCTCGGGAGCGCGGAGTCGGCTACACGGCGGGTGCCGGCGGGCTCGTGTTCTCCGGGGACCCAGGCCGAGTCGTGTGGGTCACGCCGTCTCGCGGTGGGGACTCGGTGGCGCTCACGCGTCGACAGCAGAACGCGCTCTTTGACTCGCTCATGGCGCGTCTAGCCGAGCTCCGGGGAGGTGTAGCCCATGCCTGAAGTGCCCACCGGCGCCGCCGTGCCTGACGCGCTGACGAGGTGGATAGACCGCTGCGTTCACGCTCTGGAGACGGGCGAGGGCCTCCCGACGCAAGGGCTGTTCTGGTGGAAAAGGCCGGACGAGTGCGTCGTCAGAGCTATCTGTTCATCGCTTCGACTGCTGGAGCGGTACCGCGGCAATGACGGCGAGTGGATCCAGCTCCAACTCCTGGAGGACCAAGCGTGGTCTCTGGCCATGCGTGCCCCTCGGAACGCGCGCGGCTACGCGCTGGCACGAGCTTGGCTCCGCGAGGAGCTCGAGCGAGACGGAGGCGACCATGGATGAGGTCACCTTCGCTTCCGACCGCCGCATCGAGGAATTCTGCGAGCGACTTGCGAACGCGATCGGCAAGAGCGTTGAGGAGGTTCGCGCCCAGTTGGAGGCGATCAGCCTGCGCTTCGGACAGGTCTCGGCTGGCTACAGCCCGGCGCTCAATGAGTTCCAGAAGCTGAAGCTCCAAGCACCAGCCATCCTCCCTCCCATGAACCGCCACGAGCGCCGCAAGGCCGCCAAGCTGGCGCGGCGGAGGAAGCGGTGAGAGCGGTCGACCTCTTCAGCGGTTGGGGTGGTTTCACCTGCGCGGCCGAGCAAGCCGGCGTCGAAGTGGCATGGGCCGCAAACCACTGGCCGCTCGCCGTAGAGGCGCATGCGCTGAACCACCCGCGCACCGAGCACGTCTGCCAGGACTTGCGTCAGGCCGACTGGACAGCGCTCCCGCCCTACGACCTGCTCCTGGCGTCTCCGGCCTGCCAAGGGCACTCCTCAGCTTCCCAGCCCAACCGGCGACCCATCCACGACGCCATGCGCGCCACGGCCTGGGCAGTCGTCGACTGCGCGGACGCGACCGAGCCCCGCGGGATCCTGGTCGAAAACGTTCCACGCTTCACGCGCTGGCGGCTCTACCCGCAGTGGCGTGCGGCGCTTTATGCCCTTGGGTACCACCTGGCCGAGCTCCTGGTGACGGCGAGCCGCCATGGCGCCCCGCAGCGCCGCACCCGGCTGTTCATCGCCGCGACACGCAAGCGCATGGCCCGCGCCTTCTACGAGTTCCACGACCTCGCAACGGAGCGGGCCGTGGAGCGCCCCTTCGGCCCCTGCATCGACTGGGAAGACGGCGATTGGCGCCCCCGGTCGGTGGCGAGTGCCGACGCCCAAGAGCGCATGGTGCGCGCCGTCCGGAACCACGGCACCCGGTGCCTCTCCCAGCACGTCACCGGGCACCCCGGCGTGCCCCTCCACGAGCCGATCCGGACGATCACCACGAAGGACCAGTGGGTCGTTGTCGATGGCGACCGGTACCGGCCGCTGACGGTGCGGGAGACCGCCAGGGCCATGGGGTTCCCGGAGTCCTACGCCTGGCCAGCTACCTCGAAGCGACGCGAGCAGATCGTCGGGCTCGGGAACGCGGTGTGCCCGCCGCCGGCTCGGAAGCTCATCGAGCGGCTCGCGGAGGTTGCATGACCCCTAATCAGTCAAACCGCCTCAGGCGGACAACCAAGGAAAAGACGTGCCACAGATCATCAAACACGAAAACTGGACCGACAACGACGGCAATCCGGCAGGCGGAGTCGTCAGCGGGAACGGCCTGTGCATTTCATGGCAGAACGGCCCGCTTGGGCGCGGTGAGGAGCGGCGCGAGCCGAACGGAGCGTTCGTCAAAGCCCTCTGCTACGTCGGATCTCTGGAGAACTCCCATGGCTAACGTGCTCCGGGACGTGGTGTGGTGCGTGTCAGCGCACTCCGCTCTTCAATCGGTAGCAGGTCGTGCGCGACACGCCGAACCGTTTGGCCGCCTCGTTCGGGCTCATGCCTCTCGCGATTTCCACTCTGGCCGCCTCAAGCGCAGCGTCGTCGTACTTCGGCGGAGCCCCGGTACGCTTCGTTTCGCTCTTGGTCGACCAACGACGCGACCGCCGTGCCTCGATCAGCTTCGGCACCGTCGTCCCGAGATACATCCCCCGATGTTCATCGAGGTGGGCGGCCTTCGTGAGCAGTTCGAGGTTATCAATGGCGTCGTTCAGCGTGTTCTCGTCCTTGTGGTGGACGACCGTCCCACGCGGCATCGGTCCATGCTGGGCTTCCCACACTACCTGAGCCCGCAGCTTCCACTTGTTGGGCTCGGCAACCTTGACCCAGGCGCGTTTCACGCCGCCCCGCTTGTGCCTAGTTCGGATGCGCACCGTGCCGACCGGGAGGTGATTCTCTGCTGGGAATCCAGGAGCAAACGTCCCATCCGCGCGGCGCATTGGCAGGAATGTAGCCCGAACTACTTCAACGGCAAGCGCTGGAGCGAGCGACCTGGAGGGGTCCTGTGACGGAGCAGTCGCTACGAGCGCCCTTTCCTTGGTTCGGCGGGAAGAGGCGGGTTGCAGACGTTGTCTGGAAAGCCTTCGGACCGTCGATCAACAACTATGTTGAACCGTTCTTTGGTAGTGGCGCCGTGCTCCTGGCTCGCCCGGGCGGCCCCGGGAAGATCGAGACCGTCAACGACATCGACCGCTACGTCGCCAACTTCTGGCGTGCGATCACGCACGACCCGTGGGCGGTGGCCGAGTGGTGCGACTACCCGGTGAACGAAGCGGACATGCACGCGCGTCACCTCTGGCTCGTGAATCAGCACGAGTTCAGGGAGCGCATGCACATCGACCCGGACTACTACGACGCCAAGGTTGCGGGCTGGTGGGTGTGGGGCATCTGCCAGTGGATCGGCGGCGGCTGGTGCGCTGAGCCACGGAACAGGAAACATCCCAAGCTGGACGGAATCGGGAAGGGTGTGCACTCCCAGGCGGGCTACGAGCCGAAGCGCCAGCTCCCGGACCTCGCCGTCACCACGCGGAACGGGATGCACTCAGGGCGAGGAGTCCACTCCGGAACCCACCAGAAGCGCCCCGTGATGTCCGGGGACAACCCGGGCCGAGGAGTCCACTCGGACGAGGCCTTGCGCGCCGCCTACTCGCCTGGACGTCGCCCTGCTCTTTCACAGGCGGGCCAGGGGGTCCACCTAACTGCTCTGGGCAACGACCGCGGACTGAACGGGGTTGCGGCCGCGCCTTGCGAGGAGTGGTTTCTCCGGCTGCAGGAGCGTCTCCGTCGGGTTCGTGTTGCCTGCGGGGATTGGACGCGGGTGCTCGGTCCCAGCGTATTGGGCAAGGGCAAGAATGTAGGGGGGCGCCGCCCATGCGCGGTGTTCCTCGACCCGCCATACGACTTGGACCTCCGCTGCCGGTACCTCTACACCGAGGACGAGGCGGCGATCTCCTCCAGGGTCCGCGAGTGGGCGCTCGATCACGGGGATGACCCGGACCTACGGATCGCGCTCTGCGGCTACGAGGGTGAGCACGAGATGCCACCAACGTGGCGCGAGTACGCCTGGAAGGCGCCCCGCGGGTACGCCGCCGAGGGCAACGACAACCGCTCAAAGGAGCGGATCTGGTTCAGCCCCCACTGCCTGCCGCTCGAGCAGAACCGGCAGGTTTCTCTGTTCGGAGAGGCTTCATGAAGGACGACAAGTACCCCAACCTCCACGCCATCGGGCTCGGTGCCCAACTCGACGCGCTCGAGCGGATCGTCTCTCAGGGTGTCGTCGAAGTGCGGCACCTCGACGCCGACTTCCACTTCCACGAGGCGGACACGGCGATGTGCGCCGCTGGCCCGATGTACGAGGGCCGCGACGAGGCGAGCGGGGAGCTCAAGCTGCACCACGCTGCGCTGCAGCTGCTGTTCGCTGCGAGCTGCGTGGCTGAGGGGAAGGTCACGGGGCGATGAAGAAGACCGAGCGATTCAGCAAGCGCAGGTACCAGGAACTTCTCGCCGCGGTGGAGCGCGGGTTCGACAAACGGGGCATTCGCATCGAACTCGAGATGAACCCCAAGGGACTGGTCGTGGTCGTCACCACCAGCTCCGACGAGTCCGACAAGGTGATCGGCGCGTTTGCCGCCGTGCAGATCCAAGGCTGGCTGGCGGCCATGTACCCCGCAGACCCGAGGCAATGGGAGGCGATCCGCTCTGCTCCGAAGGAGTTCCTGGAGAACCTGCCGGCGGACGTGAGGGCGGCGATTGCGGCGCAGCACGTGGAGGAGCCCACCGCCGCCTGCACCGACACCGAGCTCACCCCGGAGCAGTTCTGGGCATCGCTTCCGGAGGAGCGCCGGCTCGCGTTGGCGAAGATGGCCCCTCAGGTTATTCCGGCCTGGTCGCGCTACTCGCTTAGCGATGGCGACGACCGGGAGTGTCGGGCGGACAAGGCCGGGTTCTACGCTTGGAACGCCAAGAACATCGGCGGCGCGCCACATGCGACCTTCGATACCCCGGGCTGGTACAGGTACGGGGACAGTGGTGACGGAGCCGTGGGCGAGGCACCAACGCGTGAGGAGGCCAGAGCGGCAGCTGATGCCCTTGTGCTCGCGAAAGGCAATCGGGTGCTCGCGTGATCGAAATCACCGGCCGCCTCCTCGCTGTCTGCCAACGGGCAGTCCGCGAGCGCGAGGACATGAAGCAGTTGCTTCAGACGACGGGTGAATGCGGGGAGCTCATCGCCGCCATCGCCGACTACGAGCGCGGGCGAGTGCCCCGGTCGAAGGTCACGAAGGAGATGGCGGACGTCTTGGTGCTCGTCGTCCAGTACTCCCTGCGCGAGGGCTACGCGACCATGCGGGACGCGCTGAACCTGTCCCTCGACCGGCTCGAGGAGGTTCTGAGGGGGGAACGTGCCTAGCACCCTCGCGCTCCCAGGCATCGACGTCTCCCAGGTGGGGGACGACCTCGACTTCTGGTCGACCCCGCGCTGGGCCGTGGAAGCCGTGCTCCCGCTCCTCCCCCAGGGGGAGCGGTGGGCGCTCCTCGAGCCGGCTGCAGGGCACGGGGCCATCCTCGACGCTGCCCTACCCCACCTCGACGTTGCCGGCGTCTGGGCGGTGGAGCTCCACGACGGGCGGTTCGCTGAGCTCGAGGCGAAGCACCGAGTGTGGAGTCTCCACCACGGCGACTTCTTCCTGATGCAGCGGCTGCACGAATGCTTCCGCCGGGAGAGTCGCGCCCGAAAGCTCGCGCTGTTCAACCCTCCCTACTCGAAGCCGCGAGAGACCATCGGGCGCGAGTTCGTGGAGAAGGCCATCGAACTCTGCCAGCCGGACGGGTTCGTTGCCACGCTACTGCCGCTGGCCTTCGCCACGGGCGACGACCGCTGCAAGCACATCCACTCGAAGCACCGGAGCTGCCAGCACCCCTTCCGCACCCGACCCAAGTTCGGCGGCGAAGGCTCGGGCAGCCGAGACTTCGCTTGGTTCCTCTTCGACCTCGCCCACCCACGGAGTGAGTGGTGGCCGATCGGATGAGCGTCGAAACGATCCGCCGTGCCCTCTCCGGGCGCGCCGTCCTCACGACGGACGAGGAGGAGCTCGGCAACGCCGTAGCCCAGCTGCTCAACGCGGCCGGCGTGGCCTTCGAGCGGGAGGTCCGGCTCTCTCCGCGGGACCGCATCGACTTCATGGTGGGGTCGGTCGGGGTGGAGCTGAAGGTCGATGGGTCCCTGGCGCAGCTCATCCGCCAGCTGGACCGATACGCCCAGCACGAGCGCGTCTCTGAGCTCGTGCTGGTGAGCACGCGACGGAAACACCTGCTGCTGCCGAGCGCCCTCCGCGAGAAGCGCGTCGCTGCGATCTGTTTGGGAGGACTATGAAGACGTACGGAACGCTGAAGCTCTCGAAGGGCAAGTGGAAGCTCGAGGCGGAGCCCCACGTCATCATCCGGGCCAAGCGGCTGTTCCCGCAGCTGACCCGCAAGACGGGGGACAACCTGACGCTCGCCGACACGATCGACACAAGCCGGGACCTCGCTTGGTTCTTGGAGCGGTACCCACTCGAGATGACAAAGGAGGACGCGGCGCGCCTCCACGAGAGCGCGAGCGTGCACCGCGAGCGGGAAACCCTCGTGGCGAAGCTGCTGGCAGGGCAGGCTGCCCCCCGTGCCTTCGAACTCGCCATTCCGCCCCGGGACTATCAGAAGGTGGCAGCCGAGCTCGTGCTCACGAATCGAGGGCTGCTCCTCTGCGATGACCTTGGCCTAGGCAAGACCGCTTCCGCGATCTGCATGATCTCCGACCCGCGGGCGCGCCCGGCGCTTGTGGTGACGCTCACCCACTTGACGCGCCAGTGGCAAGCCGAACTCCGCAAGTTCGCCCCCCAGCTGAGCACGCACATCCTCAAGAAGGGGACGCCCTACGACCTGACGCTCTCGCCGCGGGCCAGGCGCGGGCAGCTCGCCATGCCCGGAACATCTCCGGACGTGATCATCACCAATTACCACAAGCTCGGAGGTTGGAGCGAAACGCTTGCTGGCGTTGTGCGCAGTGTCACCTTCGATGAAGGGCAAGAATTGCGCTCGGGCGACGGCACCAAGAAAGGCGCTGCCGCTCGGACGATCGCGGACGCGTGCGAGTACCGCCTCTCTTTGACCGCCACCCCGATCTACAACCTTGGCGGGGAGATCTGGAACGTCCTGCGCCCAGTTGCGCCGAACGCACTCGGGACGCTCGAGGAGTTCCGCACCGAGTGGTGCGGAGAGGTCGACGCGCACGGACGAGCGAAGCTCCAGAACCCGAAGGCGTTCGGCACCTACCTCCGCGAGACCGCGGTCATGCTCCGTCGAACGCGCGAGGAAGTTGGTCGCGAGCTCCCCGAGGTGGTGCGGGTCCCGCATGAGGTCGACGTCGACGAGCATCACCTGAAGGACATCGAAAGTGCGGCGACCGACTTGGCCCGCGTGATCCTGGAGTCGGGGCAGTCGTTCCGTGGCGAGAAGATGCAGGCGGCTCAGGAGCTGAGCGCACTCGTTCGGCACGCTACCGGCGTGGCCAAGGCGCCATATGTTGCGGACTTCGTACGGATCCTCCTGGAGAGCGGCGAGCCCGTCGTCCTGTTCGGGTGGCACAGGGACGTGTACTCGGTATGGCAAGAGCGCCTCGCTGAGTACGCACCTTCGATGTACACGGGCAGCGAGTCCGAGCCCCAGAAGAACGCAGCCAAGGAGCGCTTCCTCTCGGGCGAGACGTCGCTGATGATCATCTCCCTCCGCGCCGGGGCCGGGCTCGACGGGCTGCAGGAGCGATGCCGAACGATCGTCTTCGGTGAGCTGGACTGGTCGACTGGGGTGATGGACCAGTGCGTGGGGCGCCTCCACCGCGACGGCCAGAAGAACTCCGTCGTCGCGTACTACCTCCTGTCGCCGGAAGGGAGCGACCCGATTGTCGCCGACCTCTTGCAGGTCAAGCGCTCGCAGCTTGAGGGCCTCCGGAACCCGACGCAGGACCTCATCGAGAAGCTCGACGTGTCCGGTGACCAGATCCGCGAACTCGCCGCCGCCTACCTCAAGAAGGGGCGCGAGCGCGCCTCCCCCGCGCGCCCGAAGCCCGCTCCCCCACCCCCTCAGCGCCCCGAACTCGTGCAGAAATCGCTGCTATGACACCGGCCCCAGAACTCGACATCCGAGCCCAGCTCATCAAGCTTGCCGGCAACAACCCCAAGGTCCACGTCCGAGACGCCTCCGGAGAGACGTTCGGGTTCCTTGCCCCACGCTACCCGCTCCGCATCGAGCCCGGCATGGGAGTCGTTTGGCACTGCGCCTGCACGAAGTGCGGCACGGGAACCCGTGACCTCGCCCTGAAGTACATGCGGCAGTTCGTGCGACGCACCACGGCCCGTGGCATCGAGTGCACCCTGGCCTGCGAGGCCTGCATGAAGCTCGGTCGGCCCAAACTCCCCCCGGAGCAGCGCAAGCCCCGCTACATACCCAGGCCTCCCAGGCGCCCAGGGGACAGCCCGCCGGCGCCGGACGCAGCTTCGGAGCATGAGACCTCCGGAGCGCTCCAGGGGCGCCCTACGCCCGAGGAACAGGCCAGGCAGCGACGGAGCACCCGGCACTCACTCTACCCAGAGAGGGTCCCCACCGGGGAGTTCGAACTCGTCGTGGGCAGGAAGGTCATGGCCCGGGGCGGCAAGGACGACGACTGGGAGAAGCTGCAGGTGGCGTTCGGAGGCGGGGAGCTCCGGCCCGTGATGAGGCGGGCGCGCTTCTACGAAGGCCCACGTGCGTCTATGGCGCTGCCAAATGGCAGCACCGAGGAGGCTAACTCGTGAGCGGGTACGTCAAGCTGTACGAGGAGATCCTCGACTCCAGCATCTGGCTGGAGGACCACGCGACACGAATCGTGTGGATCACGATGCTGGCGATGGGCGGCAAGCGGGGAATCGTCTCCGCCTCCGTCTCAGGGCTCGCACGACGCGCGAACTGCTCCAGGGAGGAGTGCCTCCGCGCACTCCAAGTGCTCTCCTCTCCGGACCCCGACTCGCGAAACGGAGACTACGAAGGGCGACGCATCGCGCCAACCGAGGGCGGCTGGACGATCCTGAACCATCCGCGCTTCCGCGAGCGTAAAGGCGATCCAGAGTCGCCCGGAGCCAAACGTACCCGCAAGTGGAGGGACTCTCGGGCGAAAGAGGAAACTACCGACCAGTCGCACGACCCGACTCGTGACGCGTCACAAGCTCCGGTGACGCCAGGTGACGCATCACTGGGCATCTCGCAACCATCACCGCGTCACTCTGGTGATGGTGTTGGTGTTGGATCTGGAGATGTTTGTTCTGAGGGGGGTGCAGGGGGGACCTCGTCAACGGCTCCAGTCCCAGACGAGCCGCCGACGGGCAAGGTCCCATGCCCCCCCGACCTAGTGCTGACAGACCCGGAGTGCGCCCAACTGGAGCAGAGCCCGGGGATTCCTAGGCACGCCATCGAACGCGCAACGCCCTGGGCTCGGGCTCGATTTGCGAGCCAGGCCGAGAGGCCACTCGGCGCCTGGAGGCGGTCGCTCATCACGACCCTCACGGCTTGGTGGAACGACCCGAAGAAGCGCGACGAGATGCTCGGGAAGGCTCCGCCGCCTCGGCACGCGCGCGCCTCACCGCTCCCAGCGACCGACCAGACCGTGAGCACCGACGACTTCCTGGCCCGGCACGGAGCGAAGCGATGACGGACGGGACGAAGCCCCAGCACATGTCCCCGGAGGACGCACCTGCGCCGCTCGAGGACGCCCTCCCAGCGTGGCTCCGGGACGCCATGGCCAACCCGCCGCCCGGGCCCGATCCCGAGGCGCTGCGGCGCTCAGAACGCCATGCCCGCTGGTCGGAGTCATCCGTCATCCGGGACCGACTCCCGCGCTTCCTGGTGGCACCCAAGGCCTCGGAACTCGCCTCCTGGGTCACCTCGCGGGAACTCCTCGATGCCGCGCTGAAGTGGAACTGGGGAGGTGGAAACCTCCTGCTCCTCGGGTCCACCGGCAAAGGCAAGTCCACTGCCGCAGGCATCCTGTTCCGGCGCTTGCTACGTGACGCCTGGTACGGTGGCGGCGACCCGTGGGTTCGGGCCCAGGGCATGCGGTGGGTCCGCGCCCAGCAGCTCGAGCGCGAGGTGCGGGCCCACCCGCTCGGCAAGGGCGAGTGCGACATGTACCGCGACGCGGTCTACGCGAAGCTCCTGTTCCTCGACGAAGTCGGCTGGGAGGGGGACCACAAGCTGATCGCCGGGCTGCTCGCCGCCCGCTACGACCTGCCGAACCCCACAATCATCACAAGCAACTGGGGCGTGGGGAGACTGCGGCGCGTCTACGGCGACGCAGTGGCCCGGCGGATGATTCAGGGGGCAGCAGTCATCGAAGCGTTCGATCCGGGCGACCCCGACCGAGACGGCCCCAAAGACGATTTCCCTCGCGGATAGTGCTGCCATATGGCATCTCTGTGCACTTGAAAGGACCAGCACACCAATGTCACGACACGACGACGACGTTCCCTCCGGCATCATCCTCGCCGCGCTACTCGCGCTGGTGAGCCTCGTTTGCCTCGTAACAAGCTGCTCAACCATCGACTCCGGACACGTCGGAGTCGTGAAGCACTTCGGTGCCGTGCAGCCGTACACCCTCCCCGAGGGCATGCACTTCCTCCGCCCATGGGCGAGCGTCGACAAGGTCGACGTGAAGATGCGCGCGATCAGCCAGGACGCGAAAGCGGCGTCGAAGGACCTGCAGGTCGTCGAAACCGCGGTGACGGTTCAGTACAGCATCCAGCCTGGGTTCGCGCCGCGGATGGCGCAGCGGTTTGGCTTCTCGGAAGCGGCCGAGGCTGCGCTCCTGAAGCCAGCAATCCAGGAAAGTGTGAAGTCCGTCACGAGTCTCTACAACGCGGAGCGGCTCATCACGCACCGCGCCGAAGTGAAGGGTGGAATCGAGCGAGCAATTGCCGAATTCGTCGACAAGACCTTGCGTGACAAGGACATCCAGGGCGCCGTTCGCCTAGCCAACGTGGCGGTGACCGACTTCGAGTTCTCCCCAGAGTTCAACCACGCCATCGAGCAGAAGGTGAAGGCCGAGCAAGAGGCTTTGAAGGCGGAGAACGAGAAGAAGAAGCGGGTGACCCAAGCGGAGGCGGAAGCCGCCGAGCGCCGGCTGTCGGCCGAGTCGATCGCCTTCAAGACGGAGGTCGAGTCGAAGGCGCGAGCCGAGGCAATCGCCCGCGAATCGAAGGCGCTCGAGGCGAACCCCAACCTGATCCAGCTCCGCATCGCCGAGCGCTGGAACGGCCAGCTTCCGCACTACACCGGGTCGGGGCCGATCCCGATGCTGCAGGTGAAGTGAGCGGCATGTTCGTGGTTCTCTCGCTCGACCCCGGTTTCTCCAGCCCAGCCCTTGCGCTCCAGGCAAAGGAAGGTCAGCGCTGGAGCATTCTTCGTTTGCCAGTCCTGCACTCGTTGGACGACCTGGCGGCGGAGCTGGCCGAGATCCACCACTCGGGAATTCACGTGGATGTGTGCGCCTACGAGGAGGTGGACTGGTCGCTCCACACGAAGGACCCGGAGGTGAAGCGGGGCAACGGGTCGGGCCTCATCCTGGACTCGGTCGGTCAGGCGCGGCTCTTCGCGAAGATCCGCAGGATCCCCTTTGTCGGGGTGACGGGGCAGACCTGGCGGAGGGCGATGACCGGGCGCTCCACGGCTTCGAAGGAGGAGTGCCGGACCGCAGCGATGACCCGAGTGCTGGGTTGGCCGAAGGGGCGCATCGGTCTGAACCGCAGCGACGCGGTCTGCATTGGCGTGGCGGCTGGCGCCGTTCCAGCTCACCCGGCGCTCGTGGCCGCCGCGGCGCGGGTGAAGTCGGCCAAGGCTCAGGCGAAGCGGAGGGCGAAGCGGTGAAGAAGGGGGCGCGCACCGAATCCGCCCGGGACATGCGCCGGCTGGTCCTGCTCGAGGGACCGATCGAGCAGCATCGACGTCCGAAGACGCGGGGCGAGTGTGTGGGCGGGGTGCGACCGTGCCCGTTCATGAGCTGCAGACATCACCTGTTCATTGAGGTGACCGCCACCGGCGGCATCGCGTACGCCTTCCCCGATAAGGAGCTCCACGAACTGAAGGAGACCTGTTCGCTCGACGTTGCGGACCGTGGCCCTCGCTCCCTCTTGGAGGTGGGCGAACTGTTCGGAGTGACCCGGGAGAGGATCCGCCAGCTCGAGGGGCGAGCGCTGCAGCGGCTGAACACGCTCCACGGCGAGCCCCTGGGTGGTGTGTTCGAGGAGATGGCGGGAGACGGGCCGGCGCTCCCGGCGGAGTTCGACTTGGGGGTTGCAGACGAGGAGGTCGACTGTGGCTGAGGTACACGCAGCGCGCGACCTGAGCATCCGGATCGGCGGGCGTGAGGTGGCCAAGGGCATCGGGACGGTCGAGCTGCGGGCGGCTGGCGCGCCCGCAGAGCCCCCGGTTGCGGGCGACTTGAGGGACGAACCTCTGGTCGTGGGTGAGGTGCAGTTCCAGCCAACGGATGACGAGGCCCAGTCGCTCCAAGCGGCCCTCCAGATGTTGAAAGCGGGCCTCAAGACGACCCGGAGCGCGATGGCGCAGATCGCGGCGATGGCGCTTCTGCTCCAGTGCGAGCACCGCTCCCGCCGCGTGAAGAAGCGCCGGCTATCCCGCTTGCGCCACCGCTCCCGAATGCACCTCCGCAGAATCGGCGACCGGACCACGTTTGAGTCGATGGTCGCCGAGGCGTGCCTGGAAGCCCTCTCCAAGACAACGAGACGTTCATGAGCACCACACACAAAATCGAAGCAACCATCGACCTCACTCTGGACCGTGGAGAGATCGGCGTTGCGGTACTCCTGGGCACCTCATACCTACTCACGGTTTGGCGCCCTGGCGAAAAATTCGAACTTACCACGGAGGACATCGAGCGACTCACGGTGGAGGCGAGGCGCATGTGGGAGCAAGCGCAGAAGCCACCAGAGCTTCTCGGCGAGGCCACCGAACCGGGTTCGCTTGTCACCCGCCTTGGGGTGCCCGCGGGCTCAGCGTCGGACTTCGGGTACGAGGTGAGTCGCGCCTGCACCGAACTACAGGACCGTGCCCTTCGGGCCTGGGCCGAACGCGCCGGCGTCACACGGGAAGCCCTTGTCCGCGCCGGCCTCATCCCGAGACCGACCATTGAGTTCACGGGTGAGCAACTCTTGCTCAAGGTGGCGACGCAACTGCTTCCGCTGCGTGAGCGGGGCGAGTCCGAAGAGGAGTACATCGACCGGGTGAGGAGGATGCCGAGGTGAACGACTCGTCCGTCGAACGCGAGTTCAAGCAGCTCACCCTAGAGAAGGCGCGCGCCGAACTCCGGGAAGCCGAGCTGAAGGTTCAACGAGCCGCGGTGGACCTCGAACAGTCGATGCAGATCCGCGACTTCACCGAGCGCTGCATCCGGAATGGCACGCTGCCGTCGTTGCCCACCGGGCCGCTGACATTCAAGCCCGAGCGGAGGTCCGGATGAAGAAGCTCCTCTCCCGCATCCGAGCCTGGGCCATCGCGAGCCGCCTCGCCGTCCACTACGGCTTCCCCTACGAGCAGGTCCGGCCCCTGGTGGACGAGATGGGCGAGTTTGGTGCCGAGCTCACCCTGTACGTCGCCAAGCGGTTCGCGCTCGAGCTCCCCGAGGCGCGGCAGAAGGCCATCGAGGGGCTCGTGGGGCTCTCCCAGGTCGTGAAGCAGAGCGGGTCCACTGCGGACGAGTTGGGGCGGAAGCTCGCCGAGTTGAGTCTCGCCAACATGGGCAAGGGCGGCGGCGTCAACGCGCCTGGGGGCAAGGCGTGAAGCGGGTGAGCGATCCGATCCCCGCCGACGTGGGCCTCACGGAACCCGAGGAGCCAACAGCGGTCTGAAACGAAAGTGGCCCCCGAAGCACCATTGCTCGGGGGCCGTGGGTTCGTTCTCGAGTGACCAAGGTAACAACGAGGCAAGAGCAAAGGAAGTCCCCATGAAGCAGATCATCGCGCGCGCATCACTCGTCAGTGACGGGGCATACTCGCAAAGTAGGCACTACTCGAAGGAGGAGGTTCCCCCCAAGGAGCGTGAACTCCACGACGCGTACGAACGCAGAACGTGGCGACATCGCATGCATGTCACCAAAGACGGCCTGGTCTTCATCCCGCCGATGGTGTTCGCGAACGCCGTCAAGCAAGCCGCGAAGCGGCTGGGGCTGCGAGTTCCTGGAAAGGGGCAGAAGACCTACACCAAGAGCTTCGAGGCGGGCGTCATGGTGATAGATCCCCTTGTGCTCGATGTCCGAGCTGAAGACGTGCCCGCAGACGAACTGTTCGTCCCGTCCGACGGGGTTCGTGGAAGCGGGAAGCGGGTGACGAAGCTCTTCCCCCGCATCGACGCATGGGGCGGCACCGTGGACTTCTACATCCTCGACCCGCTCATCGATGTGAAGGTGTTCCAAGAAGTCTTGGAATACGCTGGGAAGCTCGTCGGGATCGGAAGGTTTCGCCCCGAGAGTTGCGGCTTCTACGGCCGGTTCACTGTTGCAAAACTGGAATGGCTGGAGAGCTAGGATTTCATAGGCCCGACATGTCAGGTCAGGGCTAGGCAGGACGCGGCGCGGCGCGGCATGGCGCGGCAACACAAGGCAAGGAACGCCCCGACGAGTGTGAAAGCTCGGTGGGGCACTGAATGAGGCAGAGCTAGGCTGGGCGAGGCGCGGCCCGGCACGGCGCGGCTCGGCGCGGCAACACAAGGCAAGGTTCTTTCGATGGACCGGTGTAGGCGGGTTCGACTCCCGCCCCATCGACTCCGACTCGGCGTGACTAGGCAGGTATCGGCGTGGCTTGGCAGAGCACGGCAAGACAAGGCAAGGAAGCTCGCCCCTTCGAGGTGTGAAAACCCGGAGGGGCACCCAAGCGCGGCACGGCATTGCCCGGCTTGTCACGGCGGGGCTTGGCAACACAAGGCAAGGTTTCCTCTTTCGACAGCAAAGCGAGGCTCAGATGTTCGAACCGAACCAAGAACGTAAGGCAGACACCGAGGCGCTCCTGAGCTTTATCGATCAGACAGGAGACGGGACCACTGTGTCCTGGGTCGAGATCGAGCAACTCAGCGGTGTGCAGATGAACGCCCGGGGACGCGAACTCTTCCGGCGAGCGATGCGCAAACGCAACCGGGAGTACTTCCCCCTCCCTGGGAGCGGGGTGCGCTTCTCGGATCCAAGGAACACGATCGACATCGTTCGCCTACGCGACTCCAGAATCACCGGGGCGGCGAAGCGGTCCAGCAAGGCGAGTTCTCGACTGCAGACCAGGCATCTGGAAGGTCTCACGCCCCAGGATCGCACTGAGTTCCTGATGCGACAGTCTCTTCGTGGAGCACTGCTGAGTGGGGCAAAGGGTCTACGGCAACTGGAGCCCAAAACTCCTGCGTCTCCCCCACCACCGCAGCTACCGAAACGGTAGGGCCCTGGGATGCACGTCCTCCCGAAAGCGAAAACCCCCACCGCATCCCAACGGTGAGGGTTTCCCGAGCCATGCCGCTCGCAGCCGAGCAGGAGCGTAACATGGCAGATCCCGGACAAACAACAGAAACGAAGCATCAGGTAGCCGCCGAACTCGACAGAGACGTCGAGTGGTGGGTGAACCGCGCGGCGTCGGCGCTTGGCGAGCGCGGCACCATGGCCGCCGTGATCAACATTGCCCAGCAAGGCTCGATCGGCCCCTCCGGCGTCCCGAACGTCGACTTGTACTCCGACGAGCAGCTCGGCTGGGGCGAGACACCCGACGGCGAGCGCCGGCACTTCGTCGGGGAGATCGAGAAGGCCCGACGCCTGCAGAAGGTCTGGCGACGCATCTCCCCAACCACCCAGGACCGCCTCCTGGTCCGCTACACGACCCGCAGCGACTGGCCCGCTGGTGTGGAGGGGTGGTTCGGTCCCCTCGCGGGCCTCGCCCTGTTCCTCGCTCCCGACGCCGCGAAGGTCATCAAGGCGTGCTCGAACGCGAGCGACACCGCGGCGAAGGCGGTGATCGAAGGCGCCCTGAGACGCGCCCAGAAGGCGAACCAGCGCGCCCACGAGGAGTGGCGCATCGCTCTGCGTGCCCAATACGCCGCATGGGCCAACGGGGAGGACAGCGACGCACCAAGCGCCAAGGAGAAGGCGTGAGAACCGCCCTGCCCCAACCCTGCGAGGACGACCTCCTCACGATCCGGGAAGCGGCCGAGAAGGCCGGCACCTCGGTCTGGAAGATGAAGCGCCGGCTCCTCGCGCTCCATGAGGACTACGACGGCGTGCTCGTGAGCTTCCAGGGGAGCAGGCGGAAGGTCCGGAAGTGGTGGGTCAACCCCGCGGCACTCCTGCTCATGAAGCAGAGTCGCCTGACCATCGACCAGCTCGAGGAGCTCCGAGAGCACGTGATGGAGAACGCGAGGAAGCTCGAAGGCCTCAGAGACTCCCACGTGTCCCACAAGCGAACCACGGCGAAGATGCTCCGGAAGCTAGAGCGGAAGGTCCGCTTCCTGGAGGAGTCGCAGGCCGACGCCATGCGTGGCCAGGAGCACTTCGCAAAGAGCCTCGACAGCTTGCGCCGTGCCGTCGCAGCGGACTGCCACGAAGACTAGGCCAGAACTGGTCGGAAACTCCCTACGAGGAGTTTCGGAGGCGGGGCGAAGACGAGCAGCCCGGGCGACCGAGGCGCCTGTGCCGAAACTCGCGGGCCGAGTTTCGGGGGCGCCACCGACCGCTTGCGACCTGCGCAGCATACTTTGGCGAAGCGCGCACGCTGGGGGGTCGGTTGCCCCCCACCGCTTTTGGGCGAAAGAGCAAGTCACGGTTTCCGTGATGCGTTTCGCCACCCCGGGCCCGCGAGGACTGGGCGGGGGGCGGGTCGGCGCCCCGTACCACGCTTCCGAGATGCGCACCTGCGACCCGGTAGACCCCCCCGGGGGTGCTACCGCCGCAGCGCAGCCCGGGCGGAACCGCGATGTTCCGGCGGTACGGGGTCAACGATTCGGTAACGCCCCCCTAGCCGTTACCAGAGCAGTGGTAATGCGGATTACCACCTGGCCCTCCGCGCTTTTCGTCGAGCACGGTCGAGCATCGTCGAGCGTTTCAAACACCTCACTTTGAGGCCTACGCACTCGAGCGTGAGGCCGCCGAACTCGCATGCGCTCCGCCACTAAGCCCCCGCTCCCCCAGGGAGACATGGGGCTCCCCACGTTGAAGGTCGGGCTCAACGAGCTCCCCGAGGGCGCTTTCGAAGTCGCCGTGACCAAGCTCCTCCGTGACCCCGACGCCAAGAAGGCCGCCCGCAAGGCGGGCCACTTCGCCATCGAGGGGCACATGGGGACCATCCGCGTGAAGCGAACTGGAAAGGCCCGATGACCCAAGAGCATGCATTCCGGACAGGTGACGTCGTTCGGCTGAAGAGCGGCGGGCCGAGCATGACCGTGGACCACTACAAGGACGGGCACGTTCACTGCCGCTGGTTCTCTCCGGAAGGTGAGCTGCACTCCGGCTCCTTCGTGGAAGCCTGTTTGGTGCTGGTTCCCTGCCTCCCCGCGTCATGACGACCGAACCCCACGTCTTCACCCTGCAGCTCGACGCTCAGGAGACACCCGCCTTCAAGCGCTCCTTCCGCAAGGCGCTGCTCCTGCGGCTCTCCTGCTTCGCCTCCGGTCTCGCCGGCGGCGCTCTTGGCTTTGCGCTCGCCCGCCTCCTCCTCGGGTGATTCCGATGCTCGTCACCGGCCAGTACACGCTCCAGAGCGCCCGGCCCCCGAAGCTCCGCGCCGAGTCGGCTCCCGCACTCGACGAAGAGCCCGAGGCCCGCGCGGCACTCGTCCCCGTCTTCGACCGCCACGGCATGGCTCACCCCAGGGTGGTCCGTGCCACGCGCCGCATCGGCACGGCCCGATGGTTCCGCGCTCTCCACGCCTGAGACGCATGTCCGCGCCCAAGCACCCCTCCGAGCTCCCCGCGAGCCGCGCTCCCGAGAAGGCCAGTCCCAAGGGAACCTTCGAGGTCCAGCCGCGCCGCGCGCTCGAGGGGCGTTCTCGCGTTCGTCCCGAGGAGGTCTCTCGCCTCTTCGCTCAGCGCCCCGGGCGCTCTCCGAGGGTCACGTGAGCGACGACTTCCACCTCCAGGTTCGGAACGTCGAGCGCTTCCAGCGCGACCTCCAGAAGTTCGCCCACCGAGCAGTCCCCTTCGCAGCGCGCAACGCGCTGAACCGTTCGGCGTTCGCCCTGCGTGAGAACTGGCAGGGGGAGATCCGGCGGACGATGATCCTCCGGAACAAGTACACCGCAGGGTCTATCCGAGTGGAGCAGGAGCGAGGCCTCGCCCTGCACCGCATGCAGTCCCGCACGGGCTCTATCGCCGACTACATGGTGACCCAGGAGGACGGCGGCACGGTGCGCGGCAAGAGCGGCGCCAAGGCCATCCCCACCGAGGTGGCGGCCGGCCAGGCCATGGGGAGCTCGCCCCGTACCAAGCTCGTTCGCGCCCCCAATAAGGTCACGGCTCTCCCCCGCACGAAGAGGGGGGGGTCTAGGTCCCGTACCGCCAGGAACGCTCGCGCAATCGCCCAGGCTTTTGGGTCGGGGGGCAAGGTTGCGTTTCTCGAGCTGAACGGCGGAAGGAAGGGCTTGTACCGGGTCATGGGGACGAAGAAGCGTCCCAGGGTCCGGAAGCTTTGGGATCTTTCGCGGCGCAGCGTGAAGGTGAAGGCCAACCCCACCCTGGAGCGCTCGTACAAGCGCACGCTGCGCGCTTTTCCAGCCATCTACAGCAAATCGCTGCTCGAACAGCTTCGAAGGCACAAGGTGCTTGGGTTCTGAAAGGTGCGACCTTTTTCCGTCATCGCGCGAAAAGGTACTGTGTGGCTGTACCCCCGTTCCGCCGTTCTTGATGGGGCCCCCGCCCCTCGCTGACATTCTGACCTTCCGACAGTGACAAGTTGTCAAGTCGGGAATGGTGCGCTGCTGTGCGTCGTCTGACGACATTCGCGGAGCTGGCGCGGCTCGCAGACATCACCCGCCAGGCCGTCTCCGACGCCGCCAGGACGACGCTGCAGCCCGCCGTGGTGGGTCGGCGCATCGACGCGGGCCACCCGGTCGTCCGGGAGTACTTGGAGCGCCACGGCGTCACTGCCACGGCGATCGACGCCTTCACCCGTTCGGTCGACCCTCAGCGGGGCCCGGGTGTCGAGTCCGAAGATGACGACTTCGAGATCTACGCGGACCTGACGTTCCGGGAGCTCTTCGAGCGCTTTGGCACGTTCGAGCGCTTCGCTGCCCACCTCGACGCCTACAAGGTCTACGAGCAGGTCATCGGGCAGCGCCTCAAGAACGAGGAGCTCTCGGGCAAGCTCATCGACCGGAGCTTCGTCCAGACGTTCGTCTTCGGGGTGCTTGAGGAGCTCTCGCAACGGCTCCTTCGTGATCACCCGAAGACCACTGCGCGCCAGGCCTTCGAACTCTTCACTGCAGGGGGATCTGCGGAGGAGGTGGAGAGGATCATCCGGACGGACGTGAGTTCGCACCTCGTCCCAACCCAGCGTCGCATCGAAGCCTCGCTCCGGAAGAAGGCGGCGGAGGCGGCGCAACGGGCACGCAGCGGTGCTGGCGGTGATGGAGAGCCGCCCGAAGAAACGCCGAAAAAGAAGCGGGCCGCTGCAGCGAAGAAGGCGCCTGTGAAGTCCGCGCGGACTCCCGGTCCGAAGAAGAAGCCCTCGGCCGGTTCGCGCAAGCGCACCTGATGCAAAACTTCGAAGCCGCTCAGCTCGAGTGGCTGGCGGATGGGCTCGCTTCCTGGACCACCCAGATGGAGGTCCTGAAGCCCTCAGAATGGGCTGAACGGAGCCGATACCTCCCTCCCCAGCATACCGCGCTTCCTGGCCCCTACCGTTTCGCGGTCACGCCGTACCTGCGAGAGATTATCGACTGCCTCTCGCCGGAGTCACCGGTCCGCGAGGTCTCCCTGATGAAGGGGGCCCAGGTCGGGTACACGGCTGGGATCATCGAGAACGGCATCGGGTACGGCATCGACCACCTGAAGTCGGCTCCGATGATGCTCGTGACGGCCGACGACGGCCTCGCGAACCTCCGTGTCAGCGGGTACATCATCCCGATGCTTCAGCTCTCCGGGCTGTCGCATCTCATCAAGAGTTCGGACGAAGGCAACAACCGCAAGACCGGTCAGACGAAGGAGAAGATCGAGTGGGTCGGAGGCGGCTCGCTAATCCCCTTCGGCGCCAGGAACGCTGCCAAGCTCCGCACGTTCTCTGTTCAGTACCTCTTCAATGACGAGATCGATGGGTGGCCGCTGACCGTCAGCAACGACGGCGACCCCTACGAACTCGCAAAGAGCCGGACCAAGGCGTACGCGGTAAGCCGGAAGATCTTCAACGGGTCGACGCCCCTCATCGAGGGCGCCTCGAAGATCCACGCGCTCTACAAGCAGGGGGATCAGCGCAAGTACCACGTTCGGTGCTTGAAATGCGGGTTTCCACAGGAGCTCCGGTTCCGTCACGAGAACAACGAGACCGGCGTCGTCTCGGGGATGCATTGGGAGACGGAGAACGGGTTCCTCGTCGAGGAGTCGGTTCGGTACCTCTGCCAGAACTGCCAGAACCCGCACTTCAACGGCGACAAGACGCGTCTCTTCGACCTGGACATCAACGGGGCGAAGTGGGTCCCGACGGCGCAACCTAGGTCGCGGGAGATCCGCAGCTATCACCTGAGCGGCCTCTACTCGCCCCCCGGCATGTACAGCTGGGCCGAAGCGGTGAAGGACTGGCTCTTGGCCTGGGATACGCAGCGTGGCCAGATGAAGGACCCTGGGAAGTTGCAGGTCTTCTACAACAACGTGCTCGGGGAGCCCTTCAAGCACCACGGCGAGAAGGTCACGAATACAGCCGTTTCGAAGCACCGTCGCCCCGAGTACCGCTTCGGTGAGGTGCCGAACAAATGGGCCGACGATGCCTGTGGGTCTCCGATCCTGGCCGTGACGTGCGCTGTCGACGTGCACGCGAACAACCTGGCGGTGGCCGTGTTCGGGTGGTGCCGCGGGGCGCGGTGCGTTCTGCTCGACTACTGGCGCTTCGAGGGGAACACAGAGGACCTCGAAGACTCGGGAACCTGGGGACGCCTCGGGGAACTGCTCGATCGTGATGTGAACTACGTCGCTGACGACGGGACGCAGTACCAGATCGACATCACCCTCATCGACTCGGGTTACCGCGCCGACACGGTGTACCGGTTTTGCCGGACCTACATGTCCGGTGTTTACCCGGTGAAGGGGCTAGCCGGGATCTCGCAAAACGCGACGGCGGTGAAGCACTTCCGGAAGCTGAACTCGCCGCTCGGCATCGCGATCTTCGGCATCCAGGTCGACGTCTACAAGGACCGCTGGAGCTCCGCACTTCGACACGAGTGGTCCGGCCAGGGGATGCAGCGCGAGGGGCACTTCAATGCCCCGGTCGACATCACGCAGGAGCAGATCGACGAACTCACCGTCGAGACCAAAGTCCCGCTCGGCAACGGTCTCTACGAGTGGAGACGGCCCTCCGGCGCGCGGAACGAGCTCTGGGACTGCCTCGTCTACGGGCTTGCTGGTCTCGAGATCCTCGCTTTCGCGTTCTTCACGGAGCGACTGAAGAGCGCTCACGTCGACTGGCAAATCTACTGGGACATCCGGCAGCAACACCTCAACCGGTGACCTCACCACCACTCGATCATGACTTGCGACGACTCGACCTGGCTGAAGCGGCGCCTGGCGAGGACCGAAGCTATGATCGAGCAGGTTGAGGACGCGATCCTGCAGCTCTCCACGGGCGCGACGCTTTCGTACAGTTTGGACACGGGACAATCCCGGCAATCCGTCACCAAGCAGTCGCTTGGGCAGTTGAAAAACCTCCTTTCCAACCTAGAAAACCGGCGCGCGGCGCTGCGGTCCCGCCTGGGCTGCGGAGGCAGCAAGCAGATGACGCCGGGCTGGTAACCCATGTTCGGCTTCGGGAAGAAGGATGCCTTCGACGCTCTCTATGGGAAGGGCGGAATCCTTGCGCACGGCGTGGCCGCGACGCCACTCGCAAGCCACAACGCGCACGTGATCGATGGCAAGCACGTCCCGGTCATCCAGGTCTCCGACCTGCCGAACGCGCAGTTCGAGTACCGTTGGCACGACGGTGAGAGCTTCGCGGGGGGCTTCGGTCCCACACAGCTCCTGATCGTCGACTACTGGACGCTCCGAGCCCGGTCTGCGCAGCTCTTCGAAACGAACCTGTACGCTCGCGGAATCGTCAGACGCTTTGTCACGAACATCATCGCCACCGGGCTAAGCCTCGAGTCGGTGCCGGAGGAGGACATCCTCGGCTTCAAGGCGGAAGAGCTCGAGCCCTGGACGGAGAACGTCGAGCGGAGGTTCGAGATTTGGGACAAGAACCCGCAGCTCTGCGACCAAGCCGAGCTTGGCACGTTCGGGGAGATCCAGAAGGCTGCTCTGATCGAGGCCTTGGTGTGTGGCGACGTCCTGGTCACGCTGATTCAGGACCCCAAGACTGGCCTCCCGCGGGTTCACCTCGTCCCAGGATCCGAGGTCCAGACCCCTATGGGCCAGCAGCCCAAGCAGGGAGAGAACCGGATCGTCCACGGGGTCGAGCTCGACAAGAATGGACGCCACGTCGCGTTCCACGTCTTGCAGGAGGACGGGAAAACCAAGCGGCTCCCCGCCTACGGCAAGACCGGGAGACGCCTCGCTTGGCTCGTCTATGGGTCAGACAAGCGGCACTGCGACGTTCGCGGGCAGCCTTTGCTCGGCCTGGTTCTCCAGTCCCTTCGTGAGATCGATCGCTACCGCGAATCGGCGCAGCGCAAGGCCACCATCAACTCGATGCTGGCCATGTGGATCGAGAAGGCCGAGGACGTCCTAGGCTCCCTGGCCTTCAGCTCTGGCGCGAAGAAGCGCGTCGTGCCGGACCCGGCCACCTCCGACGGGAAGCAGACGCGGCGGCTCGTGCACGAAAGGGTGCCCGGATGGGTCGTTGAGGAACTGAACCACGGCGAGAAGATCCACGGGTTCAACTCGGCGGGAACGGACGAGAAGTTCAGCGACTTCGAGGCAGCCATCGTGTACGCCATCGCCTGGGCGCTCGAGGTGCCACCTGAGGTGCTGACGCTGTCTTTCAGGAACAACTACAGCGCGAGCCAGGCCGCCATCAACGAGTTCAAGATCTACCTCGACGTCGCGCGCACGAAGTTCGGCAACAGCTTCTGCCAGCCGATCTACGTTGACTGGCTCATTTCGCAGGCGCTCACCCGTCGGATCGAAGCTCGAGGCTTCCTCGAAGCCTGGAGAGACCCCCAGCAGTACGACACGTTCGGGGCCTGGATCGGTGCCGAGTGGTTCGGTCAGATCAAGCCGACAACCGACGGCGTGAAGCAGATGCGCGCTGTGATTATGCAGCTGAACTGCGGGCTCATCACCTTTGACACCGCGGCGCGGCAGGTCACGGGCCAGAAGTGGTCCCGAGTTGTGAAGCGCCAGATGCGAGAGCGGAAGCTTCTCGCGGAGATGCACGCAGCCGGGCAAATCCCGGGCGAGGAAGTCCAGGGGACGGTTCCCCAGAAGGGGGGCGCAAGCGCGTCCGACCTTCGGACGGTCGTCTCGTACCTGTCGGAGTACGTCGACCGGCTCGAGGACACCCTCCAAACAGAAAGGGCAGCCTGAATGTGGCTCATGGAAAAGCGGCTCGCCGAGCAAATCGAGCGAGCGCGGACGAACGGGTATCAGCCGACGGCTGACGAGCGAGCGCGATTCAATGCCTTCGTCATCGAGGCACGGAGCGCGGAGGGTCCGCGAAACCTGCGTATCGCCGGCGACGTGGCAGAGATCCGTATCGAGGGTGTTCTCACGCCGAAGTTCGACTTCCTCGCCTGGCTTTTTGGCGGCGGAAACACGACGTACGCGGACATCCAGGCCGCGCTGGCCATGGCGCGGACCGACGACAGTATCAAGCGAGTCGTCTTCTACGTCGACAGCCCTGGCGGGCAGGTGCACGGCCTATTCGACACGCTCGCTGCCATCGAGGCTTTCCCAAAGCCGATGGTCTCTCGGTGCGCGTATGCGTGCTCGGCGGCCTATGCCATCCCTGCGATGGCCGGCAAGATCGAGGCGGTCAACCCAGCGGTCACCGTCGGCAGCGTCGGCGTCGTGGCGTCCTACTGGGTCGAAGAGGGGATCATCGACATCACGAGCACCGAGGCCCCGGACAAGCGCCCCGACCCAACGACGGAGGAGGGGCAAGCGGTCATCCGGAAGCACCTCGACGCGATCCACGAGCTTTTCGTGGACGCCATCGCTCGAGGGCGGTCGTTCGCAACCGGGAAAACCATCACCGTCGACACGGTGAACCAGGACTTCGGACGCGGCGCCGTCGTACTGGCGAAGGAGGCCAAGCGGCGCGGAATGATCGACGCGGTACTCAACGCCAAGCCCGTGGCCCGCGGCGGCGGCATCTCCGGCTCGATCGCTCCGGCGCCCAACACGGAGACCGAGCCCCAGCCTGCCCCAGCTGCCGAGGAGCAGGCCCCACCAACCACTCCCGAGCTCACCGCGGAGACGCAGGCGAGTTCGAGTGAATCCCCTCCCGATCCCGCCCCGGCTCCGTCCGGCGCGAGTTCGGACGTGCCAACGGCCGAGGGCCACCCAGAAGACTCAGCACCCGCCGCTGATGGCGGTGCTCAACAGGAAAGGCGTCCCATGGACATCAAGACTCTCGAGAAGGAGCACCCCGAACTCTATCAGGCGGTGGTGCAGGTGGGTGTGGATCAGGAGCGCGAGCGGGTCACCGCCCATCTGACGATGGGGAAGTCCCACAATGCTCTCGACGTGGCCTTCAAGGCCATCGACTCGGGCGTCACGCTCAACAATCAGAAGGTCTTGGCGGACTACTTCTCCGCCGGGCGCAACGCTGCCGACCATTCGGCGCGGGGGCAAGAGACCCAGCAGGCAGCCGAGGTCACCGGCGGGGCCCAGAGCCATTCTGAGAAGGGCGCTGGCGCAAGCCCGGAGCCAGGTGGCAAAGGCACGAGCGTGATCGAGCAAGCGCTCGACCACCACGACAAGAAGAAGAACGAGGTGCCCGGTGTCTAACATCGACATCTACAACAACGACCGCGGGTCCGTCGTCATCGAGACCGAGTCCCGCGAGCAGAACGAGATCGCCTTCGCTGGAGCAGACAAGCTTCTCGAGGGAACGATTCTGGCTCGCCACACCGGGACCGGTCTCTTCATTCCCTACGTCAAGGGCGGAAGCTCGAATGGGAATGGTGTACCCAAGGCGATCCTGACCTACGAGCTCGAGGCGACTGGGGCGGGCAATGTTCCAGCTCAGGTTCTCACCGCGGGAATCGTGAACGAGAGCCGGCTCGTGATCCACGCCGATGGCGACAACGAGAACGTCGACGCTGTCGTTCTGGACCTCCTCCGAGCGGTCAGCATCCGGACCAAGAGCGTCCGTCAACTCGCACAGGTCGACAACCCGCAACCTGACGACCTGGACTCCTGATCGACAAACGATCCACCTGAGCCAGTGATGTAGCCGCAGCGCGCCCCGAAAGGGACGGGCGCTGCGGCTCACCGAACCAAGACCATTCGAGGGTCACCGAACGTCCCTGGGCGCCCCGCTGCGCCTACGGGGATGCGGAGGTGCGTCCTCAACCAGGAGAAAAGCAATGCCCGACGCAACTACTTTGCGCATGATCGCCCGGTACCAGGAAGAGGCACCGGCGCCGATGTTCCTGGCGGGGCACTTCCAGAGCCCGCCCAGGAACTACCACAACAGCGAGAAGGTGAAGCTCGACGTCCAGCGTGACGGTCGAGACATCGCCGTCGTGGTCAAGGACCTCTCGCTGGGTCCCAACCAGAACGAGAGCAACAAGTTCACGAGCAAGGAGTTCACGCCGCCCATCCTCGACGAGGAAGGACTGGTCCTGGCTTGGAACCAGTTCGATCGCCTGGCCGGGCAGGATCCCTTCCAGGACTTCGAGTTCGTCGACAAGGCGATGGACGACGCGTTCTCCGTCTTTCGCAAGCTCGACGCCATGATCCGGCGCACCACCGAGGTCATGGCGAGCCAAGTTCTCCGTAGTGGGGAACTCGAACTGGCCGGCAATGACGGCACGAACTACGCGCTGAACTTCCAGCCCAAGTCCAGCCACTTCGTCACCGTGGGCACCCCCTGGGGAACCACAGGCGCCCAGCCAATGCGTGACGTTGCGGGCCTCGCAGAAGTGATCCGTCGCGACGGGAAGAGTTCCCCCGCCAAGCTGATCTTCGGCGAGGAGGCCTTGGACCTCTGGCTCTCCGACGAGGAAGTCAAGTCCAGGCTCGACAACCGCTCGATGGGCCTCGGCCGGGTCGCTCCGGAACCGCGCGGTCAGGGTGCCACGTTCCAGGGCTGGGTCTTCGTGGGCCACTACCAGTTCGAAATGTGGAGCTACAGCGAGTCCTACACCCACCCGGTGACGAAGCAGGACACGCCCTACGTGGCCCACAACGAGGTGTTGATGCTGTCCAGCAATGGCCGGCTCGACCTCACCTTCGGCGGAGTCCCTCTGTTCCGCAGGCCGGAGAACCTCGCTGCGCGCTTCCTCCCCGGAAGGATCTCCGACCCCAAGACGAGCCTGGACCTCACCACGAACGCCTACATCTCGCCGGACGGCAAGCGGCTCGTGGTGGGCGCAGCTGCCCGTCCCCTCACCATCCCCACCGGCATCGACACCTTCGGGCGTCTGACCGTCAACTCCTGATGGCCACCAACCGCGAGTTGCGAGACGAGATCGCCTCCCTGAGCGCTCAGCTTGGGGAGGACGTATCGACCGACGGGCTCAACAACGCGAAGCTGTCCGACCTGCTCGCGCAGCTGCGCGTCAAAGCCGTCGGGATGCACGGTGGGGCTCGTCGCGTGGAACCTGAAGCGGTCCCGTCGGAGCCGCGTGCTCCCCAGGTCCCCTCAGTGCCAACGGACGACCCAGCTCCTGGAACGCCGGGAGAGGCCTCTCCGGATGGCCCGCCCGAGGGTTCGAGCCAGCCGCCGGATGCGCCACCGGCTCCCCCAACCTCGAAGGCGGGCGTCTTCAAGGTTGCTCCTGGGAAGGACCTGGTCACGTTCAAGGGCGTTCGCCCGGCCGGGACCGTGGTCAGCCCGAGAGAGTTCGGTGACGGCGAGAACACCATGCGGGAGCTCTTCGAGAAGGGCTTCTTGGTGAAGGACTGACCGCCCCGTGAACCTCCGCGAATTGGCGGCGTCCGACGCCCAGAGTTTTCTCGAGGACGTCGACGCCGGCTTTGCGTGGGAGGTCTCGCTCGAGGCCCCCGAACGCGCCCCAGTGGCTCTTCGGGGGTACTCGAACGACATCCACCAGACCATCGACCCTGAGACCGGGGTCGCCGTAGCCGGTCGCCGGGCGTCTGTGGCCTTCTCGACCAAGACGCTCGCCGCCGCCCAGCTCCCCTACCCGCGCGGCGAAGCTGACTCGGGGCGTAAGCCCTGGGTGGTCGTGTTCAACGACATCGACGGGGTTCCCCACACCTTCAAGGTCATCGAGGCCTTCCCGGATCGGGATCTCGGCATCGTGACCTGTCACCTCGAGGCCTACTACCGGTGACGGCGCGCATCACGCAGAGGATCGATGTGCGTAGTCGCCGGTGGATCATCGGTGACCTGCTCGCCAAGATCCTGCTGGTCGAGTCCAAGAACCAGCGGGTCCTCGCGGTCGAGGAGAGCGACGACCCCTCCCCCTACGACATCCGGGTCTTCCGTGAGCGGACGAATCCCTGGGACGAGTTCAGGCTTCCTGGGGCCCAGGACGAAGGGGACCTGCGCCCCATCGTGAACGTCTGGTTCGACAACCGGAGCACGACGAAGGCGGCGAGCAACCCGATCTCCCGCGACAAAGTCACCGGCGTCTACCAGATCGATTGCTACGCGTGCGGCGTCAGCAGCGAGACGGAGGACGGCCACGAGCCCGGCGACCTCGTTGCAGCTCGCATCGCGGATGAAACCGCGGAGCTCGTGCGCGGGATCCTGATGGCCGGGACGTACATGTACCTCGGCACGCCTCGGCGCGAGAACCAGTTCGTCTGGGGTCGTCACGCAGAGACGATCACGATGTTCCAGCCGCAGATCGACAACCGGAATCTGCAGAACGTGCACGCTGGAAGGATCGCCTTTCACGTCGACTTCAACGAGGAGTCGCTCGAGACGGTCCCGGAGACGCTCGAAGGCGTTTCTGTGCGCATCAATCGCCTGAACGGCGAGTTCTTGCTCGCCGAGTTCCCGGCGACGCCGGCTCCGTAGCAGCCAAACCAACCTCTCTCGCTCCCTGGGCGCCGCGCTGCGCAGGCCGGGGATGCGTTCGTGCGCCCACTTTCCAGGAGAAGCTCACATGCCCGTCGATGCAACAGCCGTCGCCCGAGTGACCGGCATCAAGACCCAGTACAAGGACATGCGGCAAGGGTCTGCCCTGAACCTGCCGCAGCACATCGCGGTGTTCGCGCCCGGGTCCGACTCGGCCGTGTACAGCTCCGAGAAGTTCGTCGTGACCGGTGGGTCCGCAGAAGTCGGGAGGCGCCTCGGATGGGGCTCCCTGGCGGACCTGATCGTCGACGAACTCCTGCCCCTGAGCGGCGATGGTGTGGGCACCGTGCGGGTCACGGTGTTCCCGCTCCAGCCCGGGTACGAAGGGGTCGCCGCAACCGGAGCGATCACGCCCACGGGCAGCCAGACGGAGAGCAAGCGCTACAGAGTGCGCGCCGCCGGACGGCTCTCGGCGCCGTTCGTCATCCTCCAGGGTGAGTCCATCGCGAACATTTGCACGAAGATCGCCAACGCGATCAACGGCACACTGCGCATGCCGGTCACTGCGACGGCGGGCCCGACCAGCGTCACGCTTCAGGTGAAGTGGTCCGGCGAAAGCGGGAACGATGTCGTGGTCGAGCTCCTCGGAGAGTTGAGCGGCATGACGTTCGGCATCACCCAGCCATCCGGCGGCCTGATCAACCCCGACGTCACCGAGGCGCTCGAGCAGATCGGTAGCCAGTGGGTCACGATGGGCATCAACGGCCTCAACATCGAGGACACGGACGCGCTCGACGCCTACCAGGAGTTCGGCGGGACGCCGGGCACGGAAACGACGCCCGGGTCGGGTCGCTGGGATCCGCTCGTGCAGAAGCCCCTGGTCGTGTTCACCGGGAACACGAAGGCCAACGTGGCGGCAGCCACCACGGAGACCTCCGCGCGCCGAGGCGACGCCGTCAATGTCCAGATGCCGGCGCCCGGCTCGCCCAACCTTCCCGCCGTCGTTGCGGCTCGGGCCGTGGCGCGCATCGCACGCCTGGCAAACAACATCCCCGCGCACGACTACGGCAGCCAGCTGCTGGACCGCATCATCCCCGGCACCGACGCGGAGCAGTGGGACTACGCCCAGCGCGACTTCGCGGTGAAGTCCGGAAGTTCCACCGTCGAGAAGGGGGACGACGACGTCCTTCGGATCAGCGACGTGGTGACCTGCTACCGGCCGGAGGGCGAGGAGCCCCCTCCCTACCGGCACGTGGTCGACATCGTGAAGCTGCAGAACATCCTGTTCAACATCGCGCTGGAGTTCAAACGACCGGAATGGGACGGCGCTCCCCTGGTCGGCGATGACGAGCCGGTGACCGAGCCCACGGCGAAGAAGCCGAAGAATGCGAAGTCGCGCGCCTCTCAGATCATCGAGAACCTCGCCAACGCTGCGATCCTCACCAATCGCGAGCAGGCCAAGGCCAACACCCAGGCGTGGATCGGCGGACCGAAGCGGCTGAACCTTCGCATCCCTGTTCAGCTGTCCGGGAACGTGAACCAGAAGGCGATCACTCTCGAGTGGGGCTTCGACTTCGGATCGGCGCCAGCCGCCTGATCGCTCTCGCCTAACCAGCAACTACCCGCACCAAGCCTGCCTGGGCGCCTCGCTGCGCATCCGGGCGGGCTGACGTGCGCCCGCACCAAAGGACTCACGCAATGAGCGCAACAGGCGGTTCGATTCAAGAGATCTCCATCCGGGGACGACGGTTCGTCGTGGCGTCCGACGCGGACACCACGCGGAAGCTCGGCGGATGGGAGAAGGAAGCCCAACCGAACGGGGACGGCTCCGTTCGCTACGTGAAGACTCGCGTGCCGTGGATGCTTGGCGGCCTGGTGGTCGAGGTCAAAGACGTGCGCGGCGACCAGGAGTTCCTGCAAGGGATCGCCGATTCGAATGACCCCGTCGACATCTCGGTGACCTACGCGAGCGGCGTGACCTACGAGGCCGTAGGCACGATCACGGGTGAGGTCGTCTACAACTCCCAGAACACCACCGCGACGATCGAGATGAGCGGCGGCGGCAAGCTGCAGCAGCAGTGACACGCCCGCTCACCCTCGCCTCGCTCGCGTCGGTCCCGGAGCGCGAGCACCTGCTCGTCCAGGCGCTCGAATCTCTGCGCCCGCAGGTGGACCGCCTCCACGTGTACCTCAATGGGTACGAGGCGGTCCCCTGTTGCGTGCAGGACCTGGCCGACAAGTACGTCCTCTCACCCGAAAACCATGGAGCGGAGCGCAAGTTCCACTGGGCCCAAGCCCACGCCGGCGTCTACCTGACGTGCGACGACGACTTCGTCTATGCCGAAGGCTACGTCGCCACGATGGTGGACGCCGTTCTGCGTTGGGACGGTCGCGCCATCGTCACAGCGCACGGTCGGACGTACCGCCCGCAGGCGCGGAACGTCTTCGACGTGGTGCCGGGGAGCGTCGGGATCATCCACAAGCGCGTTGGCAACGGGCGCTGGGTGAACCACGGCGGAACCGGGGTGATGGCCTGGGACGCTTCGAAGCTCGCGGTTCCGACGAGCTTCCCGGAGCGGAACCTCGCTGACATGCAGCTGTCGGTCTGGGCCCAGCTGAACCAGGTGCCGATCTGGCTGATTCCGCACGAAGCCCACTGGCTGAAGTCTCTGGCCTCCCTCGACCCAGCGGGGATCTTCCGGTCCTCGCAAGCTGAAGGGCACGAGCGCCGGAATCGGTTGATCCGACAGCACGCCGCGACCCATGGCTGGCAGCTCTATGAATGCTGACCCTTTCGTCAGCTTCGTCTTCCCGGTGCACCAGGAGGGGTTGCCGCTCCTGCGCCGGTCTGTCGCGGCGCTCGAGCACCAGACCGACCAGGACTTCGAAGTGGTGGTGGCGGTCGACGCAGCGTCCGCCGACTTCCCCTGGGCGTGCATCGACGCGCTCGACCTGCCCCAGGTGGGCAAGCGGCTTGCCGTGGTCCCCTCGCCGCGCACGGCGCACGCTGGGCACCTCCCGCACAGGAACCACGCCCGGAACGCCGGGTGCCGAGAAGCCGTCGGACAGCACCTCTGGGTGCTCGACGCGGACATGCTCGCCGACCCCGGCGCCGTGGAGCACCTGAAGGCCGTCGCCAGCGCGAGTCAGCGGCCCGTCTGTGTGTCCCCCTGCTTCGCGGAGCCCGACGTGACGCCCACCGAATGGGCCTCCTACGCGGGCGATCCGTGGGCGCTCCCGCGGCACCGGAAGACGGCGAGCGGGCTACACCACTGCTACCGCCCCGGAGCTCCAGCGACCACGCACCTCTTCACGCTCCCCGAGGGGTTTCCCTCGATGCCGCGCTGGCTCTGGGAGGCGCTGGGCGGGTTCGATGAGCGCTACCTCGGATGGGGAGCGAACAAGATCGACCTCTGCCGGCGGCTTCGGTTCCTCGACGTGCTCGAGCAGCTCGTCGAGGTGCACCTGCTGACCAGCGTCCTCTTCCTCCACCAGCCCCACGAGCGGGACCCGCTGCACTTCGACGAAGAGCTCCGGGCGCGGAACACCGCCATGTTCGCCTGCATGCAGGAGGAGGCCCACGCAGGGGCCCCCTGGTGGCGTGAGCAGGTGGCGCGAGTGCGCGCCGCGGTTTCCGCCCATGCCGCTTGAACCCATCTCGGAGGAGGACTTCCGCGCCGCGGAGCACGTGCATCCGTACCTCCGCGGCCGCTGGGTCTACCTGCGTCACGTGGCGCGGCTGGTGGCAACGCTGAGCCCGTCGCGGGTCCTCGAGGTCGGCCCCGGACCGCACCCCTTCGTCCCCGGCTCCGACACCCTCGACATCTCCGCGGACTTCTCGCCCACGTACCTCCACGACGCCGGCGCCACCCCGTGGCCCGTAGCCTCAGCGTCGTACGACCTCGTTCTCGCCCTGCAGTGCTGGGAGCACTTCGAGGGGCGACAGGAGGCGGCGTTCCTCGAGGCCGCGCGCGTCGCAGGCCCATCCGGCCACGTCCTCATCTCGTTCCCCTTCAGGTGGACCCGCACGAACAAGACCCACGCCGGGATCGGGGTCTCACGCATTCGTGAGTGGACCGCGGGAGCGACCCCCGTGCGTCGCCTCCTGGTGAAGAGGCCAGAGCACCGGAAGCGGATGCTGATGCTTTTCCGCGGGGGCGACCCCGCTTCGTTTGGAGACCAGCACAATGACCAGCAAACAGTACAAGGTGGATGAAGAGACCGCCGCTCAGGAGTTCGAGCGGCTGTGTCGTGGGCGGCGCGTCGACACAGACGTCGACTCGATGACGCCGAAGGAGAAGAAGGACTTCAGCGCGATGCGCGCAGAGATCGTTCGCCTCATCCGGGAAGGGCGACTCGAGGTCCACGAGGACGGAGTCCTCGTCACGTACCGCTGCTTCGACGGTCAGAGCTTCACCTTCAAGAAGGCCGGGGGGGCGACGTTCCTCGCGCTCGAAACGCACGACCCGAAGCAAAAGATTGCGAACCTCTTCGAAGCGCTCGCCGACATGTCAGGTGTGGCGTCGAAGAAGTTCACCGCACTCGAGGAAATTGCTGACGTGAAAGCCCTCTCGGTACTCGCGTCGCTTTTTTTCTCGCCCCAGTAGTCGACCGAATCGTTCGGAAAGGCGACGACGCGCGGCTCGAGCCAGACAGAAACTCAGGGGCGTGCAGACACACCGCTCCAAGAGTCTTCGGTGAGATGCTGCAGCAGATTTGCCGCGACTACTCGGGGCTACCGGATCCGCGGACTCTCAAAGACCACGAAATCGTATTCTTCTACAACGGGCTGCGCGAGGAGCTGAAGAAGGCGACGGCTGAAAAGCCGGCCACTTCGGCTCCGCGCATCCCGCGTTTCTCGCGCCGCTCCCGGCGCGGGTAGGCACGCTTGGCCAGCAGCCGGTTCTCAATCGAGGCGATCTTCCGCGCCGTCGATAGGATCAGTGCGCCCGTCGCCAAGATGCAGAGCCGGGTCGGGAGCTGGGGGAAGAAGCTCGAATCGACCTTCAAGGATGCCGACAAGGTCATCAACAAGGCCTACAAGGGGCTCAAGTCGTTCGCGACAGAAGCGGGCAAGGTCGGGCTCGTTGTGGGCGCAGCGCTCGGTGGCGTCCTCTACAAGATCGGCTCTGCAGGGGCCGACTTCGAACAGGCCATCACCGCCGTCGGCGCCGTCGGACTTCAGACTCGCGACCAGATCGCTGATCTGGAGGCCGAGGCCAAGAAGCTAGGCGCGACGACCAAGTTCACGGCGACCGAGGCCGCGAACGCCATGGAGATCATGGCCCGCGCCGGCTTCTCCAATCAGGAGATCCTCTCGGGCGTGGGCGGCGTGCTGAGCGCTGCCGCCGCCTCCGGGATGGAGATGGCGGAGGTCGCCAATCATGTCTCGAACGTGATGAAGGGCATGGGGCTTCAGGCCTCAGAGGCCGGTCGGATCGCTGACGTACTGACGCTGGCGAGCTCGAGAACGAACAGCTCTATCGGCTCGCTCGGCGAGTCGATGAAGAACCTCTCCCCTGTCGCGAAGCAGTTCGGGATTGGGCTTGAGGACGCCGTCGGCATGGTGGCCATGCTCCAGGACGTGGGCCTGGACGCGTCGGAGGCGGGAACGGCCACGGCGACGATGCTCACCAAACTGAGCAAGCCGTCGGACGACGTCGCCAAGACGATGAAGAAGCTCGGCGTCGCGTTCAAAGACGCGAAGGGCAACATGCTTCCGCCGCTGGAGGTCTTCGCGAACATGCAGAAGGCCGCTGGAAAGCTCGGCGGGAACATGGACAAGGTCGCGTTCTTCGCTGACCTCGTTGGCCTGCGCGGGCAGAAGGCGGCGCTCAACCTCCAGGACCTCTTCACCTCCGAAAAGGGTCAGCAACTCACCGAGGCGCTCCGGAGCGCGGAAGGATCAGCCGAAAAGATGGCTGAACTCCGCATGAACAACCTGCACGGCGACCTGACGCTGCTCGGGTCAGCAGTGGATGGCGTGAAGATCGCGCTGTTCGATCTGGAGAGTGGCCCCCTTCGCGGTGTGGTTCAGGGCGTCACGGCCTGGGTCACCGCGAACCAGGACCTCATCGTTTCCGGGGTAAAGGAGTTCATCCAGGACGTCCGAGACATCCTCCCGGACATCATCTACTGGGGCGAAAAGATCGCGATCGTTGCGGCCGTCTTCGGTTCCGTGGCGGCTGCGATCAAGATCGCGACAACTGCGGCAGCCATCTTCAACGCCGTTGCTGCGGCCAACCCCTACGTCCTCATCGGGATTGCGATCGTGGCCGCGATCGGCCTCATCATCGCGTTCTGGCCCGAGATCACGGCGTTCTTCTCCGACCTTTGGGAGGGCATCAAGAACATGGCCTCTCGGGTCGCTGAGGCGGTGAGCGGCTTCGTCATGGCCATTTGGGAGCCAGTAAAGAGCTTCCTGGTGGGGATGTTCGAGTTCGTCGTCGGCATCCTCTCGATCCTGTTCTGGCCGCAGATCCAGATGTTCAAGCTGCTCTTCGGAGTGGTGAAGCAGGCTGCCGGCTGGGTGATGGAGCACTGGGAGCCGATCAAAGGCTTCTTCCTGGCGATCTGGGATGGCATCGGAGCCGCCTTCGTTGGGATGTGGGAGTACATCGTTGGCCGGGTGAAGTTCTACTACGAGCTGATGGTCAGCATCTGGACCCCCATCCTCGACTTCTTCTCGGGGCTTTGGACGGCGGTCTCCGATGCGTTCATGTCCATCTTCGGCAAGGTGGTCGACAAGATCAGCTGGGCCGTCAACGCGGTGCGGGAGGTGGGCCGCGCAGCGTTGGGTGGAGGCGACGATGCCTCCGCGCCCAGTGCGGGTGGGCAGATGGTAAGCCCGCAGGAGCGGACAGCTCGCACGATCTCCGAGACGACCAACACCTCGAAGGCTGAGCTCACGATCGATGACCGCACCGGACGCGCCAAACTCGACGCGCCCAAGGGCTCTGGCATCAGGCTTCAGCGTCCGGCCCCATCGGGAGGCTTCTGATGTCGTTCCAGCCGACTACAGCCGCAGGAGCGCTCGTCGGGGCCAATCGTCCTGGGGGCTGGGAAAGCCGACTCCGCGAGGGGGCATACACGTCTCCGGGCGGCACGCGGATCCCGTTCAAGTTCGAGGGCGTCGGGCGCGAAGTCGACAAGCGAACGACCGCTTTCCCGTTCATCAAGGTCCGAGACGACTACGTCCAGGACAACGGCCACGGGTCGAGGAAGTACCCGCTGCTCTGCTACTTCACGGGGAGCTCCTGCGACAAGCTCGCCGACGCCTTCTTCGCTGGCCTGCTGGAGCCTGGCCAGGGGAAGCTCGAGCACCCGCGCTACGGGACGTTCAACGTCGTTCCGTTCGGCACCATCACGCAGCGCGATGACCTCGTCGAAGGCGCAAACCAGAGCATCGTCGAGGTCACCTTCTGGACGACCACCGGCGCGGTCTACCCCTCGACGGAAGGGAATCCGCGAAGCGAGATCCTCACCGCGGCCGAGGCCTACGACATCGCGGCTGCGCAGCAGTTCGCGAACGGGGCGAACCTCCGCAGCGGGCTCCGCCGCTCTGGCATGAAGAGCTCCGTCCGGGGGCTCCTCCAGACGGTGAGCCGCGCCCTGAGCAGGGTCTCGGGCGGCGTGTCCTCGATCACCAGAGAGTTTCGCGATCTGCAGAGTACGGTGAACTTCGGTCTCGACGTGCTGGTCGGTCAGCCGCTGTCCCTGGCTCGGCAGATCGTGAATTTGATTTCTGCGCCATCCCGGGCGCTGACGGGGATCTTCGATCGCCTGGCGGGGTACCGCGCCATGGCCGAGGACATCTTCGGGACGTCGCGTGCGAGTTCCGCGGACAGAGCGATCTCGGCGAACCTGCGGCTCCAGGCGCAGAACGACTTCCGTCTCGCTGACCTTGGCGCCCAGGCGGCAGTCGCTGGGAGCGTCCGGGCCGTCCTGAACCACGAGTTCACGACGAAGCCCGAGGCATTGGCGGCTGCCGAGGAGATCCTCTCTCAGCTCGATGCGGTCGTGGCCTGGCGCCAGGAGCGCTTCGCGGAGCTCGACATCGTCGACACCGGCGAGTCCTACCAGGCGCTGCAGGAAGCCGTGGCGCTCGCTGCGGGCTTCCTCGTCCAGGTGTCGTTCAACCTCGTCCCGGAGCGCGCCATCGTGCTCGACCGGCCCCGCACGGTCATCGACCTGTGCGCGGAGCTCTACGGCACGGTCGATGACCGCGAGGACTTCTTCATCAGCAGCAACAACCTGACGGGCTCGGAGATCCTCTTGATCCCTCGGGGTCGCAGGATCGTCTACTACCCGACGGCAGCCTAGGCGCCTCGTGACGGCACCCGACGTCTCGATCCTCATCGAGGGGGTCGAGTTCACCAACTGGACCGAGTTCGAACTGAGCCTGGGCCTGGACTCCTACTCGGCCGCCGGCTTCACGGCGCCCTTCGAGCCGGACCGAGAGGAGTTCCGGGAGCTCTTCCGGCCGTTCTCGTTCAAGGAGTGCCAGGTCTTCATCGACGACAACCTGATGTTCACGGGGCGCCTCGTGGACATCGTCCCGGAGGTTACGGCGGAGAGCGCGTCTATCCAGGTCACCGCGTATTCGAAGCCGAACGAGCTCTTCCAGGTCACTCCCCCGCCAACGCTCCTCCCGCTCGAGTTCAACGGGATGACGCTGGTGCAGATCGCGCAGAAGCTGGCCGAGCCCTTCGGCATCGGCGTCCGTGCAGACGCGCCCATCGACGCTGCGGTCCGCAGCTCGAAGCTAAAGCAGCAGCGACGGAGGAGGGGCGCCCCCCGGGTAACCCCGGTGGGCGACAAGTTCGACCGCGCCCAGTGCGACCCGGACAAGAAGATCCAGGAATTCCTGGTCGACCTCGCCCAGCAGCGCGGTCTCGTCATCACGGATGACCCGCAAGGGAACCTGGTCTTCCAACAATCGGTAGCCCCGGGAAACCCCGTGGCGGTGCTCGAAGGGCAGCCCCTGACGCGCGTCACGCCGGCGTTCTCGCCGGAGTCCTACTACAGCGAGCTCACCGGGTTCGGCTCGAAGCGGTCCGGCAAGGGCACGGCAAAATGGACGGAGGAGAACAAGCGCTACCTCGGCACGAACCTCCGCCCACTCAGCTTCATTTTGGACGACACCGAGAGCGGCGACGTCCCCTACGCGGTCCGTGCGCGCCTCGGGCGCATGCACGGTGAGATCGTCAGCTACGTGGTGGACAACCTGCCAACGTGGACGGACCCAGAGAACTACCTCTGGCACCCGAACACGACGCTGATGCTCCGGGCACCGGAGGCCATGGTCTACAACTACAGCGAGCTCCTGGTGCGCAACGTCGCGCTGCGGGTGAACGAAGCATCGTTCAGCGCGAGCCTCGGGCTCTGTCTGCCGGGCGCGTTCTCCGCGACCCCCGCGGAGATCCCCGAGCGGATGCCCTGGGAGGGCTGAATGGCTTTCCTCGCAGACGTCATCGCTTTCGCGCGGGAGGTGATCAACGGGGTCTCCGTTCCGGTGACCACCGTCGACCGGGGCTCCGGGAGGAACTCGACCGCTGGGCATTTCGGTCCCGCTGGCGACGACTCGCCGCCGCTCCCTGACGACGTCTCTGTCTGCGTCGAGGGGGCTGCCGGAAGCGGGTCCACCACCGCGGTTGGCTACCAGGACCCCAAGAATGCCGGCAAGGCGCTTCCCGGCGAGCGCCTGCTCTACGCCCGCAACCCGCAGGGGGGCGTCGTCCTTGAGGTCTACCTGAAGCGGGATGGGTCGTTCCTGGTCGAGAGCAAGACGGGGGCACCGCTCGAGCTCAAGACCACCGGCGCGGTGATCGTCGACGCCTCCGAGATCAAGCTCGGGAGAACGGCTGGGACCGGCGTCGCCTACGAGGGCGCCACGGTCACCGGAACCGGGATGCTCGACCCCATCACGGGGATGGTCGACTTCGTCGGAGTCATCGTGGGCGGCTCGAACGTCACCAAGACGGAGTTATGATCCAGCATCTTGGGACGTTCCCGGCGTCGTCGGTGAACGTGGGCCTCGCTGCGGCGCCGGCGGGGTTGGCGGTGGAGGTCGCCAGGCTACAGGAGGCGATCGTCAAGCTCACTCTGGCTGGGGCGACGCAAATCCAGCTCGCCGGGATCCTCGCCACGAACCCGCCAGATCCAGCGAAGTACGGACTCGCGGCGCAGGTGGCCCTGAACCCGGCGTCGCTGGTAATGAACTTCGACCCATCGAAGCTCGGGCTCATCGTCGCACCGTCAGTGCTCCCAGCGATGACCGTGGAGCTCGGCGCTGCCGAGGCTCAGCTCGCGGTGCTCTCGCCGCTCGTGGGCGGGCTGCGGACGGGGCTCGACACCCCTGGCATCGCCGGCTGGACCTACTCCGGGCGCGCTGCCGGGTTCGGCGCGAAGCTCGCATCAGGGACCCAGTCCGGCTTCGGTGGCGTCCCGCCGAACCAGCCGGTGAGCGCGGTCATCGTTGCCACCAACAACTTCGCGAGCTGGCAGAGCTTCTCCGAGGGCATCGACACAGGGGGCTCGGCGAACACGAACCTCGGGACCTCCACGAAGCAAGAGAGACTGGCCTTCCACGGCGTGCGCGGAGCCGGCTCCTGGAGCGTGGGACTCGACCGGGTGCTGAAGCCCCTGGACATCACGCTCAGCACGCTCGAGGGGACGCGGAACCGCATCACGAGCACCCTTCAGATCCTGAGCGGCGTCGTCATCCCCGACGTCGAACCCGCCATCAGCGCGGCGCTCGGTGGCTTGAGCATCGACGGATGGGTGACTGAGCGACTGCCCGACATGCTCGAGGCCATGCTCGGCGTGAACGTCAACTACGACGCCCAGATCGACGGCGTCGCGGTGAAGATCGACAACGTCCTCGAGCTCATCAACGACATCGAGGTCTCGCTCTCGGGCGGCGGCCTGACGATGTGGTCCTACTCCGGACCCGCGGGCGCCTTGGGCGCCGACTTCGCCCCTGAGATCGCTGGCGGCCTGCCTGGGACGACGGGCGGCCCCAACGGCTCGACCTACGGCATCGTGCTCGCCTCTGCGTCTCCGCAGGCGTGGGACGCATTCGGTAGCATTTTCAAAACGTCCTGAGCGCCCCATGGCGGACGTCCTTCTCTTCCACACCCCGGACGGGGGCGAGATCCGCATTGAGGCGGGGCGCGTCGAGATGACCGACGGCATTGAGACGGCCGCCTACCTGAGCCTCTTCGGAGGCAACGAGGACGACTCCGGGATCCAGGGGGATGACCCCAAAGAGTGGTGGGCGAACAAGCTCGAGACTTCGCCCGCGCGCAAGTACCGGAGCGAAACGCAGTACGTTCTCCGATCGCTGCCAGCAATTCCGGCGAACCTCCGCCGCATCGAGGACGCCGCCGGGCGCGACTTGGCGTGGATGGCGGAGTCGGTCGCATCGGGAATCTCGGTGGTCGCGACCATTCCCCGCCTGAACTGGGTGCGCATTGAGATCGAGATCGTCCTTCAGGACGGCAGGCGCGTCCCCATGACGTTCGAGTTCACGCGCGGACAGGAAGGCTCTTAGGCCCATGATCCAGCAGCCCACAGTCCAAGAGCTCACGACGAACATCGTCGCACAGCTCGAGGCGAAGCTCTCAGAGGACCTCCCTCTACTCCCGAAGGCTTTCGTCCACGTGCTCGCGAAGGTGCTCGCGGCGGTCACCGTTCTGCTCTTCAAGTACGCTGGCTGGATCCTCCTCCAACTCTTCGTCGCGCATGCCTCGATGGAGGAGACGGTCATCCTCGGCCGGCGGATCCGTCCGCTTGTGGAGTGGGGGCGACTCGTCGGCGTCGGAGACCCGGTGGAGGCGACGCAGGCCGAGCACGTCGTCGACGTCACTGTCCGCAATCAGATCGACGACCTCCGGGCAGGGACACAGCTCGTCTCCCCTGCCAGCCAGGTGATCTACCAGGTGGTAGGAACCGTCGCGCTGGACGCCCCGGTCGTGCAGGTCACGGTGCGAGCATCGGGCGACGGTCAGGGAGGAGACGGATCCGGATCAATCGGCAATCTGCTCCCCGGAGACATCCTGGAGTTTGCCAACCCGCTCGCGAACATCGAGCGCCGCGCGACGGTGGTCTCGAGGACCGTCGACGGGGCCGACGCAGAGGACCCCGACACCTATCGCGCCCGGGTCTTCCGACGCTTCCAGCGCCGCCCCCAGGGCGGGGCCTACGCCGACTACCAGTCCTGGGGCGAGGAACTCGCAGGCATCCTGAACGTGTACCCCTACACGGGAGCTCCGGGCGAGGTCGACGTCTACGTCGAGGCGACGGTGGCGAGCTCCGGAAGCGAAGACGGGATCCCGACCGAGCCACAGCTCGAAGAGGTCCGAGCCGCGATCGAGGCGGACCTGAACGGGCTCGCGAGCCGCCGGCCCGCGAACGCTGCGGTGAACGTCTACCCGATCACTCGGCAGCCGTTCGATGTGCTGCTCGGTGGGCTCGAGGCTGCAGACGAGGATGCGGTCCTCCAGGCCATCGCCGAGGGCGTCGACGACTACCTTCGAGCGCGTGAACCCTACATCGTGGGGCTAGCGCCTCTGCCTCGTTTGGACCGCATCACGCAGGGCGCGGTCGCGGGGATCGTGATGGGCGTGGCGGAGGCGGAGGGGGCAACCGCAGCGACGGTGGAGCTGCAGCTGAACGGAAACCCGATCACCGAGTACACCCTGCCGCCGGGCCAGAAGGCCCGGCTGGGAACCCTGAGCTGAACCTATGGCACTCGACCTGAGAGAGCGTTACGGGATCCGCGTCGACACCACGGACCCCGCCTACCCCTACGGCAAGGCGCGCAACGCAACCGCCGTCGGTGACGGAACCGGGTTCCCGCTCGAGCGCGATTGGGTCAACGACCTGCAGGGCTTCCTGCAGGCGCTGCTCGTCGACGCGGACATCGCGCCGAGCGAAGTCCCGGACACGGCCAACGTATCCCAGTACCTGGGTGCGCTTCTGGCCATCTTCTACCGGCGCGGCCAGGTAGATACTCTCCTCGCGAACGAGGTTACAGCGCGCAATGCTGCTATCACGGCAGCAATTGAGAACCAGTTCAGCGGTTGCTCCCTTTACAAGTCGGCTAATCAGACGCTCTCGAGCGAGGTCGAGTCAGCGATCACTTTCAACTCGGAGAGTTGGGACGTCGGCGACTATCACAGCACCTCCTCGAATACCCAACGCCTCGTCGCTCCGGCAACAGGGTACTACCTCCTGTCCTGGCGCGTTCCATTCGGCTCGGGGGCTGCCGGCTTCCGGAATCTCGCTCTGTACCTCAACGGTTCGTCGGTTGGGACGCTAGATTCGACCCGGGTCGCCACCACGACCACCGCCCTGCTCTCTGGGTGCATGGAGTTTCCACTCACCGCCGCCGACTATATCGAGGTGAGGGCCAGCCAAAACTCAGGAGGAGACGTCGATGTGGTCGGAGGAGTGTGGGGCACGAGAGTCTCACTGCGGCGCATCGACCCGATTGTCCCTTGAGTCTATCGCACGCCCGGGATCTTCAGACAGACCGCCTTCGTCTCCCCGCAGCCCTCCAGGCGAGAGCAGAGCAGCGCGAGGTCCTGCCGAGTGATGCAACTCAGGTCGAGCCGTATCGGGGTCCGCATCACGGCCGACGCGGGAACCTCGGAGAGTGCATCGTCTGGGTGATGCGTTGCGCCGAAGATGTGCCCGATCTCGTGCGCCACGGTGTTCGCGATCTCGCCGGTTTGGATGTCGTCAGGCCATATAGCGATCGAGCTGTCCGCGTATGCTGCCCCGTTCAGAACTCCCCACTTGCTGTCCGGTCTGGGACCGGAGAGTCGCCGGATGCGCATAACAGGCCGCTCCGGATCCGGTTCCGAGAACCCGACCACGACAGGCATCTGGAGCAAGGGGACGGCGTAGAACCAGGCCTGGGTCGCGGCGTCGACCGCCTCCCATTCACCAGCGGAGACGAACTCGGGGTCCACCTCTATCGCCTGCAACTGGTCCGCCGGGACCAAGAGTGCATATCGATCGAAGTGGTCGTGAGTCTCCCCTTCCGACTCGCCTGCCACATCCTGGTGCTCCTGGCCGCACTCTGCACAGTCATCCAAGATGGTTGAGCCTGAGCCCCCGCCGCATCCGACGGCGACCAAGGCCACCTTGGCAAGGAGCGCCTTCCAGGCCACTGTTCTCATGTTCGAATTCTCCTTCAAGCTGGATTCGGACCACGCCCCCGGTCGCTAGCACCGACGCGGGGGCATCTTCGCTAGCGTGCTGGCACTAGCCCTAGTGGTCAAGCGCTATCCCGCAACTGCCCGGCACTGCTGAGAGTTCGCAGACGGTCTGCCTGGTTCTGGACGGCATTCCGGAACGCCATTGGCTCCTCGACCCAGTGCATTTCGCGGAACGTTCCGCCGCTACCAACGATCTTCAGGCTTCCGAAGCTGAGCCCGAGAAACGTCGTGGCCTGCACGGACTCGACCTTCTCGAGGCGCAGCTCGTCGATCTCGCGAGCGAGTAGCCCCGTCTTCACGAGCACCCTCCGGTCGGTGACGACCATCTCGGTCGTGACTCTGCGGATCCACAGGAGCAGCACGATCGGGATCCCGATCAGAATCGGCACGAAGATGGCCCCCGGTAGGTACATCGCCCAGTGAAGGCGACCAACGTGCTGGACGCGCTCCCCGGGCAACAGGTGCTGCTGCAAGTGATTGGTCATCCAGCAAGCTGAGAACCTCAGCAAGGTGGCGTCAACTGACGCCCACGCCGGCCCCATGGCCAAGCTCCAATGAGCCTCTTCGAAACCATCAAAGCCCTCCTCCCCACTGGGAAGGCCTGGCGCATCGTCGTGGACAAGACGCTGCGCCGCTTCTTCGAAGGGCTCGCGGAGCAGCCCCAGGAAACGAAGGGCTACGTCGACCAGGTCTTCCTCGACCTGTTCCCTCCGACTACCCGACAGCTCGGACTCTGGTGCGAGCAGTTCGGGGTCTGGCCTTCGCCGAGCGATTCGCGCAGGAGGCGTGCGCTGGATGCGTCGTGGAAGGCCACCGGCGGGCAGTCGCCGCGGTACATCCAGGATGTCCTCCAAGCGGCCGGGTTCGACGTATACGTCCACGAGTGGTGGTGGAACGTCCCGATCATTGAGAGCGAACTCTCGGGGAGCGGAACACTCCCGCCCACGATCACGGTATCGGGCATCTACCTCCAGCTCACCGGGCTTGGTGTCCGCGTCGTCGAGTACATCGCGCCGACCGACCCGGGCGGCCCGCTGCTGACGATCGAGACTTCGGTCGACGGTGGCGCCACGTGGTCCGCCCCGCTCTCTCAGAACTGGTTCGGGGAGCCGTGGGAGGTCGAAGTCCCTGGAGCGCCCGGCGCTTTTCTGACGCTCCCTCTGAATGTCGAATACACCGACGACAACCTCTGGGAGCCCTCGCTTCTCCCGGAACTACCGCGCGTTCCCCGCAACCCGCTGCACTATGCGGACCAGCCGCTCACCGGCCTCTTCCAGTGCGAGGACGACACCGATCCGGATTGTCCGGAAGCCTACGACGGACCCGAGGCGCCGTACTGCAACGACTTCCTCGTCAACGACCCGGGCTACATCGTCAACCTCGACCTGACGCGGAGAGCCCCCCCTCCGATCCCTGCCGACCCGGACGCGTGGAGGTACTTCCTCTACATCGGCGGAGAGAACTTCCCGGAACGCGCCCAAATCCCTGCGGCGCGCCGCGCTGAGTTCGAGTGGTTCATCCAGAAGCTGAAGCCCTCGCAGCAGTGGGTGGTGACGCGCGTGGAGTACGTCGCGGTCCTCGCCACCGAAGACGGTGACGACCTGGTCACCGAGGACGACGACCTGATCATGGTGGAGGCATAGCCCATGGGCCAAGTGAAGATTTCTGAGCTCCCGGAGCTCGAGACAGTTCCCGAGAACGCTTTCGTTCCTGTGGTCTCTGGCGGCCAGAACCAGAAGGCGCAGGTGGCGAACCTGCCTCGTGGCGCAACGGAGATCATCGTCCTCGTCACCGACCTCCCCCCTCGCCTCGACGAAGAAGAGGAGCCGATCGCCAACGAGTACCAGGTCGACGCCAGCGTCTACGGCGGCCGCGATCCTGCCCAGACGCGGCTGACGATCGTCGCGGAGGCCGCCTTCTTCCAGCAGGTGATCTATCTCCAGGACGATGCGAGTCGGGTCCTCGGGGCGGAGATCGAGATCCTCATCGATGGGAACGCGGGCGTCGCCGTCGCGCACACCGGTGGCGGACAGACGATCGACGGGGATACGTCGTTCGTCGGCGCCTCGCCCCTGCAGACGGGCGGGAAGGGGGCGATTACCCTCCGCTGCGTCGACTCAGACACGGGAGCCTGGGTCCGCACGTCGTCTCGCTACACGGCGAGCGTCGGGCGCGGGGAGGTGTCGCCGTACGCGACGCACGCACTTGCGCCGCAGACGATCACCGGCACGTCGAGCTTGCTCACGCCGACGGTACTTCGTGCGCTGATCGTGACTACGAATGCGGGCGCGGTCGCTCTGCAGCTCGGAACCGACTCCAGCTTCGGCTGGACGACGGGCAGCGTGCGCCCGATCCTCAACGGCTACCACGCGGGCGGTGCGGCGCTGACGATCGTCCCGGATGAGGGCGTGACGGTGCACGGGAATCGGCCGATCGCTCCGGGCATGCGTTGGCAGCTGCACAGCGTGGCTGTCGACGAGTGGAGCCTGACGGTTTACGACGCCAGCCGCGAGTACACCAACTCGGGCGGCGCGCAGTACCGAGACGGCGTGGTCCCGCAGCACGACACGAGCACGACGATCGCCCCGGCCGCGTCGGCGAACGTCGACGTGGTCCTGCCGCCGTCGCGCAAATGTCGGATCACGGTGCTTGTCTCGGGAACCGCGTCGAACGGCACCACGTTCCACGAGCAACGGCGCTATTTCTGCCGTACCGGGGCCACGGCGCGCGAGTCGTTCGAGAGCCTCGGGGTGAGTGAGACGGTTGTCAACGACTTCGACTCCGAGAACGATCTGTTCGCGGCAGAGCTGGTCGAAATGAACGTGGGAATCATGACGACTCACGTGGACAACGTGCCGGTGCTGCGTTTGCAGCCGTCGAACATCAGCGAGCACAACATTGCGCTATGCGTGACGGCTCGTGTCGAGTCGTACGTTCCGCCTGCGCAGCCGGAGGCTCCGTGAGGCAGCTAGCGGTCCTGACCAGCGCGTTTATCGTCGGTGCGTCGCCCGCACCTTTCGACCCCTCCGTCTACGACCAGGCGATCGTTTGGGATTCGACCATTGGCACCGGCGCGGGTGCGACGATCGAGCCCGGGTTCTTGGAGGACTACGTCGCGAGCAGCCCGAACACAGGCTCCCTCGGCACCGCGTGGACGCAGACGACCGCGAGCGCTCAGCCGATGCGCGACCGCGAAACCGGCGCCGCGTTCTTTCGTGGGACGCGGCGGCTCGCGCTGTCCTCTCTCTCGCTCAGCGACCAGCGCTTCATACACGACGGCACGGGCGATTACCTGCTCACGCTCCGGTTCCGGACGACGAGCCTCGCCGCGAACAACGACCTGTTCTCAACGTACGACGGCAACGCGAACACTGTTGGCATGCAGGTGCGCGCCGCAAGCACAGGCGCTCTCGTGGTGCGCTGGGGCAACGGCTCGGGGAGTGCCGCACTATCGCTCTCGGTGGCGGCGGCGATCACGACCAATACCGACTACACGGTATCGGTGCGCGTAGTCGGAACCACGGTGACCGTGTTCCTGAACGGGTCCGAGGTCGCCTCGGGAACGATCTCCTCGCCCAACACAGGCAACTCAGCTCATGTCGCGGTCGTTGGGAACGCGAACAATGGAGCCACGCCTGTCGTTGGCTGGCTGCCGGAGCTTCATGTATTCGGCGGTCCAGCTGGCACGAACCTTCCCGACCGCGCCGCAGCGGAGGGGTACCTTGCGGAGCGCTGGGACATGTCTGCGCTCGCGGTTCCGCTGTCGCTTGCGTGGGGTGCGAGTTTCGACCGCTCCGACGCCACGCTCGAATCGGGTACCAGTTCTGACGTTAGGCGCCTGCAGACAGTACAGAACCCAGGGTCGCTTGGCGGAACGCTCACGCAAGCGACGGCCGCGAGTCGCCCGTACCTGACGACGTTTGGTGCCGGGAACGCCTGCTACTTTGCGGCGGCGAATCTGCTCTCGTCATTGGCGGCGTCGAGTTTCACGCCGCGGCACGACGGAACGAGCTCGGTCACGGACTTCTACCTAGTGCGCGTCTATGATCTGACGAACGGTTTCGTGCTCACACGCACGTACAACTCAGCGGCGGCCAATGTAGGTACGTACTGGTGGATCAATCCGTCGGGCCAGGTGAGCTGCTTTTTCGGGAACGGCTCCGCGAACACGACGATCAGCACAGCGGCTGGGACAATCACAACGCACACTACCTACCTGATCGCCGTACGAAAGAGCGGAGCGGACGTCGAGATCTACGTGAACGACATGGCGACCCCTGCCCAGACCGGCACAATCGCCAGTCCGTCGTCATCGACGCCTCAGGCCACGCTTCAACTCGCGCAGAACAGCTCGACCATGCTCGGCTTCATCTCCGAGGCGGTAGGGTTCGGGGCAGCTCTTTCCCAATCCGAGCGCGAAGCCGTCGCCGCGCGCATGGCGCGCCACTCACTGGAGGCGACTCCCCAGGAACTTTTCGGCACGGATCTCTGGGCACTGCATATACCCGCGTCGATCACCGTGTCCGGTGGCAGCGTGCTCGGCTGGGACGACACGTCTGGCAATGGACGCCACCTCGGAACGACGACCGGAACAGCCACACCCGACACGATCGGAACCCAAACGGCAGTGCTCCTGGACGGCGCGATTCTGTCCAACGGCGCAGGGTACTCCGACTTCGCGAGCGGTACGGACAAGGCGTTCTCGGTGTTTCAGTGGGTCGAGTACGTGGCGCGCGCGGACGCGATCTGGGCGTTCCGCCTGCAGAACTCGGGGGGCGACGCCAAGCACACGTTGTTCGTTTCGACGGCGAATAACTGGGCCGTGTGGAGGTACAACGACGCCAACTCCCTGGGCACATCGTCTGGTTTCCTCGCTGCCAGCTCTGCGCAACGCTTCCTAGGAACCACGTTCCGCGCCGCCTCGAGCACGTTCAATTTCACGCAGGTGGACTCCACGATCAACGTGCAGTCCGACTCGGTCGGTAACCCAACGACGTTCAATACTTTCCAGATCGGCAGGAACACGAGCGGCGACTCCATGAAGCACTCGTGGCTCGTGACAGTGAATCGCGCGACGAATCGCGGCGAGGCCGCAGCCATGCGCGACTTCTTCCTGAGGCAGGCAGCGTGAGCCGCGGGCGTGTCACCTCCGAGGATGCCGAGTACGTCCGCGCTGCCGTGGACGTGGCGCTCGGGCTCCCGCACCTCCACGGCGAGCGCCCCGACGGCACACCGGTCGATGACGCCTGGCTCCAGCCGGGGTCCGGCGGCGAGTTCGTGCGCGTCGAAGGCGGCACTCGGACCTACCGCGAGCCGGAGGCGGACGGGACCTACCTGCTCGAGCGCGAGCACGCAGACCTCCTCGAGACCCGCGGGACGGCACGGGCCCGCGCCGCAGCGCGTGCCGCCATCGAGCGAGGCCCGGCGACGATCCCGCCCGGCGGCGGACCGCCCGACGGAGCGCCCGGAAACGGCAACCCGAACGGCGCCAATCCACGCGTCCGCTGAACTCACCCGCCCTGCGCCCCTTCGCGCGGAGCCCTACCTCCACTTGGAGACCCCCATGTTGAAAGAGATCCTCACCCCCGAGGTGCTGGAGGCGCTCGGCGTGCTCCTGAGCACCATTCTGTTCGTGGGCATCACCCGCGCCGGGCACTTCCTCTCACAGCGGTTCGGCACCGACCGCCAGCGCGCGATCCTGGAGCGCGTGGAGCGAGCCGCTGCGACCGCAGTGCTCACGACCCATCAGACCTTCGTCGAGAAGCTCAAGGAAAAGAGCGAAGACGGCACCCTCGACCCGCTCGACGCCGCCGAGGCGCTGAAATTCGCGGTGAGCGCGGCGAAGGTCGAGCTCGGCTCCGCCGGTCTCGCGGAGCTTCAGCGCGTGTCGCAGGACGCCGACGCCCTGCTCCGTCTCCACGTCGAGGCTGCCCTGGTCAGGGCGAAGAACGAGGGGTTGCTCCGATGACGCAAGCCGCCCCCGTCGGCCGCAAGCGCCGGCTCTCTCGCGCACTGTGGCGCGTCACGCTCTGGCCGCGGTTCGCCTACTACGTGCGGGCGCTGGTGGGTCTCCTGGTGACCGCCGTTGCCCTGCTGCTCGTGGTGCCCGTCGGGTGTACCCCGCCCGGGCCAGCGACCGCGCCTGCGGCGAGCGTCGGCAGCCCAGCACGCGTTGCGTACGACGCGGCTCGCCTGGCCCTCGCGGCGATCGATACCGTCGAGGACCAACGATTGGCGGAACTCGAGCACGTCGGCTACTCGGCGAAGGACCTCCGTGCGGCCGAAGTCCGGAGCCAGCGACTCCAACTCGCCCACGCCGCGCTCTCGGCTGCGCATGGACACCTCGTCGTGGGGAAGGTGGAGGACGTGCGGACAGCCCTGCTCGACGCGGTGCGGATCGTGCGGCAACTCGCAGCGGACCCAGCAATCACCGTCCCTGCTGAGGCGCTGCAAGCGCTCGCTATGGCCGAGGCGTGGCTTGGCCTCGGAGGGGCAGGTGACTCGTGACCGCCGTCGAGGTGCTCAAGATCGTGACGCTCTTCGGGCCGCTGATTCAGGCGGCGATCGACTACGTCGACGGCAAGCGGGACGACCTGCCGCCGGAGATGCCCGAGTCCCTGAAGAGCCCGCTCAGGCTCGAGCGGATGAAGCGTCGGGGGCCGACCAAGGGGTGACGGCCTGGGTCTACGACCGCAGCGCGGAGTGGGACAGCACGTGATTGTCCGCCCACGTGTCACGCGGCGTGTCCGAAAAACACATGCGAACTCAATCGCTTGCCCCACGTGACGGGCAATTGATGTCCACCCCGATGGCCAACCACAAGCGACGCAAGCGCGAAGCCGAGGCGTGGAGCCGCGAGTTTGCGGAGCGAAAGCGAAGACTGGTGGTTCCCGTATGAAGGTCGTCGACCACATGCTCATCGACGAGCGTTGCGACTACATCCCCACGCGGGAAGCGTCGCGCCTGTTCCCGCTGCGGAGACCGGACGCGATCGTGGTGCACTACGACGTCTGCCATGACCTGCCCATGAACAGGCGGGCCGTGTTCTCGAGCAAACTCGACTACCACCTCGCCATCGACGGCTGGATGGATTCGGAGCGGCATTCCGTTGCCCAAATTCACCAGTACGTGCCGCTGGAGTTCAAGGGCGCCCATGCCGCCGGCTGGAACGACCGAGCCTTCGGCGTGACGGTCGTGAACCCGGGCCCGCTGGTGGAGCGTGACGGCGAGCTGTTCACCACGTACGGGCGCAAATGGCTTCGATCTGAAGCGGCCCAGGCAACCATGCCTGGCACCCCGTGGAAGTGGTGGGCCATCTACACGGACGAGGAGATTGACACCCTCGGCCAGCTCTGCGGGTCCATCGCCGCCGCCTATCCGTCCGTGCGGCGCATCGTCGGCCACAGCGCCGTGGCGACGAACGGCAAGGTGGATCCCGGACCGCTCATGCCGATGTCACACGTTCGCGCCATCGCGTCCGCGATCGCCGGGCGCGAACTGCTCGCGACGTAGTTGAACGGAGACCCCCATGCCAGAAAACGAACGCACCGCCGTCGTCCGACGCTACACCCTCGCACTCGACACCCTGGCCCCGCTCGTGGAGACGGAGCTCCCCGCCGGCGACGTGAGCGCCGCAGCCCTCGCGGCCGTGATCGCTCGCCTCGCCCCGACGGTGGACCAAGTCGCCGGGTACATGGAGGGCGACGCTGACGAGCTCCCGTCCGCTCTCCCCGAAGATGTGCGCGGGCGCATCGAGGTGCTCAGCACGCACCGACGGCGCCGCAGGCAGCTGCTCGCCCAGCCGCCCAATCCTGCCCCCGATCGCGGTCCAGGCCGTGGTCGGCCCCAGCGGTAGGACGAAGCCTCCTCCCAACCCCACGCGCCGACGCCCCATCGCGCCGGCCACCCACAACTCCCCATCAACCCGCGCCGCGTGCGCGTCGGCCCCGGTGCGTGTCGCCGCGGGCTCTGAGGTCCTCCCATGTCGAACAAGTGGTATCCGAAGTTTCTCGAAGCGACCCTCACGCGCGCCGCAAACAGCGCCCTCAGCGGCACCGTTCGGTTCGCGTTCCTGACCAGCGCCTACAGCTACTCTGACGCGCACGAGTTCCTGTCCGACGTCACGGGCGTGCTCGGCACCGCCGTCGAGGTCACGAGCAAGGACTACACGGGCGGAGCGTTCGGCTTCACGGTGCCCGACTATTCGGGCGCGGGGCTCGCGGGCGACACGGCAACGCAGGCGATCCTGTACATCGACACCGGCAGCGCTGGGACGAGCCGGCTCGTGGCGCACTTCGACTCCGCGCCGAACCTCCCGCTCGAGTTCCTCGAGTCCGACCCGGAAACCCCCACGGGTGACGCCGAGGACCAGGCGGTCACGATCCCGGCGATCCCGATCGCCATCACGAGCGGGCAAAACCACCTCTATCCGGCGTTCGCCGAAGCGCTGCTCTCGCGCCCGGCCAACTCGGACATCTCGTCCTTGCCGCTGATGGTGCTCTTCGTCACCGCCGCGTACACGTACGCCGCGGGGCACGACTTCCTCGACGACGTCCCCTCCGGGCAGCGCACGGGCACGCCGCAGGAAATCGACAACCTCACCTTCGTGGATGGCGTGGTCGACGGCGACGACGTCACGTTCCCGGGAGACCCGGGGGTCACGGGCGGAGTCGCGATGGTGCTCTACCTGGACACCGGCAGCGCTGGGACGAGCCGACTCGTGGCGATCAAGCGACAGGCGCAGGGGCTCCCCGGTGGCGGGCTGACGACCACGGCGGACCAGGAGGTCCGCTGGAACAGCTCCCTCGGTGTGTTCCGCCTCGGCGCTGTCAGCGCGTGAGCCCGCTTCGCCCGTTCCTCCGCGCGCGACCACTCCCCGCTTCCGCCCGGTAGCCCATGCCGCTTTCAGTACGCTTTCTCACCGCCGGAAGGGCGGCGAGCTGGGACACGCCCAGCCCCGTCCAGACCGCGTCGATCTCCGTCGTGGCTGGCGAGCTCATCGAGCTCGACCTGCTCGTCTTCGGCGGCGAGACGGAGCCGACGGTCACCCCGACCGGGCTGGGCATCGAGTGGGAACTGGAGGTGAACGGCGGCTCCTTTGCGGAGTACGCGATGCGCTACCGCGGCGTGGCGACGTCCGACGCCACGGGTCAGATTTCGATCGCGTATGGCGCGGGACTCGAAAGCGTCGCCTGGGTGGCCAAGGCGTGGTCCGGCTACGACGATAGCCTCCCCAACGGCGCGGCCGCGTACCGAGACGGGCAGTCCGACGTCCTGCGCCGTGTGCTCACCACGACGATGGCGACGTTCGGCGCCGCCGAGAACCGCGCCACAGCGTTCGCCGGAGCCTTCGGGCCACCCGGTCTCGACCTCACAGGGGATTCCCCGCTTGTCGAGGTTGGGCGCGTCCCTGACCCGGCAGATCCGGAGGACAACCCCCACGTTGCCGTAGCTGCGTACGGCGACACCACGACGCCCGGGTTCACGCAGGACGGATCGAACTGGCTCGGGCCGATGTTCATCGTCGGCGAGCTCGTCGAAGGCGACGGGGGGCCCGGGGGCGGCGGCGGAGACCCCGAGCCCCCGGTGCTCACCGGGATCTCGCCGGCCGACAACGCCACGGGTGTCTCGGTCGACGCGGAGCTGGTGCTCACGTTCGACCAGTCCGTCGCCGCGGGCGCGGGCTTCGTCGAGCTCCACGAGACCGGCGTGGGCTTGGTCGAGGCGTGGGACGTCGAGACCGACGCGACCTTCGATGGGTCGACCGTCACGCTTGAGCTATCGGCGCCACTCGACCACGAGACCGCCTATCACGTCCTGGTCGATGACGGCGCAATCGAGTCCCTGGACGATGGCGAGCCGTGGGGCGGGATCGACGACCCCGCCGAGTGGAACTTCACCACGGCGGCCGAAGCGCCACCCGCGCGCTCGCTCGAGATCCGCAGCCTCGGAGGGTACGAGTACAGCACCGACGACTACCCGGAGCCGAAGACGGGCTGGCTCACGGTCTACGAAGGGGAACTGCTCGAGCTCGACATCTTCACGTTCGGCTCGGACGACGTCACGCCCAGCGGGCTGGGCGTCACCTGGGTGCAGGTTGCCTCCGGCGGTTCCGGGGGAGAGTTCGCCCAGCGTTGGCGCGGCGTCGTGCCGGCAAGCTCCGAGTCCGACCCGACCATCACGCGCGGGAAGATCGCCTTTGCGTACGACGGGGTGACCCGCCTCGCGTTCCAGGCGCGGGCCATCACCGGCTACGACGACAGTTCGGCGAACGGCGCTGCCGCCTACGTCCAGACTTCGATCGTGCGCGGAGCGCTGACCACCACGCTCAGCGCACTCGGAGACGCGGCGCACCGGGTTTCGGCCACCGCGGCAGCGTTCGGGCCAGAGACGCTCGACCTTGCCCCCGCGTCGCCGCTCACCGAAACCGGGCGCTCCCGCGTGCGCCTCGGAAACCGATTCCCCGTCGTGCACGGGTGGGGCGTCACGACGTCGCCCACCTTCGACCAGACGGGGTCCAGCTGGCAGGGACCGCTCCTGATCGCCTCCGAACTCGCCGTCGGCGAGGGTGGCCCAGTGGACCCGAGCGGGTCTCTACCTGAGCCTGACGACCTGGGGCCGTCGCGCACCATCGTCGCTTTCCAGATCGACGGCCACTCGCTTACCGACGAGCGGATCCCTGGTGACGTAAGGGACATCGCGATCGGCGAAGGGTTGGAGGTGGACTACGGGCGTCGCTACGTCATCGGAGCGTCGCTGGAGTACCGAACGGCTGGCGGCCCCCCTATCGCTCCAGCTCCCGATTACGTGACGTGGCCGGGGTACCGGCATGGGCACAATCGCGCGGGGGAGAACCTCGATCTGGTCGAGCACTTCCGCAACGTGCAGGCCGTCGCTGGACGCGAGACCGCTCGCCCCTACGACGCGCTCGCCTTCTGCGAAGGGCATGACCTGCTGCAGGCCATCGCGAGTCACGACACCGTCCCGCTCGCGCGACACATTTACGAGCTCGTACGGGAGGGGTCTCCGGATTGCGTCGGCTACTTCTACACGACGTGGCTCCCGTACACGGTGGCGGGGCTCTCGACGTGGATCGCCTACGCGCGCGCCAAGGACCTCGCGCATGCCGCAGTGTGCTCGCGCGTCAACGCCTCCCTCGCGCTTGAGGGCCGCAGCGATCGTCTGCAGATCCTCCCGGTGTCGGGCGCCCTGGCCGAGCTGGTCGAGCAGGCCACGACGGGCACGCTCGCCGGAATCACGGGCGCGACGGTCGACGACACGCTCGCGCTCATCTTCAGCGACCACGGCACGAACAACGTCCACCTGACGGACCTCGGCAAGTACTTCGCCGCCCTCGTGATCTACGGGACGCTCTACCGGCGAGACCCGCGGGGTGCGATCTACCCGTCCACGGTCACCGGAGAGCAGGCCGAGAGCCTGCAGCAAGTCGCGTGGGAGACGCTCCTCGCCACCTTCGGCGATGCCCCCCACCTCGGGCCGCAGTTCACGGCCACGGACGCGCAGCAAGAACTCGTCGACTTCGTCGACCTGTACGCCGACGTCTACGACGCTTCGCCGGGCCACGGCCAAGGTGACCCAGAGCGCGCGATGGACCGCTCGGCCATGGCGTCGCTGCTCGGCGGCACGTCGACGGCCATGTACTTCTCGGGCGATCTCGAGGAGGACGCCGAGGTCTGGTACCCGCCGCCTGCCAGCAGCTGGGTCGCTGTCGACGAACTCGAGGCCGTCGAGTTCGGTACCGCGTCTCTGGTCGTGTCGCCTCTGTCGCTCTCCGCGCCGCTTTGGGGGACTCCTGCGGTGGCGGTCGCGTCTACGGACGTTGCGGGACGAGAGCACGGCGCCGCGGCCCTGCAGCTTGCGGCGCTCAGCGCCAGCGGGCTGCTCCTCGGTAGCGGAGCGGTTGGGGCAAGCGTGCAGGCCGCAGCCGCCCCCCTCTTGGGCCCAGCTTCGGCCGGGGTCAGCACGACGGCTCAGGTCGCCCTGGAGCTCGGCCTGGCGCTCATCGACAGCGGCGCCCTGACCGTCGACGCACTGCTCGCCCTGGGCCTCGGCACGGACGTCCTGCGGGTCGCGACGGGGCAGAGCGCTGCGGTGCACGGTGGGCCCGCGGTCGTCGTCGCCGCGCCGGCCGCGCTCGAGCCCCATGCGCTCCGAAGTCCGACGCTGCCCCTCGGGGCGACGTCGCTCTCTGCCCTGCATCACGGCCCCGCCTCGGCACCGCTCCTTGCCACCACTGCGGCCGCGCGCCCATTCGGTCCGTCCACGCTCGTGCTCACCCCGGCGGAGCTGGTCGCGCTCTCGCTCGGGGAAGCGGAACTCATCCGCCTGGGCTTCGAGTTCGCCGCTCTCGTGGGTCTCCAGCTGGGCACGGACGCGCTCTCGCTCCGCGCCGCGACTCTGGTGGCTCGCGAACTCGGAGCCGCCGTGATCGCCGCGGCCGCCGGCGCGTTCACCCCTCCCCCGCCCACCCGCTTCGTCTCGATCGAGCCCGAGCTCCGCACCTTCTCCGCGAGTTCCACGATGCATCAGAAGACGATCGTCAAAGACCCCGACGCCACTCTGGACTACGGCTTCAACTGGTCGAGCTGGCTGCAGGCCGACGAGGAGATCGCCGAAAGCTCGTGGACTGCGGACGGCGACGAACTCGAGATCGGTAGCGGAGCCTTCGCGCCGCAGACCGACGGAAGTCGGACCACCGTCTGGCTGAGCGGCGGCGTCGCTGGACAGAAGTACCGCGTGACCAATCGCGTCACGACCGACAACACGCCACCGAGGACCGACGAGCGGTCCTTCTTCGTTTCCGTGATGGACAGGTAACCCGATGAGCGACGAGCACGAGACCAGCATGCTTCCCCCGCCGCCTGAAGAACCCACGAGCCGCGATCACAAGGTGCCCTCGGAGCCGCGAGAACTCGACCCGCGTACGATCGAAGCGCCGCCGCTGCTCATCGAGTTGCTCGGGGAAATCCGGGCAGAACGAGACGAAACACGAGCGATGCAACGGGAGCTCGCCGACGGGATGTCCGAGTTCTTCAGCGAGAACGGTGCCTTCGGAGCGCTGGCGAGGGAGACCCGCCTGAACCGGGAGAACGGGACGCTGCTGCTCAGGCAGTTCCGGACCTTCCGGACGCGTCTCAACGGGATCGACGATCGTCTCGCGGAAGGCGACGACCGCTTCGAACAGCATGACGACCTCTTCGAGGAGCACGACGGACGGCTGAGCGCACTCGAGGCCGACAAGGCCGCGTGCGAGAAGCGGCACGCCGCAATCGAGGCGGAGATCGCAGCGCTGAAGGCCGCCCGCGGGAACGCGCCCGAGCCGCCCGGCGCGGAGCCAAACGGAGAAGCCGATGCCCCCGCCTGACCAGCCCCGCCGCCCCGGTGTGCCGGGCGCGCGCAACGTTCCGCTCCCCCCGCCCGCGCGCGAGGTCGGCCCGGTGCACCCGCCGCGCCACGTGGAGCGCCCGCCAGAGCTCCCGCAAGCGGGGCCCGCTGCCCCTGCTCCGCGCCCGGCGACGCCCCCAGAGCCGCCGAGTGAGCCACAGGCGGCGCCAGCGCCCCGTCCGGCTCCGGTGCCCGTGGAGCGAGGAACCGGGCCAGACTCCGGGCGGCACAGCACCTTCGCGCGAGCCGCGGTGAGCATCGTCGATCTTCTGAGCCGCGCGGGCAGTGCTGGGCGGGCCACGATCCTGATGCTCGCCTTGGCTGCGGTGCTGTACGTCTCGCCGCCAGCTCTGACCGCGGCCGGGGAGCAGGCTACGGCGATGATCGTGGCCTGGCGCCAACCTGACATGGCCCGGGAGCTGGCGCGAGCTGTTGCTCGCCTGGATGGCGTCGTCGACGCCGTGCGGAAGGACGCAGCGCGGGTGAGCGAGGATCGCACGGCAATGGAAAAGCTTGTCAGCGATGCGAGCAAGCGGTTCGACCAGGGGCGCGACGATGACCGGGCGGCGATTCAGGTCGCGTTCGCCCAGAACGACTACCTGGCGTCTCTGATGAGCTACGTGCAACTGCCAATCGTGCTCCACGACTCTCTTCCCAAGAGCGCGATTGCTACGGCGCTGCCACCCGCGGGCACCGCGGACCGGCGCCCGCGCGTCGTCACCGTGTTCCCGGAGCGTCCGGAGCGCTACGCGCGGCTCCGCTGAGCGCCCTACCCGCCTAGGCCTCCCTACGCCCCCGGCTCTCCGCCCTCACCGGCGGGGGTCGGGGGCCTTTTTTCGTTTTGTTCTCGTCTGGGAAGAAGCCTGTGCTTCCGGGAAGTTCCGCGCGGTCAGTTGATGATCGTCAATCGGGAGCGCTTCGCTTACGGAACCTCAACCACGAGCCGTTGTGGCACCCTGGACAGGAAGAGGTGACCCGGTGTTAGCTTGGCACTTGATGAATACCCAGGACCCGCCTGGCGTGGTGAGGCAGGAAAACGATCCTGTCCGCGTCGTGCCACAACTTCCGCTGTGGCAACGCATCGTCGAGCCGAGCGGTGTTCCGCTAATCGCGATCGTCGGTGCGGTCTTCTGGGTTCACGGAAACATCCGAGAGTTGGCCATCCGGGTGGGGCACCTGGAAGAGGACATGCGTTCCATCAAGGGTCGCCTCAACATGGTTGGCAACGGCGGTGAGGATACAAAACTCCTGCCAATGCCGGAGCCATCCCCTGCTCCAAAGGACGAGGGGTTGAGGGGTGATCAGAATGGCGATCCGGATCCGAATCCATCGCCCGACCCCAGCACCATCCTCCCGGCCCCACCTCCACTGAGCAACGTTCCGGAGCACCTCCCGCGAGAGACGCCGAACATCTGCGTGCAGCGTGGCACCTACGTGATCTTCAACTGCCTTGATGTCGTCCCGGGCTCGTGCCTCGGGGCACGCAGCTTGACGCCTGCTCGGCTCGCTGAAATCAAGGCTCGCACGGGCGCCGGTGACACGTTGCTGTACTGCGATCGCATTCCTGACGCCCCTGACGACGAGTGGCCGGTGCTCGAATCTCGAGTCCCCTGATGGTCAGCCTCTGACCGGCCCCTGCACCACCGGGCGCCTCGACGGCACGATCCGCACCCGGTACCCCGCGGGCAGGTGCCGCCACTCCTCGACCCCTGCCTGGGCGGCCCCAAGGGCATACTCCCGGCGCGCCGCCGGAAGCTTCGGGTCCCGCCACCAGACCTCCACCCAGAGCGTCTTCCGGTCGTGGTCGAGGCGCGCAAGGGCGGCGTAGAGCTCGTGCGGAGCCGACCGGGTGGCGAGCGCAGCGGGCGCGCCGAGGTACTCCTGGTCGCGCATGTCGAAGCCGGCCGGGGTCGACCGCGTCATTCGGGGGCCCTGTAGTCGTCCGGGAACGGGAGCATGAGGTTCCCGCCGAACTGGGGGTACTCCTTGTCCAGGCGGTCCATGAAAACGCGCCAGTCAGGCGAGTACTTCATGAGCATGAGCACGCCCGCCAAGTGCTCCCGGAGCTTCGGATGCCCGATGTCCTCGGTGAGGTGCTGGAAGAGCCGATGCTTCAGTCGCCCGCTCGGATACCTCGGGGTCACGTTCCTGAGCTCCTCGAGCACACCAGGGGCGAGGCGCTTGTAGACGATGTTGTTCGTCCAGTGCCCCAGGACGGACGGGTAGCGGATGTCCTCCGGAAACTCCCACCTGTTGAGCCGGAAGATCTGCTCGTAGTACTCCGGCGGGAAGGTCTTCACCCAGGGACGTAGCTCCTTCTGGACAAACTTCTCGAGGATCTCGGCGAGGGCATCGCGAGCCCGGACCTCCTGGTAGCCCGTCGCCTCGTCGACGAGCGCGATGATGCCGACCGTCGCGAACGCGTGCTGAAGGATCGAACAGGTGCGCGAAAGCTTCGCCTGGTTCTTCTTCAGCTTGCCGAGCCGGGCAGCCTCCAGGACCACGGCACAGATGTCCGGGAGGATGGTCGCCTCGTAGCCGTACGCGGCTCCGCCGCCCTGCGGGGGGACGAATCGGATCGGCGTCTCCAGGCGCGACGCCAAGCCCTTGATGTCCACGCCACGCGAGAGCAACGAGTTCATCAGCGCGACCAGGCGCGAGGCGCCCTTCGATGTGCCACCTTCGCTCAGACCGATCCCCGCGTGGACGCCGCGCTGCACGATCACTCGGGTCCCGTCGTCTAGGACGAAGCAAGGGATCTCGATGTTGTCGATGCGTAGCGGGCGGCCCGGGGCACCGTACTTGGCTACCCTGAGCGACAACTTGCCCTCGCTCGACCACCTGGCCATCGCTGCCGCTTGGGCAATGGCCTTCCGTTTCGAAGGACTGAGCGAAGCGGCTCGGGCCTCGCCCCCGCGCTTGGCAGTTGACTCGGACATGCCACCACTTATGCACCATCTATGCTTGCCCAGCAAGCACAATCAGCATGCGCCCACGCCTCCGGCTACGGAGCTTCCGAACGCCCGAGGTTTTGTTGAGCGGGACGGGATGCTTGCTGGCTCCGGGAGCCGAAAACGGCTGTGTCGGGGAGCGGAGTTGCTGAACTGCGACCTGAAGTCCTTACAGGTCAGAAAAAGCCTGGTGATTCCGCATACTTGACCGTGTTGCTCTTCACGCCAGCGTCGGCGTCTCGTCGAGCAGCTTGACCCGGACCGATTCGCACTTCTGGAGGCTCCCCTCCGTCATCACGACCAGCCCCGGCGGCTCCAACGCTCCACGGGCAGGCGTCACGGTGACAAGGATCCAGCGCCCCTCGTGGTCGAGGGGGATGACGACGTGGTGCATGGGGGCTCTTCGGACGGAGCGCTCGGAGGTTGCGCGAGGCGCGGGCGGAGATGCCCCCCGCCCGCGCCATCGTTCCCGCGGTCAGCCCCCGAGCGCCCTCCCTGCCTGCTCCAGAGAGACCGCAAGCTGCTCCGCTGCGGCGGCTTCGCGCTCGAGTTCGGGGCGCCCCGCCAGGCTCTTCTGGAGCTCGTCCGCGTGGTCACGCATCGCGCGCATCGCGGCGCGGAGTTCGCCGGCGGCTTCGGCGGAAAGGGTGAGTCCTTTGGCCTCGGCGTTCTGGTCGTCGTGCTGGGTCGTGGTATCGGTCGGCATGTCGCACCTGTCCTTCTGAAACTGGGGTTGGGTGTGGCCTGGGTCCCGGACGGTTGCCGCCGTCGCGGGGCCCACTTCGTTTCGGGCTCGGCGCCCGCGCCCGACCTCGAGGAACCCGAGGGCAGGAGCCGGAGCCGGGCCGGGGGCGATGTCCGCCCCTGGCTCGCTCACGCGCGGCGCTACGCCGCCGCCACCTCCCGAGCGCCCTGCTCGAAGCGCGCGATGCCCTGCGCTTGCTCGACCCGGGCGCGGAGCGCTTCGATCGCCAGCTCCACAGCGTCCCGTACCGGTCCGCGCTCGTCGAAGGTCGCCCAGTCGGCGCGCCCGGCGAACTGGGCAGCGCCGAAGAGGTCACCGAGGTCCAGCCGACGGAGCGCCTCGCCGATGTGCCCATGGGCGACGTCCGCGAGGTCCGACTCCGAGGAGAGTCCCTGCAGGGCGTACAGCGCGGCATCGATCCCGGTCAGCTGCGCAGCCGCTTCGGCCGCAGCAGCCGCCTCGATCTCGAGCTCCGCCCAGTAGATGGAGGCGAGTCCCTCGCCCCAGCAGTAGCGCGCCTCGTCTCCGTTCAGGAAGAACCGGAAGTACTCGCGCTCGCGCCGAACCGTCGCGCCAGGAGCGATCGTCGCCTCCCCGCCGTCCTCCTGCGGCAGGAGTGCACCGTACTTCGCCTGCAGGTCCAGGGAGAGCCGGTGCGCGTACTCGACGTGCACATGGCGGTTGCCGCCGCAGAGGATCTCGCCCGTCGCGTGATCGTACTGGATGCGCGCGAAGCGCTTGGCGATCTCCTCGACCTTGTCTTTGAGGATCCCGGGGACCTTGATCGTGACGTCGATCGAGCTCCCGAGGGAGTAGTTGTCGGTGCGGACGCTCACCTCGCGTGGCCCGAGTCCGAGCTCGGTCTTGAGGGCCAGGCGGAGTTCCTTCGCAACTTCAGCAGTGGGGGTCATGGTCTGTTCCTTTTCGAGGGGTTGCTCCGGTACCGCCGGGGCTCGGTGTGTCGCGGTGACAAGAAGAACTTAGGCCCGTTCAGTTGCGATGTCAAAACTTTTCTAACGGAACATCGGACAAAAGTTTGTGGGGGCCCCGTGGGGCCCCTTGCGGCGTCAGCGCCTCATCAGCCGGAGTTCCGCCTCGTATGCGGACTCCGTGCCACTCAGCTCTCGACGTCGTGGGCACCCGAGTCGCTCGCGCTCCACGTCGAGAGCGATACGCCGCGAGGCATAGTGCTGGTCGAACGATTCGCGCATCGCCTGGCGGAGCTCCTCGTCGCCCTTGCCGATCCAGCGCCGGTGGTCGCTCAGCTTGTCGCACACGCGGGCCAGCTCCTCGTGCACCTTGTCTCCCAGGCGGTAGGCAACGAGGAGTTTCTGCCCCTTGTTGTTCCAGCGCTTCCAGGTCGTCTCGGTGTAGGCCATGGGGTCCTCGATTTCTTGAAGGCGCCTCGGTACCGCCGAAGCCCGGTGTCGTGGTGACAAGGGAGAGACTAGGGCGCCCAGGTTGCGATGTCAAAACCTTTCCACCAAAAAGAACATCTCAGGCCGGCGCCCACCGCGTGAACACGTAACGCGCGTGGACGGTGCGGGTCACCCCAGGGCGACCGGAGAGAAGCACGCGCACGGCGGCCCCGCGGCGGCTCACGAACCAGCCGTCGACGACGTTCTGCCTGTCGTCGACGTAGAACACCGGGGCCCGGTAGGGCCCGTGGATGCCGGCTCCGTGAGTGTTCACGCCGCGCCCCTACCCAGGGTGCCGAGGCTCAGGTAAAGGCCGGTCTCGTTCTCGATGACCTGGCGGAGCCCGTCGGCGTAGATCCCGCTGGCCTGGTAGACGGTGGTGTAGGAGCACCGCGAGAACTTGCCGAGCTCCACGGTGTAGGTGTCGCTTTCGTCCAGTGTGATGATCAGCCGGTTCGCCTTGCGGCAGCCACGGAAGCTAAGCGACAGCCCCTTGCCGCAGTCGATGAGGTTGTGAGCCCCGATCATCGTCACGAGCCGACCGGTTCCGCCGAGTTGGGCCAGGATGGTTGTCGCGATGCTGTTCGCCATGTCGTCCCTCAGTTTTTCCCAGGCACGCGGGTGCGGCGCCTGCCGCGGCCCCGGGAGGTCTCCCCCTCGAGGCCGGTGGCAGGCGTCGGACTCAGCGAGTCACCTTGATGAGGAGCCGAAGGGCTCGAATCTTCGTCTTCGGCGTGCTGCGGCGCGCGGTCCGCGTGTTCACCACCTGGTATCCGCCGACCACGGGGACCACCGCGTACTCACCGCGGTACCAGACGTCGTTCGTTCCTTGATAGGGCTTCTTGGCCATTTGTTCCTGCTTTCCGAGAGGCGCCCCAGGACCGCTGGGGCTCGGTTCGTCGTGCTGACTCCTGTTATCTACCGTGAGTCGGTTTCGATGTCAAAACTTTTTCGACATCGGGGCGCAGATAGTCCCGAGGGCCGAGCGCGCCCAGCTCAGCTTGGCTCGAACTCCCGGAACGCCTTCGAAGCGGCCTCGGGGTTGTTGATCTTCTCCGCGAACTTGAATCGCCCCTCGATGAAGAAGCGCCCGTGCTCGTACCGGTGCACGCGCGACGACGGCACCACGACGAAGGCCCGATGCATCTCCCGTCCCGTGATGATGAAGATCCCCCGCTCGAAGGTGTCGACCTCGCACGGGGTGATCTGCCCGTCCTTGAACTTCTCCTGCTTTCCGCGCCGGATCCCCGCGAACTTCGCCCGGAACGACTTCCCCGGCTCGTTGCCGTAGGCCAGCCGCAGCGCTGGCTCCCGAGCGCCCCCGCGGGGCTTGCGGTTGGCCCCGTAGTCCTCCGTTGATCGCGGGTCGATGAGGTACCCGAAGGACTTCTCGATCGCGACGAGCTTGCCCGCGTGAATCGCCTTCCTGACGGCCGTCTCCGAGATCCCCAGCGCCCGCGCCGCGTCGGAAACGCTCTGCGTGTAGCTGGCCTCGAGGTCCGCCGCCGACGCCCTGCCAAGCTTGATCGCCTTGAGCTGCAGCAGGTCCGCCATCACGTGGTAGATGGGGTTTTTCAGGGTCTTCGTGGTGACCGCTCCGCGGTCCGGCCGGGACTCGAAATGCCCCTTCTCGAGCAACGGGTTCTCCGCGCTGTAGACGAGATCGATCAGGGCGTTTTCGCTGACCTTCGGGTCCTCGGCGGCGCGCTTCACGCGGTCGAGGTACGCCGCCACCTCCGGAGCAGGCTCCGGGTACTGGATGCGCTCTCCGAGCGTGGTTTCGTAGGTGATGCGTTTGGCTGGCATGGCTCGCTCCGGTTGGGATCATCGAAGCGGGAGGGGGCCGGTTTCCCGACCCCCTCCCCGAAGCCTCACCTGATCTCGGCTCTCCCCAGGTACCGGAAGAAGATGGCTTCTTGCCGGTAGTGGCGCTTCGCTCGGTCGATTACTCGTCCGAGCTTCCCGCCGTCCGTGATGCTGGGCAGGGCGACCAGGTAGCCGATGAGCTGGTCATCGTACCGGGTGCCCCCATCCAGCCACACGCCCCGGGCTTCACCGGGGAGGGCGGTCACGCCACCGAAGGTCCGCGCTAGGAGCGCTTCGAACTTCGCGTGGTGAGAGCGCGAGAACCTCTTTCCGTCGTTGGAGAAGAGGGGGATGAGGATTGTGACCTCGATCATGAGAGACTCCGTTTTCAACGAACACCCCGTAGCCCGGGGCCGGCTTGCCGCTTGGGTTTCCCTTGCGACACTCAGTAAGGTAGTCCCGTGCGGTTTCGATGTCAAAACCTTTTTGACGGCGGCAGTCAGAAAGTTTGTTCGTCGCGATGCCCCTCGAACTGCGCTCGGAGCTCCACGGCGTAGGCTGCCCAAAGCTCCTTCCACTCGGCGCGCGTCTTGCCCGGTAGGCCCGTGCTCGAGTGCCAGGCCATGTGGTGGTCGTGGCAGAGGGGCACGGTTTCGTAGTCGGAGCAGCGTTGCGACTTGCCGCGCCTTCCGAAGTGGTGGGCTTCCGCCTTCTCGAAGCACCCGAGGATGTAGCAGGGTTGCGACCGCACGAACGCGAGGAACTTCGGATCGCGCGGCGGCCCCTTGCGAGGCTTGGCGCGCTTCTTCGGCATGGGCTTGGTCCGCGTGAGCAGCTTCGACGACTCGAGCTTCGACTTGGACACGAGCGGGGTTTTTCGCTCGAGGGGTGTGCGCTTCACGCTGCCACCCGGAGCTGCTCGATCACGTCGTCGGGCACGGGCCACCACCCCAGCGCGCCCTTGCAGAGCACCGGCGTAGCCAGCGGACGCGGAGCCTCCACGAGCACCGCCTTGCTCCCGAGGACGTACCAGGCGGATTCCGGTGGGTCGCGTGGGTCGCGGTGGCCGGTGACGCGGAGGCGGCCGACGATGTGGCCGCGCAGGTTGTTGAGTTCCGACGTCTTCGGGACCGAGACCCCGAGCTTCTCCTCGGTCAGCGCGTACAGGCGCGCCAGGCACTTCGTGTTCCGGATGTCATAGGTCTCGTCGAGCCAGCCCTGCGACTCCCACATGGTCTCGACCATGCGTTGCCCTTCCGCCACAAACGCCGCCTTGGCGTCCGAGAAGTCGCGTAGTGGCCCCCGCCCTGGCCACAGGCTTGCGTGCAACCACACGTCTCCGAGCACCGGCGCGCCGCGGTGTCGCATTGGGAAGTTGGGAGCCCTGTTCTCGATGTCCTTGCCGCCGTAGAGCAGGGCCCAGGCCCAGGGGGCATGAACGGAGATCGCGAGCCTGGGGAGCGGTTCAATCACGTGCGTCTCGCCGTCGAGACTGGCGGACGCGAGGGCTTCGCGGTCACAGAACGTCATGCGCTTTCTCGCTCCTCTTGCCAGCGAATCTCCTCGTCGATCTGGCGTTCGATGTCCTTCTCCGCGCGCGGGTCGAACGGGATCCACCACTCCATGCGACGCTTACCTGTGTACCCGCACTCACTGCACCCCGCGCCGACGTAGCACTGGGCCTTCTCGTCGTAGGGGTAGAGTCCCGTCTCGTAGCCCTCGTTGGTCTCGTGGCACCCGGAGCAAGACTGCGTCCACCGGACGACGTAGCCATCGTGTCCGCGGTTCTCGACGACCATGACGCGCGTCAGCTTTCCGTCGCCCATGTCGACCATGCGGAACCGACGTGGCTTCCGCTCCGCCGAGGTCATGTCCTGCTCTCCGGAGCCTTACCGCTCCCCTTGCAGCGGTGGCACGTGCGATAGCTCCAGCCCGTCTGGTGGTGCCAACCGGCCACGGTCTGCTTCTCGCCCAAGCACTCGTGGCAGTTTCCGGTCTCGCGCTCGTACCGTGCTAGCTCGGCCTGGTACTCTTCGTCGGTGACGATCGCGGTCAGGTGCGGCCCGCCCCAGCGCTTCCGGCCCTTGTTCTTGCCGGACTTCGTGACGGTCGCGACGCCGCCCTTCAGCATCGTGCCCCACTTGGTCGCGCGAATCTCGAAGAACTCAAAGCCTTCGGGTAGCGCTCCGAGCTTGCGCCGCGCAAGGTTTCCCCAGTGTCCGCAGTTCAAGCAGCCCTCGCAGCGCTCACCAGCGCATCCACAAACAGCCACTCGGCGACGTAAAGACGCCGCCAGACGATCAAGTTGTAGTCAGCGCCATCCGGTCCAGGGGTCACGACGGCGAGGTTCTGAATCCCGGTGCGGTCTGGCGCGCGGAACGGCCACCTTCTCCGCCAGAAGCGCCCAACGCGCGGACCTGTCGGCATCGTGCACGAATACTCGTCGAGGCTCGCGAACACCGCGTGGGGAAGGATGATGCATCGTAGCTCCTCACCGACGGCTGGGAGTGCCACGCCAACGGTCGGGTGCTCGTGCGGTCTCCACTCGTGCTTGCAGAACAGGCAGAGGTGCGTTCGGTGGGGGCGCGTCGCCCACTCGCCGAGGTCCTCGTGCTGACTGCCGCACGCAGGGCAGAAGAGGAACAGGGGCTCGGGCTGCAGGCAGTTCACGCGGTCTCCTGCTCGTCGGTCGACGCGAAAGCCCTACCGCTCGCCGTGCGAAACGTGTGCATGTGCCAATCTCCAGTCATCCGGTTGGCGTGAGCCTCAACGACTTCGCAGGGGACGGCGCATGTCGTCTCGCCGTTGTTGTAGTAGCCGGGAGCCGCGTCGATCTGCGCCCGTGTGTACCGGCCAGCGTTCTCCAGGCAGCGCGTGTACCCCTTGGCGTCAGGCGCCCACCAGATGAGCACGAACTGGTCGCCCGGCTGCCAGCCACTCTTTCGGCGCGGAAGCGGCTTCCCGTTTTGGTCCACGGACCACTTGAGAGAGAGGATGTAGAATTCGTCGCTCACGCTGCCTCCTGCCGCTTTGTGGTGAACCGAGCGAGCACCGCGCCCAGCGTCGCGACGCGCCGGTAGTCCTCGGCCTTGGTGGCCTTGGCGAGCTCCTCCCGGAGGCGCAGCAGGTGCACCGCGTTCTTCGACCTCCGATCGAAGATTTCCGGGTCTTCGCAGTCGAAGCACTCCGCCGCGTGTACATGCTCGATGACGGAGCCGTTCGACACGAACCACCAGTTCCCGTTGATGCCCCCGAATACCTGTCCCCGCGCGAGCCGTCCTCCCCTGTCTCGGATGTACTTCGTGACCCCCTGGGTGATGAGCTTCCCGTGTCGGTCGTGACGGCTCCAGCAGGTGGAGATTTCCTTCTGCGACGGCCATCCCGTCTCGTCGCGCTCGAAGCGATCGGAACCCCAATCCCGGTTGAAGATCTCCAACGGAGGACCGTCTCGGCGGTCCTCCGCGATGTCGCGGACAACGAGCGGGGTGATCTCGACGGGTCGATGCCCGAATCCGTCGCGAACCTTCAGCGGGTAGCCCCAAGTCTCATGGAGGAACCGAGCCAGGACGTGCATCTCGGCCAGGCACTGAAGGCGCATGGAGCGAGATGCCGCGGCCATTCGCTTCAGTTTTTGGAAGTCGTAGCGCCCGCCGTTCGGGTTCTCGAACGAGACGTTCTGGAAGAAGCCAACCTTGAGGCAACGCCCAGCTGTTTCCAGCTCGACCTCCAAGTCGCCCTTGCGACCCACCCAGTGGGTGCGGGCGATTGACGGGTATCGCTTCTCCACTTCGGGGTCGCGCTGGAGCTCCCAGCCACGCTTCCGCATTCGCGCGAGCGCGCGGCGGAACACCTGGAACAGTCCGTCGCTGTCGACTTCGTCCTCCCAGACTTGGACCAACGTGTCGTGGATGTGGAGGTAGCCTTGTCGGTTCTTCACGCGAGCACCTCACTCATCCGAATGCCGCCGCCGGTGACCTGGACGAGCGCCCGAGCCTTGAGCCGTTGGATGTATGCGTCGCGCGTGGATCGCTTGTACCCGGTGGCGTCGGACACCTCGTCCCGCGTCACGCTCTCGGGGTAGGCGCTGTTTGCCACCCGCAGGACCTCCGCCTCCCCTTGGGGCAGCCGCTCCAGCCAGTGGGTCAGCAGGGCCGCGCCCGTGGGGAGCGGCTCGAAGTCGGGCACGGCCGCCTCAGCCCCGGGGACGGCGCGCACGACGGCTCCAGCCACCTCCACGAGCCCCGCGGCGCGCAGGCGCTGGACGTAGGCATCTCTCGTGGAGCGCTTATAGCCGGTGATGATCGTCAGCTGCTCCCGCGTGCACCCGTTCGGATGCTGAAGGAGCACGGTCAGGGTGGCTGTCTCCCCCTTGCCGAGCGAAATATTCCTGGACTCGGACGGCGCTCGCGCGGCTATTTTTGGCTTCGGGGAAGCAACGGCGGCGGGCTTTGGCGACGAAATATTCCTCCGAATATTCTGGGCTGGCACGTGCTGCGGAGCGCGCCGCGGAGCCCCCACCTTTTCGAGGGCGTCGCACGCCCGCTCGATGGCGCGTCCCGCGTCCGCCATAACCCCCTGCGCTAGCGTTGCCGCCCCTTGCCAGGATGCGACCTCGGCGCGCAGGCGCGCGAGTTCCGTCGAGTCCGCGGTCCCCGCCCGCGCCTTGGTCAGCTCTCGCTCGAGCTCGACGATCCGCTTCCGGAGGGCCTTGGGGTCGTCCCCAGCTGCCTTTTCGACCACCGCGGCGAGCTGGGCCCGCAGGGCGTCGATGTCCACCGGGGCGAGCTTCTTCGGTGCGACCCGTGCCTGGCCGACCTTGGGCGTGCTCGAGCTGTCGAAGGTCTTCCGCTTGCGGACCTGCACACGCTGGAAGATGCGCAGCCACGCCGGCGACCAGAACCAGGCCTCCCCGGTCCGCAGGCTGGCGAGCGATCGGAGGAACTCGGCGCGATGCCCCTCGGAATCGTTCTGCTCGATCCAGGCCTCCAGCGCCTTCCGATCCTGGGGCCCCGTGGTCTGGTGGCAGACCAGCACTTCCGTTTGCGTGAGCACGTCCTTCGCGATCACGGCGGCACGCTGGGAGATGAGGGTCGTCCCGAACCCGCTCGACCGCCCGCGGCGCACCAGGGTGTCGATGGCGCCGTAGGCGCGCTCCCCGCCCGGCGGCATGCGCTGGGCTACAAAGGCGTCGGCCTCGTCGATTACCACGTGCAGGGGCGCGCGGTGCTCCTCGACGCCCTTCCGCTCATAGAGCCGCTCGCAGAACTCGCCCACGAACCGGCGCTGCTCGGTCTTGCTTAGGTGCCGCAGGGACAGAACGGCGGAAAGCTGGTGGTCGACCACCGCATCCGCGAGGACCCGTCCGGACGCGCCCTCGAGGGGCAGGTCGCCGTGTGCCCCGCCGAACACCACCACGGGGAAGCCTTCGCTCTTGCCGTCGGCCGAGCTCCGGAGGCCCGCCCACACGTCGAGCGGGTCCAGGACCACGGTGTGAATGCCAGCCGAGAGGAGTTCCTCGACGAACACCGATGCCGTGTGAGTCTTGCCGCTCCCGCGGCGGCCTAGGACGGCCAGGGTTTCTGTCGCTGCCTCGAGCGGCAGCTGTAGCTTGTCCGCCAGGCGGAGCTTCGTCGTCTTCGTCATACCTTCTCGACCACCTTCACTCGGCCGCCATGGGCAGCGTTCTCTCGCGCCTTCGCGACATCCTCTCGGACACGACCCGTTCGACCGTCTCGGGGTCCACCAGCCACGCCCAGGCGCCGCGGCGCGGCACTCCCGCTTCGCGCAGCCACCGGGACAGAGTTTGCTGCGGCACCCCGAGCCGCTTTGCCTCTGAGGTGACGTTGCGCAGGCGGCGCACCTCCGCGACGACAGCGTCGATCTCAGTGCTCGGGATCCGCTCACACGTGCGCCGGCTGCGGCTCTGCGGGATCTTCCCGGCTTCTCGGAGCCAGCTGCGCAGGGCTTCAGGTCGCACTCCGTGCCGCCGGGCGGCCTCGCCTGGGGTCTCCTCCGACAGCCACTTGGCCACCGCCTCGTCGACCGCAAAGGAGTCGACGCACAGGCCGCGCACGGCGGTCTTGCGGGGCCCTGGCGGAGACATCTTCTGCCGCAGCCGCACGCCAGCGCGGCGCAGCACGTGGCGGAGCCCGTCCGGGGAGAACCCCGTTCTCCGGCAGGCCTCGGCAAACGATTCGCTCCCCTGCGGCGTCCCGCACTTCAGCCCAATGCGGCGGGCGCGCAGATACACGGCGACAGGCGTTCGGCCCAGGTCCGCAGCGATGGCTTCGAGCCGGTCGGCGCCCCAGAGGTAGTGGAGGCGATCGTCGTCGGCAGGAGTCCAAGGGCGTCTCATGAGCGCGACGCCTCCACGACCTTCATCTCCCCCAGCCAGCACCAGGGGTTGTCTTCCCAGCAGCGCCAGGGGCGCCCGCCGTAGCGATCGTCCCAGAGCTTCCTGAGGCCCTCTCGGTACTCTCCGGTGTACGGGTGCGCCGGGAACCCAAGCTCTTCAGACGGGTCGTACAGAACGGGGCGTTCGGCGCCAGCGGCCTGGGCATCGTCCTCGGTCAGCGCGTGGAGCCGCGCCACCTTCGTCGAGACCACCTCGATCGTCAGGCGGGAAGCCCAGCTGGGCATGTGGGTCGATGGGAGCCAAACGGGATGCCCGTACTCGTCATGCGGGTGGGACTCGCCGTCGGCGCGATAGAAAACGCGAGAAACCCTCTCGGGTGTCGCCGGGCACCCCATCGTCCCGCGTGGCCCTCGAGGGCGGTCAGTTGGCATCTCGTCATCGAAGAACTGCTGCCACGCCTCGCGCACGGAGCGGCGCTCGCCCGCTACGCCCCACGGGCACCGCACAAACCCAAGCGGTCCACCCTTGGGGTGGGCCAGGCGTACACCAGGACCGCAGCGAGCGGGCCACTCGTCCCGGTACTCCGTGCTCGGAACCGAGCTCAGCAGTTCTGGTGTCAACCACTTGCGCTGCCGCTTCGACACTGGCTCGACCAGGCGCACCACCAGCACGCGCTTGTTGCGGAGCAGCGCGCGCACCTCGTGGTCCCGGAGGATGATGCCCCTCACAGCCCGAGCTCCTTGGAGTACCGTTGCACCACGGCAACCTCGTCGGCGGCCTTCTCGTGGAACCGGAGCTGCCACGCCCGGAGCTCTTCGTTGGGCGGCGGCGTCCACGGGGGCGGGCGGTGGAGCGCGGAGCTCACGACAGCGGCCACGATGAACAGGCCGACCACTCCGGCGGCACCGAGTGCGATGTAGCCCAGCGTCATGCGCCCCCCGGCATTTGTCGGACCCGGAGGTCCTCGGGCCACTCCGAGGGGTCACCATGACGAGGTGCGTCGTTGAAGCGCCCCAGCTCGTCCCTCGTTCCAGGGAGCGAAGTGTGCTCACGGGCATGCTCAGAACGAGTCGTCACTTCGAGGTTTTCTGGGCGGTTGTCGTCTCGCTGCCCATTCCGGTGATGAACAACCTCGTCGTCGAGAAGCGGTCGGCCGAGTATCTGCATTGCGACTACGATGTGCTCATATGCGTATCTGAAACCTTTCAGTCTTGGCGGACCCCAGGCATGAGGGTGGTTGAGCGGCACGCGCACGGCGATGTAACCGTGGCTGGTACGGAGCTTCTCTCCGGCCCAGTTGCCGCTCTGGGGACCTCGCGCGTGGTTGCCGTGACGGCCACGCATGTCCTTGCCTGCGGACTCGGCTCCGTACTTCGCAACCTTCTTGCGCTCGCGATACCTGCGCGATCGCTCGCGCGCCTTCTGAGCATCATGGGGCATTCGGCATCTCCCTTACGCGCAGGTCACGCGCTCCTCCGCTCTTCCTGCGCCCACGCCGCCGCCACGAGTTCCTCGACGGCCCTTGTCTCCCAGCCCTGGGCGCTCCGGAGTTGCACGTGGAGCCTCCCGTCACGCCCGCGCACCGGCTTCTTGTCCCGCGGGCGCTTCGCGCGGCGCATGCCGGGACCCGGCTGCAGCCAGGTTCTCACCTGCCCGTCACGTCGGACCTCGTAGCCCTCGAAGCCCGGAACCGGGCGCCACTCGTATGGTTTTCCAGCTGGCATCAGAGATGGTCCTCACTCACGAAGAACTCCGGAGGGCACTGCGGCGCGGCGCTCTCCTCGGCGCGCCCCTCGATGCAGAAGAACAGGGCGACCCGGAGCACGTCTGCGGCCACCTCCTGCTCGGAGCGATCCCCGTTGACGTGGACGATGCGGTCGCCGGGCGAGAGCAGTTCCGCCCGCGCGTAGAGCCTGGCGAGCCGCGCCTGGAGCTCGGTCTGCTCGAAGAGCTCCGCGGGTCCACCGCGAGCCGCGCGCCGCTCGGCGGCCACCTCCGGCGCAACGTCGACCACGATCGTCAGGTCGGGGCGCCTCGCCCGAGAGTTGATGGCCCGTAGCCACGGGACGATCGCCTCGCCATCGGGGTGCGTCGCCGCCTGGTACGTCAGCGTCGAGAGGTCGTAGCGGTCGCAGATGACCACCGCGCCACGGGCGAGCGCCGGCTCCACCTCACGGGCGAGGTGGTCGAGGCGGTCCGCGGCGAACAGGAGAGCCATTGCCTCGGCCCCGAAGGCCCGCATGCGCCGCCCCATCACGTCGCGGAGCAGGTTCCCGATGGGCCCAAACGTGGGCTCGCGCGTCACCTCTACGTCGAGCCCGCGGTAGCTGAGAGCGGTGTCGAGAAAACGTTGCTGGGTGGTGGTCCCTGCCCCGTCGATTCCCTCGAGGACGATGAGCTTGCCGGGCTTCATTCGACCTCCGAGACAGGGTCGACATCGTTCGGGACCTTGGCGCTGCACTCGACACGGACGGGCGGCGGGCCCTTGATCGTCCAGACGCGGTCGGCACTCAGGTCGGGGGAGAGCGCGCAGATGCCTCGACGCTCCCAGTAGTGGAGACATCCAGAGCACGCACTGTGAACGGTGAGGCAGTCGTGGCTTGCGCGACTTTCTCTCTTTCGCACCTCGACCAGTTCGCCGTCGCGGAACTCCGCGTACCACTCGAGCAGCCCAGTCCCGTGGATGTAGTCGTAGAAGTTGATGACGCCGGTGTGGTTCACCGAGTGGCTCTCACCCGACTCATACAGAGTCACCCACAGCTTCCCGTCGCGGACCTCGTAGACGTCCAAGTCGCAATCGAAGTCCTTCGTCTGCCACAGCCCATCGGCAGGGACGTGGCCGTCGGGAACTGCGATCCGCAGCATGTCGAACATGCCCATCAGCCACCGTCCTTTCCGCCGCGCGCCGGCCCGGGGATGGCGCCCATGCGGTGGATGAACTGCGGAGCGGACAGCGGCACCCGTGACTCCTTGCCCGCCCACCACTCGCTACCAGTCCAGTAGACGACTCGGCGATGCGCGGGGCTGCCTCGGCCTTTCGCGTAGGCAACCAAATACTCTCCCTCCTCCAACTCCGCGCACTCGGCGATGGGGAGCCAGGGGGAGGAGGTATCGCCGCTCGCCATGGCTTCAGCAACGACCGCTTCCACCTCCGCAACGGCGCTCATCCTCGGCGTGTTGCCGTAGATGTGCTTGTCGGGCTCTCCTCCGCAGCTCACGGTGTAGCGGTCGATTGCGGTCCAGAGTCGCACACCGTGGTCGATTGATAGACGCGCCAGTTTCAAGTCAGCCACCCTCGCCTCCCTCTGTCGATGGGGCGGGCAGTTCACCCGTCTCGGCGAAGTGCTGCAGCGCAGGCAGCAGTTCACGCACCATGTCCTGGGTCAGGTGCATGCGGCCGAACACGTCGAAGTTGAGCGCCTTGAGCCGTTCCGCTGAGACAGGGCGAGCGCGCGCTGGCCAGTCGGGGTGCCATCCGGTCTCGCTAACTTCCGGCTCAGTGACCCCGAACCAGATGGCATCCTCCGTGGCCAAGCTCGACTTCTGTAGCGAACACTCGGCGCCGTAGAGGTCGGTGAACTCGGCGATCGCGAAACCTCGTTCTGTCGTTCTGAACTTCACCCGTCCTCACTTCCTCCCGCTGAGGGCGGGATGGGGAGCCATTCGTCGTACTGTTCACCGAGCAGTGCGCCCCAGTCGCCCAGGTTGCGCACGCGCACGAGTTGCCGCCCACCGCCGAGCCACGCGACGCGACGCACGGCGTACTCACCCCCACACCACGCATGCTCCTCCTCCGTCGGGACCTGGGTGATGGAGCGCCAGGTGGAGCGGGATTCGATGGTGCGAATGGTCTCCAGAACGACCTGGTCGTCCGCCGGGACCGTGAACGGCTCAGGCGTAACTCCGTGCACTAGCTTCGTGCACCCCAGCGCCTCAGAGACCTTCAGGCGAAACGCGGAGAAAGCTTCTCGTAGCCTGGAATTGGCGGCCGCGTAGTCGCGCTCCAGGCGGTCAGTGCGCTCCTGCAAGCCCTGCTTGACCTCGCGCAAGTCGCGCGCACAGTCGCGCCAGGCGTGGGGTGTGTCCGCGTCCGCGTAGCAATTGCAGAACGGGCACACGCCATCGTCTGAGAGTGGGCCTGGCCCATCCACCTTCCGGCCGTCGGGAGAATGGGGCGACGGCAACCCAACTTGCTTGCGCACCTGGCCCAGTGCCTCGGCATCGGTGCGCCCCTCGCCCTTCACGGCCCGTCCATCGCGCGTCATCAACCAAAACGTGTGCGGCTCACCGTTCAGCCGATAGTCGTTGTGTACGGCGACGGCCCAGCCGAGAGCGCGAAGGTCATCCGGGTCGGCGGCGCGGCTGGCGGTGAGTTCGAGGGACAACAGCTCGGCTCGCTCCACCGCGCGCGAAGAGGCGCTGTTCTCTACGAGGTTTTTCAGCTGCGCCCGCGCCTCATCCCTCTCCCCCTCCACGCGCTGGAGCTGGTCGCGGAGCTCTGCCGCCTCGGCCTTTGCCCCGTCTCGTTCGCGCTTCACATCGTGAAAAGCGCTCTCCCAGCGAACGCTGGTAGCCTGGGCCGAGTTGCGAGCAAGCTCCATCCTGGACTCCGTGCGTAGCGTGCGGTCGCGTTCCTCCGTCATGTGCCGTAGCTGCTCGCGGAGCGTCTGGAGGTCTCGCTCGGAACGTCGCGCGAAATCGGAGAGACCTGCCTCCCACTTTGCGCGCTCCTCCGCGTGGCGCTGGCGTTCGGCGAGGAGAGTGGCCTCGAGCGCGTCCAGTTCCGCGATTGGCAACCGGTCGAGGTACACCACGTGCCCGCCTTGTCCGTCCAGCTCGCTAGCGGTCCACAGGCGCAGTTTGGCGATGTGCTCCAACGCGTCGGGCGCGGGGGCTCCGTCGGGACAGGTGCACTCCGGCTGATGGCAGCGGCCGCAGCTTTCGGAATGGTTGGCGACGGTCATGCGCTCAGCCTCTCGCGTGCGGCTTTCGTCAGCGGGTGTATGACGTCCTGTTTGCAGGCCAGGAACCCAGTGGTCGGGATCTCCGGCTCCGGCTTGCCAGCGAGCGCAAACAGCCTCCGGATGTGGTCGACCGAAAACAGAGCCCGTTCGGTTTCGCAGTGGATGTCCGCGTAGGCCAAAAGCTCTTCGTCGGTCATGGGCGTGGGGCCAGGCTCCGGCTTCTCCGTCAGCATCCGGATCACCTCATCGAGCGCATCCGTCCGTCCGCGCAGGTACTCCCGGTTGAGGGCTGCCTTCATCGCGGAATCGATCTGTCCAGTGAGCACCTGCTTGCCGATGGTGTCGGGCCCAGGTGAGGTTCTCGCCGCCCGTTTGCGCCTATCGCGAAGGCGGGCGACCAGCTCGTCAGTCGGTAGTGTCTTCATCGAGCGTCACCTCAGAACGGGATGTCGTCGTCATCTCCGCCGGCGCCGTAGTCGGCGTCGTCGTACCCGCCCCCGCTCGTGCGGGAGCCGCCGTCGTCGTCGCCACGACCGCCTCCGCCGCTTCCGCCGCGCCCGCCACCCGACAGGACGACGTTGTTCGCGATGATCTCCGTCCGGTACCTCTTCACCCCCTCGCGGTCCTCGTAGCTCGTCGTGCGGAGGCTCCCCTCGATGAGGATGCGGTCGCCCTTGCCGAGGAACTTCCCCAGAGCTTCAGCGCGGCGGCCGAAAATGACGACGTTGTGCCACTCGGTTCTCTCCTGCTTCTGCCGGTTGCGGTCGAGGAACGTCTCACTTGTTGCTAGGCGGAGCTTCAACACCGTGGTCCCGCCAGCTGTAACTCGCGAATCCGGATCGGATCCTAGGTTCCCGAGCAGGGTTACTCTGTTCAAACCTTGGCTCATGATGCTTCCTGTAGATGTCGCCAGGTCTTTCCCTGGACGACGCACTTGACGGCGCCGCGAGGCACCGCGAGGGACCTGGAAATGTGGGAGATCGTGAACCCGAGATCGACCATCGCGCGGATCGCGACGACATGCGTGTTGGTGATTTTCGCACTGCCACTGCGTTCCCCACGCGGGACACGTTCCGGCTTCGTACGTGACCCGTGACGCTCCCCTCGGGCCATCTTCCACGGCTGCAGAGCGACGTGGGTTCCGTGCTTGATGGCGTCTTGGGCGTTCTCGCTACGGGTCCCCCAGGCGAGGTTGCCGGGCACGTTGTTCAGATGGTTGCCGTCGATGTGGCGAATCACGAGATCGCCTGTGGGCTGCCCGTGAAACGCAAGTGCAACCGCCTTATGCACGAGCAGGCGTCGCCGCTCCCCGCCGCGCACCGCTACCACGCGGTACCCATGGCTGTTCAGCCAACCAAGGAGTCTCCTGCGGCGACCGTACTTCAGGGAGTAGACTTCCCCGTCTGACCCGGCGACGTAGTCCGGGTACCCCGGGATCTGCATGAAGGTGACGTCGGGACTCATCCTTCTCACCAACAACGATCACACGTGCAGTACGCACGCTCCCCGCCGCTCGCGATCGAACCCGACTCGCAAGACGACGAACCTTCACGCCGCGGACCGAACGGCCTCGGCCACTCCGGGCGACGTCCTGCGTCGTTGAACTTGTCCCAAGCCACACAATCGAACCGCGAGGTCAGGAACTGCTCGTCCTCGGAGAGCACAACGCCGCGCAGCTCCACGTGGCTCCCCGTCGTGAGGTACCGGTAGGCCTGCTCCTCGTGCATGACCGCGGTGTCGAAGCACCCTTGTGCGCGCCGGATCTTCGCGTCGCGCGAGTGCGCCGTGGCCATCTTGGCGCCAAACGACATCACTGGTGACCTCCCCGAAGACGAACGGGGGCGCGGTTGCCGGAGGCTGGAGCTCGGTTCTCACTGGAGACGTCGAGCCCGCGGGTATCGTCGATGTCCCCGTCCTCGAGCCCCAGCTTCGCCCCGATCAGCTCGCGGTAGATCTTCGCGAGCATCTTGCGCGTGGCCTTCCCGACCACAGCGTCGACGCCGAGCCCCTTCTGCGCTGGGACTTGGAGGCGCTTGTCCTCGACCAGGCGGCTCCCGTCCGGGGAAAAGACTTGGTCGCAGACGATGCTCATCGGCGAGCCGTTGAGTAGCCAGTCGGCCCGGTACGGGACGTGCGCGATGTTTCCGTCCACCTGCGGCGTCCCCGGCTTGAGCTCCAAGGAGCTGAGACCTGGGAACTCGGCTACCTTCCGCTCGAGTCCGCTCTTCGTCGCGTAGAAGCGCCGGTCGATGATGTTGAACTCGTTCCCGGCGATGCGGAACCCACGGATGAGCGCCTCGATGGCGCACTCTCGGACGATCTCCAGCGGGTAGCCGCCTTGCCGGTCCTTGTCGGTCCGGAACCCCAGAGCGGAGCCCTGGAGCGGCATCAACACCGCTTGAACGACGTCGTCGGAGAGCACCCGGGCGAGCCGATCCACCCAGCGACCGATCCTGAAGGCCTGCTGCACCTCGCTCAGCTGAGCGACGTCCTCCAATCGGCAGGAGGCGAGTACCTTCTCGAGTTCGAGCATCTTCTGCTCGATTGCGAGTTCATGCTGCTGTTCGTCGAACATGCTTCCCTTTCGAGGCTCAGGCGCGCCGCACCACGAGCCGGTCGTCGGTCTTCTTCTGGATGGCTCCGGCCTCTTGGAGCTCCGCCTGCAGCATTCGGATCGCCGAGGCGCCGTTGCCTCGCCCTGCCTTCTTCTTGACGATCTCCTCCGCCCTGGAGATGCGAACCTCGACGACGCTCGCCAGTTCCTCCGGCTCGAGCGACCTCTCGAGCACGGGCCAGGCCGCCTCCGTATCGATCACCCGACGCTCGGACTGCTGCAGGGTCAGCCGGTAGCCACCGCCAACAACGTCCCCACGGGTCATCACGTGGAGCTTCACCGCCTCACGGATCCTCTGGGCAAAGGCCACGACGGTGTCGGCCTTCTCCAGGAGGCTGACGATCTCCTCCGGAGGCATGTGCTCGAGCTCGGACTCGGCGCGGGCGACCATGCTGCGGTCGGCGATGATCGCCGCGTCGCGCCTCAGACGGGCGATCCCCGCTTCGCACTCGTGGTTGCGCGGGCAGTGCTTGCAGTGCTTCCCAGCCTGGTAGGCGCCGTCCCACTCGAAGATCGGCTGGACCGTCCTTCGGAGCCAGTCGGCGAGCTCCATCCGCGTCATCGAGACGTGCTCCGCCTCGCAGTCACGCACCCACAAGATCGTGAGCGTGCACTCGGTTAGGTGCGGGTACTTGAGCAGGGTCAGGGCGCAGTAGCCGAGCGCCTGCTCGCGGTAGTCCCCGTCGAGGAATCCCGTTTTCCAGTCGTAGCCGCGCGCCGTGGTCCCCTGATCGATCGGGACGTCCAGCCCATCGGCGTGACCGGTTAGGAAGAGCCCCGGTGCGACCTCGCTCTGCAGAGCCACCTCGGCCCTGGCGTTCTGGAACATCCACGACACCTGCCGCCATAGCCGCGTCCCCAGCGCGCAGAGCACTCGGATGTCGTTCTCGTCGACGCCGTGCTTCTTCGCGACCAGGCCGACCTTGTCCCAGTTCACCACGCCGATGCGCGGCAGGTCCTCGAGGCACTCGTGGGCCGCGGTTCCGGCATCGGCGCCCTCGTGGCGCTCGCGGATCCTGAGCTTCACGGGCTGCTGAGACGCGGCGCAGAGCTTCGCCAGGGGCAGCGAACTGCACCGGATACTCCGAAGGGGGACGACGGGGGCGTTCACGACCCGAAGCCCTCCAGGTTCGTGGCTTCGCGACGCAGGGCTTCCACGGCACGCGAGACAGCCTCTTGCGCCTCGGTCGAGGTGACCTGCGGCGCGTCTTCGGCGAGCGCCCAGATGCTCCGCCGGTACTGCTCGATCTTCTCGATGTCCGGTCGCATCTCCTCGCGTCGGCGAGCTCGCTCCTCAGCCTCGACCCGTTCGCGCTCCGCCTGCGCCTTGGCCTCTTCCTCGGCACGGATCTTGGCCTGGCGCTCTGCCTCTTCCTTGGCGGCCTTCTGGCGCTCCGCCTCGAACTCTTGGCGCTCGCGCTCGAGCCGCGCACGGTCCTCGGCGAACTGAGCTTTGAGGCGCTCGCGCTCCTCGGCGAGCTTTGCCTCTGCGGCCTGGCGCTCGGCTTCGGCGCGCTCCTGCTCGACCCGGCGAGCTTCCGCCTCGCGCGCGCGCTCCTCGTCGAGTCGCTTCCGCTCCGCCTCCAGGGCGGCGCGTTCTTCTGCAATGCGCTGAGCTTCCGCCTCGCGCTCGGCGCGGAGTCTCGCCTCTTCAGCTTCACGCTGCTGGCGGACCTGTTCTTCGAGTCGCTTGCGCTCAGCCTCTTCCTTCTCCCGCTTCAGACGAGCCTTCTCCTCGTCCACCGCGGACTTCTTCGCCTTGAGCGGCGCTTCGAAACTCTCGATGAGCTCCGTCAGCTTCTTCGCCGTGTCGTTGAGCTGTCGCAGGTAGGCGAGCGGGGAAGCGGACAGGTCCTTTCTGCGCTTCTCAATCCCGGTGCGCATGCCCCGACAGTCCGCGAGGGCACGGCGGACCAGTTCGTAGCCGGTCGGAGTTTCTGCGCTCAGGGCAGCGTACTCGGCGCGCTTCGCCTCGATCTGGTCGACCGTGATCTCGAAGCGCACGGGGTCGAACAGTTCGATGCTCTGCCCGTCAGGGATGGCCTCGTGAACCTCGACCTCTACCAATTCCTGCTCCATGACACTCCTCAAGCGACGCCTTCCGGCTCCAGTTCGAACATGTCCGCCCAGGTCTCGGTGAGCTCCCCCACGGTCGCCCCACCCCTGAGCTGGTGGGCCACGTTGAGACCGAACCAGCGCGTGTAGGCGCGCCGCGGCTCCTCAGAATCGACGAACAGCACCTCAGCCAGCCCTGCGCAGCGGGATCACGTTGCTCGGGCGCGAGGCGGGCTCCGGGAGCTCCACGCCTTCCGTGTCCAGAACCCGCTCGGGCGGGTAGCTACTCGGTTCGCACTTGCGCACGACCATCCGGAACTCTTCGGTCACCGTCCGGGTGATGACGATCTCCTCTTTCATGACGTTTCCTTTCTGATGAGTGGTTGAGAGGCCTCGATGAGGGCCTCGGTAAGCTCAATGGCGAGACGCCCGTTCCCCGTGACCGAGCGAGACAGCACCGTCAGCTCTGCGAGATGCCAGCGACACAGCGCGACTTCCCCCGCCCTGTGTGCCGCTACAGCGGCCTCGCCGGCGGCGAGCACCTTCTTCAGCTTCCCCTCGAGTTCACACACCTGGTCCCGCGTGCGCGCCAATGCGGAGTCGACCGCGTCGACCGGCGAGTTCCCTTGCCCAACCATCTGCACCCCCTGCCCGCTCAGCATGGCCACGCCTCCAGACGCGCTTCGGCGCGCTCCTCCAGCCGGATGGTCCGAGCGTCCTCGAGTTGGCGGACCATCTCGTCCCTGAACCCCAGAGCTCCGTCTCCCTCGCGCTCGTGGTAGGCGTCGAGGAGAGCCCCGAGGCCCGTACCGGACAGCTCCACCTGCTCGCCGCAGACGTACGCCCGGATCTCGCCCCACACCCAGTCCAGTGGGTCGCGGCTGTCGCACGGGTTCTCCCAGTCGATCTCCACGACGACCTCGGAGAGGAGTTCGTGTCGGCTCGTGAAGACGTGCGTCACGTTCCGCCTCCGAGGATCCGCCTGGCGGCATGTCGGGCCTGCTCACTCGCGTGGCGCTGCCAGACACCCAAGCTTGGAGCCCACCGGAACCCGGAGGACTTCAGTGCCTGCCGCATGGCGGCGTCCGGCTTCCCGTCGAAGCGGATGCGAGTTCGGTTGTCCTCTTCCTCGAGGACGGCGTTACCGATTCGCTCCGCAGGCGCAGGCTCCGCCGCGCGCGCCTTCTCGAACTGCTCGATGCGCTCCTTCAGGCGTCGGATGGTCGCCCCGGCATTCGTGAGCGCGAAGGGCGGGAACGGCTTGTCGTCGGCCGTGTAGCGAGCCGTGCGGCGCAGATCCGCGGCCTTCTCCACACCCACCTCCGTCGCGACGGCTTCCCAGCCGCCCTTCCGGTGGATCGCGTTGAGGCGCTTCATCTCGTCGCGAGAGGCTTCCTCCTGGGCGAGCTTCGCCCGGAGCTTCTCGATTGCCTCCGGGTCGTCACTGCTGATCGCCGTGTTGCGCTCCGCCGCACGGGCGCGTCGCTCGAGTTCCTCAGCCTCCTTCAGCGCTTCGTAGCCTCCTTCGAAGCCACTTCGGATCTTGGCGATGTCCCCACGATGACGACGCTCGGACGAGTGTCCCGTCAGGATGGGCTGCCCGAGGGGGATGTGCTCCGCAATGGACCGCGCCCTGGAGATCTTCCCCTGCGCCTCAGCACGTTTCTTGGAGGCTCTCTGCCGGAGAGCTTCAACCCGCGCCTCGCGGCGCTCCTCGTAGGGCCTCACGACTCCTCCTTGGAGTGGAGCGGGCGTGGACCCTGCCCCACGGCGGCACGGGACGGCCTTGGGAGATGAGCCCAGCTTCGGCCCGCCACGATGGACTTGATGGTCTTTTGGGAGACGCCGTAGCAGCGCGCCAGTTCGACCGACCTATCCCCATCGGCGCGACGTCGGATGATCTCTAGGGCCTGCTCCTCCGAGAGCGTCGCGCTACCGTTGCGTTCACCGCGCGCGGCAAGCTCTGGGTTTCGACGCAGGGGGTGCTGGTCCCCACGAGGCATGTAGCCCGTGCCGTGGACGCGCGATGGGTGCCGCTCACCGGAAGGCACGCGTCCCTTGGATTTGGCATCAGCGCAGTTGTCGGCGCTGGTTCCCAAGAACAGGTGCTTCGGGTTGCAACAAGGGGGGTTGTCGCAGTGGTGGCAAACGAACAGCCCGCTCGGGATTTCGCCGTTCTTCAAGGTCCAGGCCAGCCGATGGGCTCTCCAAGACTTCTTGTGGAAGGTGATTGCTCCGTATCCGCGCGACGTCCGGGGCCCCTTCCATTCCCAGCACTGGTCGTCGGACCCAACGTCCACCTTGGACCAGAAGCTCTCCGCCGTGTGGCGATGAGGACGAGACCGGCGCGGGTTCGGCTGCCAGGTCACGCGGCACCCCCAAGCTCACGAGCGAGGATCTGCTCAGCGTGGTCGAACGATGCCCGACGAGGGAGAGGGAATTGCCGCCCGTCGCGAAGCGACAGCACCCACTTCTTCGTCCCGGCAACCTTGGCGAGACTCGCCCGCCCGTCCGTCGCTCGGTACCCACCCTCGACCGGGGTCCAGCTCCAGGAGCTCACGGGAGTGCCTCCTCGCCAGCGCGCTCGCGAAGTAGAGCCTTCCCCAGTTCCCGCACGTCCGAGTTGGTCACCAGCTGAGCCAGGCGGGACCGGAACATCACCAACGCGCGCGGGTCGTTCGCGTGCCAGGCGTCGGAGTACGCCTCAAGCGGGCAAGCTGCGGCGGGGACCGTGGGCACCAGGGAGCCGTTCATCTTGAGGTCATAATTATGCTTATGCTCCGACCTCGTCAAGAGGGTCATAACCAAACTTTGGTAGCGTCCGCAGATTGCTCGCACCCTTGCCTACATCCGTTCTGCGCCCGGACGTTTCTTGTCCCACCTTAACGGACGTCACTTCCGGACGGCCTGCCCATGGAGGTTCCATGGCCGCATGGAGCTTGGAGACCTGGAAGGGCTCGCGGACTGGGCGTATAGGGCGGCGGGGCTCGACCCGGATACGCCCGTGGCGCCCATCGAACTGGCGCGCCTACTACTCGGCACGGGGCAGGCAGTGCCGGTCGATGTCTGCCCTGGGCTGAGGACGCCGGCGGCGCTCGCGCGTGTCGGGGCGTCTTGGCGGCTCTACGTCCGCTCGCGCGCTCGGGGCACCGACCTGCGCTGGCTGACCGCCCACGAACTCGCCGAGTGGATCCTCCGGCGGGACGGGTGCCGCTCCGAACGGGTCGAGTTGCTATCCGACGCGCTGGCCGCGCGGCTCATCGCGCCCCGCCGGGCGGCAGCTCGAGCGCTCCGGGCGGGCCTCGACTTCCCAGGCCTGGCCCTGGCCTTTGACGTGACCCAGAGCTGCGCCGTGCTCCGCCAGGGTGAGGTCAGCGGGACTCCGACGGCGCTCGTGACCCCGCAGCTCGTCTACCTGCGAGGCGACGACTACGGATGGCCCGGAGAGCCCGGGCTGCGGGAGCTGGCGGCGCGGCGCGGGTCAGTGCCCGGCCTGCGGAAGGCGCGGCTCAGGGACGACCGGCGGCGCGTGGCGATGCGGGCTCAGGCCGTGTGCCCGCTTTAGGATGCACCCTTAGCCGCCTTACCGACGGCCTCAGCTACGTTCCCCACGAGATCAACCGCTGTCTTCAGCGACTCGCGGGGGACGGCTTCCTTGTCGGTTCCGCGCCGCACCGACTCAAGGAGAAGGTACTCGTAGATGGGCAAGGTCAGCTTCTGGGCCGCCGTGTACACGCCAACGCTGTAGGCGACGCTGCCCAACCAGAGGATGATCCGCTGCCAGCCATCGAGCTTGTCGAATACGACCTCGGCCACGATAGCCACAAGAGGGACAACGGCAGCGAGCACGAAGCCCAGGATTGCCCCGATCGATCTCAGCTCCTCGGCGTGGCTTGTTTTTCCCTCCGCAGAGCGCACCGCCGCGAGCCCAAGGGCGCGGGTCCCGCTCTCGACACCTAGATCGAGTCCGTCCGGGTCAGAATGCGGCAAGCGCCTCCAGCCGGGCCATCAGTGCCGAGCGTGAGACACCGAACGTTGCCATCAGGTCGTCGAATTTCTCGCCGCGCCACAGGCGTTCGCGGACCCACAGCGCCGGCATCAGCAGCTCTGCGGCGTACCGGTTCGCTTGCACCTCGCGGAGACCTCGACGCCCACCCAACTTCTCGTCTCGGAAGAACTCGCCCAACGGGTGGAGGATGAGGTGCCCGAGCTCGTGGGCCGCCGTGAACCGCTGCCGTGGCGTGATGTCCGATGCCCGAACGTGGATCACCGGGCTCGCGCCGGTCGAGTCGAGGGCCCCCTCGTAAGGGAAATCGTCGCATTCGACCGTCACGCCCAGGGCGCGCGCGATGAAGAACGGGTCCACCGGCGGCTCCGAAAGCCCGAGCTCCGTGAGAAGCTCCAGGGGCTTCACACGCCGTTCCCGCATGTCTTTCCAGAGTGGCTTGACCAGTGCGTTCATCGGACAAAGCTCCGCCGTAGAGGTGGAACCGAGGCCCTCCAGCGGACCCCGTGACTACAAGCGTAGCCATTCGCCGCGGCGAAGGCACCACAATTCAGGTGACATTTGGGACCTGACCCACCTTCCGGAGCGCCGAAAGGTGGGTTTCGTCCTGGTCACCTGGCCGGGTTAGCCCTTCCGCCCCCGCCCCTTCGGCTTCAGCGCCGCCTCGAACCGCCGCGCCGTCTCATCCTGGGCCGCCCGGGCCTCATCCGGCGTGACCTGCCGCGCCCCCACCCTGCCCCCGCCGCGACGTAGCCGGCGGAGCTCGGCACGGATGTCGTCGAGCCAGTCGAGCGTGCTGAGGTCCTCGGCGCTGGACAGGGCCACGGCTACGGCGTCGGCCGCCTGTTCGACCTCCTCGCGGTCCTCGCCGGCTCGGATGAGGACGTCGATAGCCTCTGACCGGTTGGGGTAGCGCGGGTCGTACTCGACGGTGCGGGAGTCGGAGACGCGGAGGAGGTCGGGAGGAGAACCGCCGTCAAGGAGACTTGCGTACGGGACCCTCGCTACGCCGGCAACGCGCTTGAGCGTTTCGAAGCTCGCCTTGTTGGTTCCGGCCAACAGCTGAGTCACCGCGGGCTGAGTCCGTTCCAGCGCCCTCGCGAGCTGCGTCAGATTCTCAAACTCCCCCTCGTCTAGGAGCCTCTGGAGGAGGTCCCGAACCCGCTTCGCCTCGGAGTCGCTCAGCCCGGGCCGACCGGTCTGCTTGCCCTTGGTCACGGGGGGAACATAGCGGGCTGACCCATAACTATGATTGGGAAGCGCAATCCCGTTGACGCCTGGCTTTGTCATAATTATGCTTTGGTTCGTGGCTGAACGTACCGAAGGGAGAGCTCTCCTCCGAAAGTGGATGCGGGCCGAGAAAACACGGTCTCAGGGCTTCCTGGCGAAGGTTCTCGATGTGACGCAGCCCGCGGTCGCCGCTTGGGTCCGGGGCGAGAGTCGCCCCGCTCCCCAGTACCGAGATGCCATCTTCGAGCTCACCGGAATCTCGCCGGAAGCGTGGGAAACCAAAACCGAACGGGAGAAGAGGGACCGGGCGCTAGCCGGTGTCCGTGGTGTGCTCGCGGCCCCAACGGACTCCGAGCGGGCTCCAGACAGTCCTCCTGGAGGGCCAGTCACATGACGCGGAGTCATGGCCCTACCCTACGTCTGCTGCGGGGTCTGGGACGGGCATCAACGTCCGGTCTACGCCTCGTCCCTCAAACGCCGCACCAGGTGGCCGCGATCGTCCTCCGTCGATCGCGTGCTGCCGTCGGCCTCGGTCAGATCGAACTTGCCGAGTCCATCGGTTCCCACGAGCGCACCGTTCGACGTCGCGAGAAGGGCCAGGTGGACCTCGGGATCCTCGAAGAGGCTCTCCGGTGCCCTCGCTTCGCTGCGGCCCTCGGCCGCGAACTCGTTGCCGCGGCAGAGCGCATGGTCGCGGCGCCTCGCGTGGAAGAGGGCGAGTTGAAGGAGGCCGCTTGAGCCGGTCGGATACTGCGGTCCTGGTCATCGCCGTCAGCATGGCGTTCTCCACGGTCGCGGTGAGCGTCGCCCACGTTCTGAGGGCGACCGACTGGGAGGCGTATCGACAGACGAACCGCTGCCGGGAAACCGGCGTCGTCAGGTCGGATGCAACGCGGCTCCGGCACGAGTGGGAGTGTGACGGGGGAGAAAGGATCTGGAGGTGAGGCAGGCATTTCTCGAAGACACGCGGGTCGTTCACGACGTGAGCTGGAAGCTCTATCGGCTGAGCAATCCGATCATGGGCTTCCGCTTCGACCGTCGCGGGCAGGTGGAGCAGCACCCCATCTACTTCGTGCTCGCCGTGCCGAACGGGGCTGGCGCCAGCTTGCTGGAGTCGAACGACCGCGGCGACGTCGTGGCTTTCGGGCGGCTCCCCGGGTCGACCGTGCATAACGGTGGGGCGCGGGCCTCGCTCGCTGGACTCGGCTACACCCTCGCAACTGAGGAGCTTGCCGCGTCGTGACCCAATCGCGCGCGTCTAGTCCGACCTGGATAGTCGAGGGTCCCTGGCACGACGTGCCTGGTACGGACGAGCGCGAGTGCGACCGCGTCGAGCTCACCGGTTACCCGATCACGACTGCGTTCGAGGCGTGGCGGGCTGCGTGCTTGCCGGGCAATCCACCGTTCGGCGCGTGCAGGATCACTCGGGAGGACGCATGAAGACGCTCTTCGCGGCGGTGATCGCGCTGTTCTTGTCCCTGCTCGGTGCGCTCCTGTGGGCTCCTGAAGCCGACGAGTGCCCCTGCAAGGAGACGCAGACGAAGGAGGTGCATCATGCGTCCTTGCTACTGAAGAATTCCGAAAGCCGAGGGGCGAGGGCCCCGGCCGTGAAGCGGGGCAAACCCGTGGCAGGCCGGTACCCGCTGAACCCCGTAAGGGAACGTGCCGCCGCGTGCACTTGCTCCAGGGGATTCTCGGCCTCCTTGGGGAACGCGGCATCGATCCACGGTAGCTCAGTGGTAGAGCGGTCGGCTGTTAACCGACTGGTCGCTGGTTCGACCCCAGCCTGTGGAGCGCTCGAATGTTCGAACGTCGGAGACGAGAGGCCGCGTCCTAGGCCAGCGGTGAGAGTAGCGCGAGACGTGACAGCCGGAGAGACGGCATCCTCTTCGTGTCAGCGGCCTGTTGCTCGCGAGAGCATCGACGATGCTTCAACCGGGAGAGCGGGCCTGCAACCCCGGAAGACGCAACGAGTCTGCGTAGGCGACCCAACGGCAGGGGACTGTGACTCGCGCCGTGACAGCCGGAGAGACAGCAACCAGGGTCCGACAGGCTTCGACGTGGAGCGACGGGCTCACCTGACCGCGCCGGCGGGCGCCCATACCGCCGTGATCACTTTGGGCACGACACAGTCGCAAACGACAACGTCACTCCTCTCGAGGCTGCGGCCTGAGAGCGTTGGAGCGCCAGGAGCTCGAGTAGCTCTCCAGCGTCATCACACGAGCGGGGCCCCGGAAGTCCGTCGATCCGTGGCCGAGAACCTGACGGTGGTGGAGGCGCCGACCCCCAGGCGTCTAGGGCCGCTGCTTGCCTTGAATGCAGCTACGCGCGTGAGCGAGGGTGAGATTCGAGACTTCGCGGACCGGGGTTCGATTCCCCGCGGGTCCACCGCGCCGAACAGCGCTTGGGTGAGCGCTAGGAGCAACCGTGTGGTCCCGAGCGGCGGCGCTTTCGGGGCAATCTTCTCCGCGCCAGGTGGGCCCACGACTTTGCGGACGCGCTTAGTTGTGCACGAGGGTTCAAGCCCCTCGGCGGAGGCCCGCGAGTTGACCTATCCAGTATCCAAACGCGGCGACAACAGCGTTAAGGAATCTGGGCGCGCTAGTCCCGTGCGTTATCGGGTAGTCCTGGCAGGTGCGGCCCCCGGGGGTCCCGTGTTCGACACGCGGCAGGGCGCTACCCAAAAACGGGAGAAGGGCCGCGTCACGCCGGCCCGTCGCGAGCTGATCACTCGCGGGAAGCTCGGGGCATACGTGGGCCCATCCCGAGCAGCATGTCCACGCGGCGGAAGGACGCCGGCTATGGCACGAAGTGGATCGAGTGCTCCCCGAACGTCGGGGGTGATGCGAGCGGTGAAACCGAGTGACTTTCTCGTGAGTAGCCGCCGAGACGTGACTGCCGTGAGAGCGCGGCGCCCTTTTGCCTGGAGGGTCGCGTGATGGGCGCTCTGCAGTTGGCGCTGCTACCAGCGGACGACTCACCGTGGCGACAGGTGCGACGCTGCCATCCCGCGGCCCGCGCGCTCGCGGATCGTCACTACTCGCGGCAGACGCCTGGCGCCGTGGAGTTCATGGCGAGCGGGCGCACCTTCGTGCTGCTAACGCATGACAACTCGGCTGTTTGGGGCGCGATCGAGAACCTGGACCCAGCGGGGAATCTGCGGTGGCGCTGCTCGCTCTTCCGCAACGAGGGGCCGGCTCGCTCCTCCGAACTCGTTCGGTCAGCAACGTCACTTACGCTGGGCTACTGGGAACGCAAGTGGGGGCTCCCTCCAGCGCCGCTCACGACGGAGGTCGATCCTCGCAAGGTACGACACAAGCGCGACCCAGGCCGCTGCTTCCTGCGCGCAGGTTGGAGACGCATCGGCACGTCGCGCGGACTGGTCGTCCTACAGGCTGGAGACTTCGCCCAATGACCGCACACCCTGTGACTTGCATCGTGGATTACGAGGATGGCGTCCGCACCGTGATCACGTTGGAGGAACCCAGCGACGTCGACGCTGAACAGGGCGCGATTGCCCGTCTGCGTGTGACGACCGACGACTACAAGATGATCACCGTGGGACTCTCGCCGGAGGCCGTGGAGGTCTTGGAGCGGCGGCTGCTGGAGTTGCGGCTCGGGGCACAGCGCGAACCCGACGAAACGCCCGGTGTGGCCGGCAACCGCTGCACGTCAGGCAACGAATGCGGCCGACTGGGCTGCCCGGAGTGCCAGGACTGATGGCCCGCGTTGCCTCCTACCACCCAATGGTCCAGCTCGGCCGCGTCCTCCACGCGAAGCGCATCCGCTTCACTCACCTCGAGGCCGTGCGCCGTCGACTGGGTGAGCTCGACGCGGAGGCGGAACGCGAGCGCCGCGAGCTCCAGCGCTACGTCGCCTGGGCCGACACCCGCGGGCGTGAGCTCGAGCGGCAGCGACGGAGAAGAGCAACCCAGCTCCCGTAGCTCACACTCCACCAAAGTCCCCACCCCCCATGCACACCCCTCCATTCCCCGCAACTGCACTGCTCGAACGCATCGCCGCCGACGAGCACAAGGCCCTAGTCGAGGCCGACGCCGCCATCGGCAGGGCCCCGAAAATCCACCTGAACTCCGAACTCGACGACCTCGAGCGCGACGCATGCGACATGCGTGCTTCCGCGGCCGACCTCATCCAGAGCGGCATGAAGCTCTTGGTCGCTGCCGGTCAGCTGGAGTCTTTCCTCACCGTGCTTCGTGATGGGGGGAAACTGCGGTGA